TTTATTATACGGTTTATTATACGGTTTATTATACGGTTTATTATACGGTTTATTATACGGTTTATTATACGGTTTATTATACGGTTTATTATACGGTTTATTATACGGTTTATTATACGGTTTATTATACGGTTTATTAGCAAGTAATGTACTGGCGAAGCAAACCCTAAACCCTAAACCCTAAACCCTAAACCCTAAACCCTAAACCCTAAACCCTAAACCCTAAACCCTAAACCCTGATTTTTATACCGCTTCTCCGAAAACCCTATTATTCAAAAGTTCAGAAATGAGTGCTATAGTGAGAATTGAGTGATAAAGCGCGGAATGGGTACAATTTCCCATTGATTTTCGTTGATATTCAAAAGTTCAGAAATGAGTGCTATAGTGAGAAACGAGTGCTATACAGGGGACATGCTGTCCCCTCTGACCCCTTGCCTGTAGCATGAATAAGTTTCCGAATAATTCTGGTGTGAATTTGCGGATAAATCTTGTGTGAATTTGCGGGTGAATTTGCGGGTGAATTCGGGTGTGAATTCGGGTGTGAATTTGCGGATAAGTTTTTGAATAAATCTGGTGTTAATTCGGGTGTGAATTCGGGTGTGAATTTGCGGATAAGTTTTTGAATAAATCTTGTGTTAATTCGGGTGTGAAATCTGGTGTTAATTCGGGTGTGAAATCTTGTGTGAATTCGGGTGTGAATTCGGGTGTGAATTCGGGTGTGAATTTGCGGATATTCATAATTAATTAATTAATTCATTATGAATTATCTCTCTTCTCTCTAGTCGACTCTTTTAATTATAAAATTATTGGTTAATCTTGCTGTTATTAATTTGATTTTCGAGACTATTTTGCCGTGTTTATTTAATTCCAAATCTATTTTTTTCAATTCTCCTGTTGTTTGATATGCTGTTCCTGACCATACTTCCTCTCTTGTCCCTCTTATTTTTTCGAATTTATTCCCTTCTACATGATATTTTCCGTCTATATTATCTCTTGTTATGTTTTTATTCAGGGGACATGCTGTCCCCTCCGACCCCTTGCCCTGAATGGAATTTGAGGGGGTTAAAGGGGGGTCGGACACCCTTGTATGATATTTTTTTATTATTTTTATATTCTCTTCTTTTAATTCTTTTATTTCTTTATTTAATGATGATATGTAATCTGGAGTGGGACCAAGACCAAGAGTTGAAGCATAACACAACTGTTTCTTTAATTCTCTATTCTCTTCCAATAATTTTAAATACTTTTCTGGACTATATTCTACTGTTCTTATAATTTCTCTTATTGATTCATCTACTACAGATTCAGATGTCCCTTCCATATTTATTAATTCCGTGAAATTATGTTTTTTTATCATTATTGTTCTCTGTCTCTCTATAAACAGCGGATGTTCTTTTATTGCATTCTCTATCTGCAATTTATTTTCCACCTTGAATGCATTTATTAAACGAAAATTCTGATACGTTTTCTTGTGACTATATATCCTATTTTTTAAACAATTCGAATTCCCAAATTTAATTAATCTCTCACCCTTTTCACTCTTATTGTCTATTGTTCCATAATACACGCATTGCACGTTTGATGGAAAATGTTCTATTAATGTCTTCTCTCTTATCTTATTCTTCACTTCTATCGCTTCATTCTTCTCTTCTATCGCCTTGTTTATTTCATTTTGCATCTTGTATATACCCGTCAATCTTATTTCTTTTACCACTTCACACACCCAATTTTGAAACTTTTGGGCAATTGGTTTTCGCGATCGAAACAGCACTTTATATAATCCTTTTTCTGTTAAAAAGGTCACTTCTTGCATTCTTCCCGTGCTGTCAGTAGTACTTACAGCACGCTTTTCTGATTCATCAAAATCTGTAATTGACATTCTTATGTTATTTATGTCTAATATTGCTCCCACGTCACTCGCTCGAAAGAGCGGGTCAGTTACTGTTCCTTTTATTATGATTTCCGTGTGCAAATCGTTTGCATTAAATGCCTTTACTATGTCCATGATGGTGTAATAGTATATATTACACCATCTCTTTATATTATTTATTTTTAATACTATTATCTTATTTATAAAGGGTGTAACCCGATGCATTACATCATCATACACCCCCCTTATTCAAAAGTTCAGAAATGAGTGCTATCGTCAGAATCGAGTGCTATTAGGGGTAGGGGACATGCTGTAGGGGACATGCTGTCCCCTATGACCCCTTGCCCGCAGCCCCTTCACCTTCGGTGTTAATTACCGGATAAGTTTCCCTATATTACCAATAATTACCCCCGTTAATATCGTCTGAATTTACGCATAACTTTATACTGGAAACACCGTGTCATTACCCCTATTACCCATCCTTACCATATACTCTCTACAGAATTTTACACTTCTTATCAATCAGATTTCCACTTCTTTCAATCTACCCAAACTTATATTCAATTCTGTTATGTCTACATTTACAACATTTTTAGTATACAAGTAATCTAATATTTTCTTGCCATTCTCTAATTTTATTCCACCACTATCAACCGTTCCGGTCTACAATAAACATAAAATTAAATAAATAAAATAAATCAAAACAAAATGAATAAAAAACATATTGAAAAATATATAAAAATCAATGTATAAAATATAAATTGAAAACTTATTTTCTATTTATATTTTTATCAGTTCTCAAGTTCGTAGGCAATTCGATGACGACAACAACATCTTTTACCCCAGTTTCTCCCATTCGCGATTTCAAGGGCGACACGACCATCAACGTGCTTTCAACTCCGGCATTTTGTCCAACTCCTGCAGTCAACACATCAAAACTTGAACCCATTGAACCCACACAGCTCTTCCCCCCCATTACTCCTATTCACATTCAACCAAATTCGCCCTCTTCATTGAACTTTGGCACTCCAGACTACAAGAGACATTTCTCAAGCTACCTTGAACCTACCCCACCAGCACTATCATCAGCGCCCATTCCAATCAACGACTTCAAGTGGATGAGCACAACGAAATCGTCAGTGTCAAGTGAGAGTGATTTCAGCTCATCATCGTCGTCGTCATCGTCTTGTTCATGCACACTGCTGTCGTCGTCAAGCGAGAGTGATTTCAGCTCATCATCATTTGAGTCATCATCATCGCACGATTCATCCAAATCCTCTGAATCCATTCAATTCAAGTGGAGCGCAACCCCTTAAAAAACAAAAAACAAAACACAAAAAAACAAAACACAAAAAACCTTTTTTTATTCAAAACATGGAATCAAACCAACTGAAATAATACCGAGGTTGTTTTTTTGTATAAAGTTTTTTAATATTACCAGTCACAACTTCATATTCTTCTTCTGAATTGTTGCTTACAATACCAGAATTGTTTATAATAATTTCTGATACATTTTCATTTTTTTTTTCATTATCTTTATTAGACTTAATTCCTTGGCTTTCGCCTTCACCTTCTTCCACCATTTTAGATTCTACGACACTATAATTTCCTTCATTCATTTTCGTTTCTTCGTTGCTTGTATCAGGTTTTGCATTTGAATCATTTGAATATTTTTGCACATTCTCTCTACCACCGTCGACAATTATGTGATTTGAAGTAAGCAATTCTGCCAACTCACTCAAATTTGTTTGAGAATACTTGTTATACTGATGTGGTTTAATTACATTCACCACTTTTTGTATTCCCAATGCATATCCAAAAAATGCTGCAGCACAAATCATGCAAACCAATGCATCAGACTCAATTTTTATATGAGTAGTATTCATTATAATAACTGCGCTATCGTAGTGTATATAATAATAAATATTATTTTTTTAATATGTTTAATATGTTTATATATAGTTCAATGTTTAATTTATTTATTTGTTTAAAGTAAAAATCGTAAATAATAAATTATTGCAATCATTATATAATAAGAGCCTCCGATTATACATGAAATATTAAATCTATTTTTAGAGTTTTTTTCCCATTCTAGTGCCTCTAAAAATGGGTCTGCAATAGTAAAATCGTCATTGCATATTTTATTTTCAATCATGCTTAATATGCACCCACCGAATACGAAAAACATGAAAAAAACAATAACTAGCAATGCAACCACACAATTTACAATATACCGTGGTGCAAATAATGAAAGAATTACAAATGATATAGGGGTGCTTGTATGAAATGACCGCATTAAAATTCCAATCGACTTTTCAGACAATTTACTATTTTTACAATTATTTTTTATTATTTCAACTATTTCATTTCGTTTTTCTTTCGATAAAAAAACCATAATGTATATAAATATAATTTATTTATTTTTATTTATTTATTTATATTAACACAACAACACAATTTATACGAATGAACGATTTTAAAGAAATAATAAAGAAAAAAACTAAAAATAAAAATAAAAATAAAAATAAAACTTGTGAAGAACCAGAATCGGAAAAATATACTAAATGTGATTCACTCAATTCCCGCAAAATTCAAGATACTCAACTGCACAAGGATAAATTAAATTCTGCATTTAAAGAAAGCATTAAAGTAAACAAATGGTTTTATTTGTCGTTGGGTTTATGTTTTTACATGTTTAAACAAAGTAATCCAGATAACACATCATACATAATACTTGTAATATCATACATTTTTATAATGATGGCAGGGCATATAGCTCATCGCATTTCACACAATATAAATTTTACAGATGCTTACAATAAATATAAAAAGAATAATGTAAATCCGCGCATAGACAATATTTTATTAAAATTTTGCAGATTTTTAGACTTTCATGCAATAACACACCATGACACGACAATAAATAAACAAACTGAAAATATTTTATATGAATTTATTAACAATGTGATAACACAAGGAGGAGCAATCATTATTTTTGTTAAACTTATTAATTATTTTATTGATTTTAGAGTTGTAATTCTATGGGCGCTAATGTATGCGACGACTCATAATATGAATTACCTGTTAACAAAACCGTCAACGCATCGCGACCATCACTTACACGATGATACAAATTATGGAATTGACATTGCCGATATTTTATTTGATACAAAACACGATTTGGATGATATTGAAACACATAACCATGTTTCAATAAATCTAATAATTATAACATTGGTTATTATATATTTTTACAACAAATAAATTTATGTAATATTGTTGTTTATTGTGTTTATTGTTTGTTATGTTCTTCTGGCCTTGCATCTAGAATTTACAACAGTGCCATTTCCTGCAACGGCTAAACTGTTGGGTTTATAAAAAACTTGTGCATTATTAGTAAACAAACTCTGCATTGTCCCAACACCGCCAATAGCACTTGAACTATATGAAAATGGAAACATCAATGTATTCGGTACGTTTATATGTTATATATATACTTTATAAAATAATAAAAAATAATATTTTAATTATTAAAATTTATTGACTAATTTAATTAATTGCTATTTCACACTTACAAAAACTCAATGGAATGCAGCCCCGACTCATTTTTAGAACATTTTGCAATAATTTGAGGATTTGCCGAGTTTTCAATCACATCTTCATGTTTGTAAACATTATTTTTAGCATCTATAAAATATTCAATTCCCTTGATGTTCTGAACCCACACATTAACATTTTGTTGTGACACTTTAGTGGCTGACGAACTTCCATTTGCAACATCATCCATTATACTATTGGGCACACCTTTTGTATGCGTTCCGCAGTAATCGCACCCCGCTTTTTTTTTCCTGGTGCACTGTTCGCCGTTTGCGCGCTTTGCATGACACCGATGTTGAGCGGGAACAATATTCTTCACACGTTTTCGTTTCATAAAATCTTCCTTTGTGAGTTTGAGTTTTTCATAGTCGTAAACAAATGAAACGATTTGCTTAAATAAACCATCAATTTTAATTTGCATTTGTTGGTCTTTGTCTTTATCACCGGCATCATGTTTTTCATTTGAAAGTGCGGCAACTGCTGCATTCAAATCTCGCAACTTTGAAGCCGCTTCATCTTTGAAAGCAATTGTGTATGAATCTATTTTCGCTCCAATTCGACGCTCCATTTGTGGTTTGTGTGTTTATGGGTGTGGATGTTAATTATATAAATGCGAGTCTTTATTTCAATTTTTTAAATAATTGAAATAAAAATATATAAATATATAATTAAAATGTAATATTAATATTATTACATGTTCCCAATATTACTTGGACTTGTAGAGCGTGTAGATGCATTGTCATTTGGATTGGGTTCAATAACAATTTGATTTTCTAATTCATTTTCTTCCGGAATATCTACAACTAAACTAATATTATTATCATTATTATCATTATTATTATCAGTATTTTTTGAAGACACAGGTGTTACAGGTTGAGATTGAGGTTGTAATAGAGGCAAATGTAGTTTGAATGGCGGCGTTGTTGTATTTGAACGCGCGGGTGTGGTTTTGGTTGTCATTACTGTTACATTATCATCATATGATAATTTTGCGCTAACAACATATTTTTGGGGAGTGGATAATGGTGGCGTTTTTAGAGAAATTTCATTTTGAGTTTCAAACTTTGAATGAAGATAATCGTTATTTACAAATCCGCCTCCGCCTCCGCCTCCACCTCCACTTAATCCGCCTCCGCCTCCGCCTCCACCTCCTCCAAATCCGCCTCCGCCTCCACCAAATCCGCCTCCTCCATCACCTCCGCCTCCGCCTCCACCAAATCCGCCTCCTCCATCACCTCCGCCTCCGCCGCCCACACTATTTCCACCACGAATTGAGTGTGACAAAGATGCAAGTGCTTCATCTTCCAGAGAATTAATATTTATTTTTACTTCACTGAGTCCATTTACAAAATTTGGTTTTTTTACATTATTATATTTTCCATATTTTACATTATATTCTTGTATAATTTCCTTATCAATAATTGGACTAATGTCCTGTAAATTCTTTATATCGGTTTTTATGATTGAAAGCATATCTTTTGCGGTTTGACGTTGTTCCCTGCAGAGAGAAAGTTCAATTTGAATCTTCTTATTTATTTGCGTGTATTGTAATGCACACAACCTGTGCGCTTCCGCCCGTTTTCCAAGCTGAAAATAAGAATCAATGGATTTGATAATTCCAACAAAAACGCTTCCAATTCCGAGTATAATATTCATTTTATCATAATTCAAATCAATACCGGTTATAAAACCAATTCCGCTGCTTAAAACAATTACCGGAATATTTATATAATTCGAAAGCAGATTATATTTTTCATATGATGCAAGATGTAGTATTCCCAAACTTTCACATTCTTCCGCAGATTGAGCTAAAAGTTGTTCTAAATCTCGGTTATAATTTATTGGTTCCATTATTATATTTTTTATTTTATATTTTAGTTTTATTTATATACAATGTATGTATATTATTTTTATAACTATAAAAATAATAGTAAGATAACTAAAATAATAACTATAATAATGACAGTATTAAATATTATCAAGCGGCGATTCAATTCTAGACGGTAGTACAACCCAAAATATAACCAGAGCATTCCAAAATGTCAAATAGTTTGCATATAAACTAGGGTCTATTCCTAAAAAATTCATAATTGTTGTTACAACATAATCAAAAACAATCGCAGCACCAATTACAACTACTTTTAATTTTAAAGATACCATTTAATGTATTTAAAGTATTAATATACTATTATAATATAATTATTTTATAAATTAAATCGTGTGATTTTATTTATAAATTATTAATTATTTTTATAAAACATACTATATATAGTATTTCAATGAAAAATAGAACTATATTTGTATCGACTATATGTACACTAATTTTATTAACTCTTTATCTACATATGTATTATAACCGGTTGTCTCCGCAAGAATTAACGAATGTGTTATGTGGAAAAATGGGAATACATCAAAGTTTAAGCAGACCAAATAGAATATATAACATAGTATATAATTTAGATGAAACATTCACAATGGATGTGATTGAGAACAATAATTCAGTTGGGAAAACAAAAGGGTATTATAAAGTAATAAGTAACTACAATATTGGGTATATTGATATAACTTACACTGATGTCGCCGAATCTCCGTACATCGAATCACCATTAAGTAAATACAATGAAAATAACGTCTATAAAACAATGAAAAATTTATTAGGACCATTTACCTTACATTCTCAATCGAATAGAACAGGATACATATTAGAGTATGGTCATTTATATGGTAAGTCTAATAAATTTATGACAATGTTTGGTATCGAATAAATATACAATAATTAAATATTTATTTTATGTTGTATTCGGTATAATCCACGTTGTATTTTTCAGGAATGCTGCCTGTTTCAATCATATGATAAGACAAAATGGATGAATGATTATAATTTTTGAAAAACCATTCTACAGTATTCACGGCAATTCTTTTTTTTTTATCCTTTGTATCATTGTCGTCGCCAACATCGTCGTCGTCATCAATGGATACAAAATATAAACCGCTGTATGCCGTATCATAATTTTCCGTCCAGTTTCCATTAGAATCTCGAAGTGCAAGTAACTTTCGAACAGATTCGTCTGTTTTTGCAACTTCTTGAGAGATTTGCGACTCGTCGGGAATGCCTGATTTTAAAAATACATTCATTTTACCTACGAATAACACCGACCTCAGAACGCCCCCTTCAACATATTTACCATATTTTCCCGTTGTTAATGCGGTCCCGTCATATAGTTCAAATGGTTTACTATCATGAGTATAACAAGCGTATTTCATAGATGATAAAAAATTTGTTCCCACATAAAACGGACCAAATGAACTTTTCAGCGGCGCCTTTAACAATCCAAAAAAAGCCAAATATGTGATTTTTTGATACTGGTCTCCATAGTAACATATTACCGGTGTTTCTATTAAACGGTTGTTGCAATCATATAACCGCATAATTGCAGGATTTCTTAAAAAAAGGTCAGTTGCACGTTTGTCGACATCAACGTACAATACCTTTTTAAAATTTACAATTTCGCTTGTAACCGTCCACCACAAATCGTCGTCAGAAATTGAAAGTTTATGAGGGAATTTAAGTTTTCTAAAATATTTATGAAAAAAGAAATAACTGCCATTGTTTGTTTTTAAATGCCCTCTGTATTTTATAATTTCATTGTCTTTAAATAAAACAGTTGAAACATGTGTTTTTACTTGGTCAAGCGCCGTTCGTTTCGATGGAGCATATTTTATACTTGGGAATTCGAACTGTTGTTTTTTTGACTCCTTGTTATAACTATACATCATCAGGTATTCAATAAATGGAAGCTCGCATGATGTATTTATTTGATATACACAAATGTGAAGCATTTCTTCTTCTCCGTCGGCGTCAATTATAAATTCATCAATATCTTTTTCAAGTGTGGATGCAAATGGATAAATGTCACAATCACCGTCATCTTTGGATTCGACTTCTTCAACATCGCTGCTATTGCCACTGCCACTTGCAAATTCATATGCACCTGCATCATCTAGTTTATCTAAACTATATTGTAGTGACAGCTCGCGATTTTTTGAATATTCATCATCATTACATATTTTATTTTTATCCAACTTTTTAGAGTCTGTATCGATTTTTCGCGTAGACTTTCCAGGTAACATGTTTATTATATTTAATATATTAATATAATAGATATTATTAATATATTAAATAATTGTTTATATATTATTTTTATTCTAGTATTTACATTTCTACATTCTAGACATTTTTATGAATTGTCCACCCATGCTTCCTGATGTTGATGTTATATTTTTTTTCGACGTATAGACTCTTTTATTTTTTCTTCTCTCGTTTCCATTAAAAAGTCTCCAACCTTTTGCGCTTGATTCTGGTCATTTTGATAAAATTTCAATAACGCATTCATAAGAGTATTTTTATTCAAAGGCGCTTTTACTTTTGTTGTCGAGTATATTAGTTGCCCACCATTTATATCAAAACAATCAATTTCATTATCCTTCATGATGTGTAATAATTTATCTGTGACATCTTTCTTTTTATCTCTTCTCTCCTTGATTTCTTTTTGAAACTCTTTTATTTCGTTATCCATTTGTATCCACGCTTTAACATTTTTTACGAGTTGTTCTTTTGTATTCGCATCTGTTGCAGACATATTTTTTATTTTATATACTATATGAATATCCTTTTATTATGTTTATTAAAATCATTAAATAAACATAACCAAATTATATAGAATAACTAAATAATAAATAATATATAAATACATTATCATATATTATTATAAAACTAAACCAATACACCACAAACATACATTCAAACAAACAAACGAAATGATAGAAATTGTATCAGCGACCATAGCAATATCAGTTTTTTTTATTGTAGCATGCGGAAGTTTCTATTTAAAAGATAAATATTATAGGGACAACTATTATAACACAAAATCGTATCATCATTATCAACAACCACTTAATGACAGCAGTTATTTAGAAAGGATATAATCTAACAAAAAAAATAATAATAATTACATTACAATTTAAAATGCATCTAATTCCTTGTCAATAAATATTTCCTTACCAATTGTTTTTATCATTTTTTTCCCATTGATTTCCGTTATTGGAGTGCTAACGTGATTCATTGTGACAAGAAACTTGTCCCTTTTATCGTCATTTGTTTTTATTTCCGGGTCTGAATCTCTCAGCTCTTTCAAAGTATACATTTGTTTTTTTGAAAGAGTATCTATCGATTCTTTAAGTTTGACGTTTCCATCATCTTTTTCCCATTTTTGTTCATCTTTAATATACATTACATCTCTCTTTTGGTCAGTACAGTGAATGGGGCGCTTGTAAACATCCAGCTCTTTTAACCCTCTCAGCATGATTGTGCTGACGCTTTCTTCCAGGCTCTTGTCTCTCGTAATTTCCAAATCATGAAACGTGACTTTGAGTGATTTAATAAAATCGCACAGATTTATCGCATCTTTACACTGTTCATTCAAAAAAATATTTATATTAAATTTCTGTTTAATATTTTTGTGTCTTATGTTGGTTGTTGTTGTTGTGTTGTTGTGATTTGCAATCATTTCCTTCAACATGTCATTCTGTTCCTTCATGAATATTTTCATTGATTCATTGTCTTTTAATAACTGTAGTATCAGTTCATTTTTATTTTCGCTCGACTCGTCGTCACATTCATTAATATAAAATTCGAGTTCTTTTTTATCCTCGCTTATTTTTAATGAAGATGATGATAATGATGCAGTACTATTTTGAACTTCGTCAAGGTGTTTTCGAGTAATCAAATGTTGTTTAAAGTGTTTACTTTTAAAGCACCTATAATTGCAATGGTTGCATATAAATATTTTATCAGCGGCGTTATTATTATTAATACTCTTGCTCTTGTTCTTGTTCTTGACACTGCTGCCATTGTTGCCGTTTACATTTCCGCCATCACTAGTGTTGCAATCTTCATTATTATCTACAACAACGCTTGTTTTTTTATTAAACATATCTGAATGATGAATTTCTCTCAAGACGATGTCAATGTGTGTTTTACATTCGTATTTTTCCAATATCTGTAAAATCCAATTTTCCCACCCTCCGCTATTTTTAATAAAATCAATCATGTCAGAATAATATGTTTCTGACTGAGTTTGTTTTTTTAATATATGTTTTCTTTGGTTTACATTTGTGGTGTGACCTATAAATACTTTGGTGATGTTTGGAGATAAACAAGATATCTTATAAAATATCATTTCGGCATAATTTATTTTAACCTTGGGCATTTAAAATTTTTACAAAATATTCATATACATGTAATATATTATTTATTCTTATATTGTTTTTATTCGTATATTATTTTCATTGATTTTTTTGTCCTTTTTTGTCCTATTTTGTCCTATTTTGTCCTATCCATTTCCACATATTTTGAATAATCTTATCCATGGTCCTATTTCGTTCTTATTCATGTTTTATTTGTTCTTATACAGGCAATATTTGTCCTATTTTTGTCCTATTTTGTCCTATTTTTTTGGCACATTTTCCAGAAATTTCCCGATTTTCCCAATTTTTCCAGATTTTTCCCAGATTTTCCGATTTTTTCTTATGCAGTCAGGTGTATTTTACAAATATAACCGAGACCATATGTGCTGCATAGTTGTATTTTTAACCCATAAAAAAAATATTGTATTTTTTTGGATTTTTTATTTTCAAGATTCTTTTTTAAAAATGGAATTTGGACATTTATAAATGTCCATTTTTGATTTTAAAAAAAAAGTTTGTAAAATTATATATTTTGTTGATTTTTAATAATCCTATTTTAATCTTATACACATTCAATTTGTTCTTATACACGTCCTTTTTTGTCCTATATTTGTCCTATTTTGTCCTATTTTTTGGAACATTTTCCAAAAAATCCTGGATTTTTCCAGTTTTTCCTGGATTTTTCCAAGTTTTTCTGATTTTTTCTTATGCAGTCAGGTATTTTTTCCAAATATATCAACGACTGTGTATGCTGTGGAGTTTCACAATTGCCTCATAAAAAAAATAATGGATTTTTTAGGATTTTTTATTTTCAAGATTCTTTTTTAAAAATGGAATTTGGACATTTATAAATGTCCATTTTTGATTTTTAAAAAAAAGTTTATAAAAATGATATATTTTGTTAATTTTATGAAGAATGGTCAGAATGTTCCTATTTTGTTCTTATCCATGTTCTTATTTGTTCTTATACAGGTCCTTTTTTTATACCAATTTTGTCCTATTTTATCCTATTTTATCCTATTTTTTTGGAACATTTTCCATAAATTTCTATTTTTTCCCGGATTTTCCCAGATTTTCCTGGATTTTTCTTATGCAGTCAGGCATATTTTACGAATATTTTTGAGACTGGATGTGATAATAAATTGTAAGTTTTACATGTAAAAAAAATATTGTATTTTTTAGTATTTTTTAATTTCAAGATTCTTTTTTTAAAATAGAATTTGGACATTTATAAATGTCCATTTTTGATTTTAAAAAAAAAGTTTATAAAATGGTTATTATAATACTTTATCCATTATTTTCTCTAAATTTGTATTTATTGTGACATTATCTTCATCTCCATCACAACAGATGTCACTTGTCAATGGTTCTTCAAATGGGTCACTTACTCCTGTGAAATTCTTTAATTTTCCTTCTAATGCCAACTTATACAACCCTTTTACATCACGTCTAATGCAACACTCTAACGATGTTTTCATATAAACTTCAATGTATTTTCCTTTACTACTTATTAGCTTTCGATTAAACAATCTGTCTTCTTCATATGGTGCTATATTCGCACACACTACTATTCCTCCATTATTTACGATTTCGGATGCAACATATCCTATTCTTCTTACATTTGCACTTCTGTCCTCTTTACTAAATCCCAATCCTTTACTCAAATGTAGTCTCACAACATCAGCATCCAGAAGTGTTATTTTTCTTGATGTTTCCGTCTCTCGCAATTTCTCAATCAATACATTCGCCATGGTTGACTTTCCACTTCCTGACAATCCTACAAAATAAATACACATTCCCTTATTATTTAATAATTTAAATTCAGTTCGCAATTCATCTATGATGTCCGTCCAACTAAACCATTCGGGTATCTCAACTTGTTTACTTAACATGTCGCGTTGTTGTGTTCCTGATATATTCAACACGGTCATTCCATATGGCACATCATTTTCATTTCTGTACTCACCCAACTCTTTTACATATACGATTGAAGGTGATGTAATAATCTTTATACCTATATCTTTTTCATATTTTAATAACAGTTCGTGTGCGTCGTATAGACCATAAAAAGAACTACCATCTTTTTTCTTATAAGATGGTCCCGCGTGATCCCTTCCCACGATAAAATGAGTACAACCGTAGTTTTTTCTTACTATTGCATGTAGTACTGCTTCTCGGGGTCCCGCCATTCGCATACTTAATGGCAATAATGACAACAGTGTCGTGTTCTCTGGATATTTTTCTACTAACTTTTTATAGCATCGTACGCGCGTATGATAATCAATGTCGCAATCTTGTGTTACCCCTACAGTTGGATGTAATAACAATTTAGCATCTTCTCCCACCTCCTTCAGTGCAAATTTTGTTAATTCAAAATGTGAACGGTGTAGAGGATTTCTCGTTTGAAACCCAATGACAGTATTCCAATTATTTTTTTTAAAATATTCTTTTGTCTGTTCCGGTGTATGCCTCAGTTCTATAAAATCATAGTGGTTCGGCAACTGCATTTTTGTGATTTTGCCACCAATGTATTTTTTATTTACATTTTCCATGATAATAGAATGGTATGGATGATTCGAATCATCCGAGCCCAGTGCTTTTCTACATTCTTCTAATAAATCTGGTTGATATATATCCTCAACTGTCATTGTTGCAATACAAATTCCCGTTTCATCTTTTAATATTACAACATCATTCGTGTTGACACTTTTATCTGTTGCCAATACAATCGGAATCGGCCACACGGTTCCATTTTCTAGAGTCAAGTTATCTAAACATGATTTATAATCATTTTCTTTCATAAATCCGTCCAGCGGATAAAAACCTCCATTCAATAGTAACTCTACGTCACATAATTGTCTTTTATTCAACACAATTTCCATCTTAATATTTTATATTGTCACATTTCATAAAATATTTATAAATATTACGAATATCACAAATATTCTTAATTCTTATTATTTTAAATCATTTTTTTACGAAACTGCGCAACAATATAAACTTTTCCAACTATATTCTTCCATTACAATATCTGGTGTAGGGACTTGTATCGCATGCGCATGTTTTGAAAATAGCTTGTCCTTTGTCGAACAAGTTGTTTCAATTATTTCATCATATAAACTACAAATATCTTGATTCTTAAATTTTGTATTAAATATTGTATTATATAGTTCGAGCTCTTCATAATTCAACTGCATCTTTTTTCCGTATTTCATGCATTTTACTACTAACCCATTCCAGTGCTTATTTTTAATTGGATTTTCAAGCACATCATTCTCCAGCGCCCAATCTCCCAAATAAATCAAATGCTCTAGGACTTCCGCAATTTTATCATCATCTGGGATATGGTCAAAAAATCGGATTTCCACACCATGATTGTAATGTTTATTGAAATTAATGTCATATCCCATTCTGTCGGCTTTTGTGTATGCACACTTCTTATAATATTGATTATACCATCCATATTCCTGTGTAGCAACATAAAACGCGCTAGTGTTATCTTGTAGCAAACTGCCAGTTTTCATATTATCCGTATCATATGTTCCGATACCAATGCATCGTGACACTGCGCATCTCTGCGAACATGCTGAGAATAATAATGCATTGTCGCATTGATTCGTTGAAAAATGGTCTGGACTTCCATATTTGGCTAAAAAAAATGGTTCTATAAATTGGATGAGTTTTATATAATTTTTGTGAATCCGAATAAACGCATCTTTATCTGAAATTTTACTGTCTTCTTGTAATTGGGTGGGTAATGTGATATTAAAATGGAGCGTTCCATTATTGAATATTCCAATATTATTTTCATTAGTGAGATAAATGGCAAATGGGTGATTATCTTTTATGAATCCTATTTCGCCATGTTCCAGGAAAATACTATTCTCCAAAAAAACATGTCGTAAATTTGTAATAAAATCTTTCTTTGATTTTTTGTATTCTTTCATCACGTCAATATTTTTTGCATTATAGAAATTCTGTGTTATTATCTCAATTGTATCTCCGTCAAACGTAAATTTTTTCTGGAAATTCTCCCGCAAATACTCGTTTTTTAATGATACAACATCCCATAGTGTTTCCCCACAAAATTTCGGGTTTTGTTCACATAATTTAATATATAATGTTTTTGATTGATTCATACGGTCCGTTTTTGTCATAGAATGGCTATTCATGTGTGTTGGAAATTCTCCAGAATAAGAGAAAGATTTATATAAAAATCCACAATCAACGTGTTCTTCGACATAGTTTTTGTAATAATCTTCACTATATCTTTCTTTTTTGTGACTGTTCAAAAATATTTTCATATGTTTTTCGCTCTTTTTCTCAAATTCTAAATACAACCCATTCTCGATTCCAATTCCCCAATATAATTCGTTAGTTCCATAACATGATTTATATTTTTCATGTTTATCTGAACTATTTTTCCCAATTTCAATGTAAATACCATTATGATTATCCATGGTATAATGTATAATGATATATTAAAATAAAAAATATAGAATTTGGACATTTACAAATGTCCATTTTTGATTTTACACCTTTTAATATTTTAAATGGCGATTATGGAATAAAAATAATTAAAAAGTGTAAATGCATTATATTTGAATATCATTACTAACTATTAACCCAAGTATTATTCCAAATATAACACTTGTTGGTTTTATTACAAACTTAGGGTATATTTGTAAATTTTTATAGCAATTTTTTTTATAAACCATATAAGAAAATAAAAATAATGAAATGACTGGTAAATAAATATTATTATTCATTCGTTTTTTGTGTCTCCAAAATGATGTAAATATTAATAAAATCGCATTTAATATGCCATACAATATAACTCCAAATTTATGGTAATAAACTAAATATGCAATTATAAATTGGCTTATTATTTCTATAAAAATAGTAGGATACACATACACATTTGTTTTATTAGTTTGTTTATTAATAACATAATCTTTTGTATAATTTATTTCAAATATTGATGAATTGGTTACTTTTCCAGTACAACAACCTGCGAAAAAACATCCAATTCTACCAATTGCACATGCTATAGAAAAAGCGAATATAATCATGTGAATATTACTACAATTAAAAAATACTAATATAAGAATTGGCATTACAGTTAAATGAGATGCTAATGAATATGAACTTGAACAATCTTTACACCATATATGTTGAGTATATATAGAAATTAAAAAAATTGTAAATAAAATAAAATAATCTTTCAGTAATAAATTATTTACAAATGATACTCCTATAATTAAACTGAATGCTGTTATAATGCCATATAATGTAATTTTCATTTATATATTATATATATTTTAATTATCGGCATTTAAAATATTACTGTGAAAACCGCGAAACAAACCAAGAACCAAACATAAGTAACTGTAGGTAAACCATGTTTACGCTTTCCATCATGACCCATCGTATTGCTATGCAATGTGGCGACAATATTGTAAAAGGCGACATTGTGAGTGTGGTAAGACTTGCCAGGTGGTCAACTGTGCAAAAGTGCAAATACAATTTAGATGCACAATGGTGAGATATATTGCACATTATGAAATAGGCGATAATGTGTAATAAAGTATTTGAAATAATTAAAAGTGTTACATATTTGCACGCTTTGAAAGCGCGCTCAAGTAATTGAACAATCTTTGATTTTATTCTTGACGCGGCGGATTGTTCTACTTGCATTACGAGACTGTTACTGTGTTGATTTACTGCAAAACATTATACGCAATATAAAACTCAATTTTATAAATAAAAAAAATAATCAAACATATTGTAAATAATTTTTACTAAATTACATATATTTGAATCTATATTATTATTTATGATGTTGATTTTGTAACTTTATATTTTTCATCTACTTTCAATAACCCATATGGAACGGATGTTAAAGCGTGTCCTAAAAATTGTGGTATTAAAAATTGCAGTTGCATTGTCATACTGCAAAAAAATTGAATTATTCTTAATATCCAAATTAGTAAAGGTTCTATGGTTGTTATTATTTGTGCCCATGTTTTTGTCATATTTATTTTTGTTTTATATGCTGGATTCCACATTTTTAAATAAATAAAATTAAACATTGCAGTTGATGCATATGTTTGTAGTATTGAACTAAAAAATGAAATAAAATACACCAATATAACTTTTTCCCACGTGTTCAACATCATTCCTAAAAATTTTGTATTGTCATCTGGTCCAAATTTCAAGAAATTATTTTTAAATGCTCCTTCCTCATCTAAAAGTATTAAATAAACGATCAAAGACATAATAAATATAAAAAATGAAACTTTTGGAAGGAATAAAAAGTTCACGGACTTATCTTCTTCATTACTTGTCATATGATTTATTTGATTTTATAATATTCAATTTTTTATAGTTATATATAACTTACATTATTATAAAATAAATATTAATTATTTTATTTAAAAATTAATTAATTTTATATAAATATAAATTGAAATACTTAATTCTACACTGATTATTTACAGTAATTTCAGGAATAGAGAATTGTACGCCACCCACCAGAGAAACAATGGCATACGAGTATAGAATGAAGAATGTGAGGGAATCCATTGCCGCTTCCAGCGGAGACGTCCGTGCAAAAATTGATGCAGCAGAAGAGCTTATATTGGAATCGAAAAGGGTAAATAGAGAAGCCGCAGAAATGCTAAAACAAGCGGAAGAATTGAAACAAAAAGCGAAATCCATGTGGTATCAAGGCCACAACGAAATGATGGAACAAACCGGCAATTTACCCGGGAATGAACACATCATGTACATTTTTGCAAATGATATGAGAAGGGGGGAATGGGGGCTGTCAAATTACAAAAAGGCGATTGAAGTGTACACACGACTCATTGACCAGAAGAGTGAAAAATACGCGGACATTTCATTATTCTGGCTGGCAGCAATGCATCTCAAGGGGAAATGTGATGACACTCAAAACAAAGAAAGAAGGTTTCGTAAGGAACATTTGTCCAATGTTGCCGCCGCCGATGCGTGCGCGAAAAAATTCGAGTTGACAAACCCTTCGCTCTATAAAAAATACCTTGACAAGAAAAGAAAGTATTTGCAAGTATACACATACACATACACTCCATCTACATGCGAATTGATGTGTTTGTAATGTTTTATATAGTCAAATGAAAATAAAAATAAAAAATGCATCTACTGTATTGTTTTTTTTATTTTTAGTTTTTTTGCATAATGAATAAATATTACATATTTTAAACTTAATGATTTTCGTGTTCGGGCACTTCATTCAAGTCAGTCATTAATACGCGCTGTGAATAAGCAGGATAGTATTTGTAGTATAGTATTTGAAGTGTTGCTATGATTGTAGAAACCCACGAAATAATCACATACCACATTTGGTAATATATACAATATATGGACCATATTATACCCGACATCAGTCTCATCCATAGGAAATAAGAAGATATATCATCAGCTTTTTTCAATTTATATGTTCTCCACATTTGTGGAATATTGTATATCACACTGAGAACATTTCCAATGTTTATAATAATGGTCATAAATAAATCTATTTGTGAATTTGAACTTGACTGCGAATCACTAGACATGATAGGATGGGATGGGGTGGCTAATCATTTTACGTTTATACATTTATATTATTTATATAAAATGATTAATTGATTGCGAGTGTGTATCGTAAACGATACATTTTTAATTTAATTAACATTAATAGTGAATTAATATTAATCATTTATCTCTCTTCTCTCTACAAATCAAAATGTAAACTATCTTTTTGGATGAACTATCTTACATACTTTCCGGCTCTTGCAAAAGAATCCACGACGAAAATGACAAACACTCCTAGAAAACAATATAATATCAGTTCTTCTGTCACATTTCCTGTTTTTTCATCTTGTTGTTCTTCCAGCATGTGTATAATGTGATTCATCTTTTCAAGTAACTCATCTTTTTGGGGCGGTGCATTTTCAGACACTGTCTTGAAAGCGGATTGACCATGTGGAATATATTGCTGGTAGTATTGTTTCGCGTATGAACTGGGCAAATCCGTGAAATTTTCTTTTGTTACAGCATTGTCATTATTATTATCATGACTGGGTTGGTTCATTTGCTGCTGCTGTTGCTGCTGTTGTTGTTGCTGCTCTTGCTGGTCACTTGTCGGAATGTAATCTGCTAAATCTTCTGAATCGCCGTAAGGACCATATGGACTTCCGCCATCATCATCTCCAATATAACTTGTTGTACTAGTTGTGGCATGAGAATTTAATTTATTCATAAAATCTGAAACACGCGACTGCGGTTGTTGTGACTGCGGTTGTTGTGACTGCGGTTGTTGTGAAGGTGGTGATTGCTGCTGCAACGGGCGTTTAATTGTTTTTCTTAAAGATGACGAGGATAATGATGATGATGTTGCGGCGGACATTTTCTTACCATTTTGATTTTTTTGATTTTTATTATTATCTAATTCTGATTCATCATTATTATAAGGTGAAGCATATTGTGCTAAAGACATTCTACTATAAAAAAATGAGATTTTATTTTAGAAAACATACGTATATACTATTAATTTAATTATTTAATTATTATTAATGATTTAATTATTTAATTATTATTAATGATTTAATGATTTAATTATTTAATTAATATCTTATTTTTCTTCACCTATTTATATATATTGTTGCATACTGTTGCATATTGTAAAGCATAATATAACATTAACATAAAAAAATGAACAAATCGGTCGGAGATGTTGTAAAAGATATAAAAAGTATTCAAATAAAAAACTTATTCAATAAAAGTCACTCATCTGTGGCGCAAATCGCATTAGGATTAGGAATAATTTATGCATGCTTATGTCACTCTAACATAATGCAACATTATTACAATTCAATTGCAGGTCGAATTTTAATTATATTAATAATAAGCATTAGTTGTAGCTACAAGTATACGCTCTTTGTAATTATATTTATTATTTGTATATTTCTGAATTCATTCAAGACATATGAAGGATTTAGCTTGACAGATATTGATTCGATTACATCGAGTATTAAAAATAATCTACCAGCATCCATGGTCTCGTTACCGGCGAATCCGACCCCTCAAGATATTTACGATTATTTGAATAAACAAATTTGCACGGCTGGAAATGCGGATATTTATTCACAAATTTATCAATCGACTTCGTCGTCGGATGATGCGAAACTACTCGCAATGACAGCATTAGGGTTCAATGGTGAAATGTGTAAAAAAGGGGCCGGTGCCACATTTTATCAAAACCCACAAGCACTTTTCGATGATTTTAAAAATAATACGTGTGCATCTAATCCAAATTTGCCATACTCAACTAAGAAATTGATAGCACTTTCATCGTCAATAACTGCAGACTCAACTTCAAGCAATGTATTTAGCGCTCCATTAATTGCAATTGCAAATTGGATTTCAACAACGCAAAGTGCGATATGCGGAGCAGCAGCAACACCCGCAACGACAACACCGGCAGCAACGACAACGCCAAGTTAAAAAATAAAGGTTGAATAATTAAATGAATGAATAAATAAATAATAATATTATTATTTAGTATAGGATTAAATTAATTTAATTTATTAACATAAAAATGATTTCAAAAATACACGAATCAATTAGTTCATTGAATTCAAACATGTTTTTTGCCGGAATTATGATGCTTACGCTGAACATTGGCTCAAGGTATGTTCAGCTGAACCTCAGCCCTTCTGCCGAATCATATTTGAAATACGCAATCACGAAAGAGTTTCTTGTATTCACGATTGCGTGGATGGGAACGCGCAACATTTATGTGGCGCTAACACTAACAGCCGCTTTTGTAATATTAGCAGATTATGGCTTGAATGACAAAAGCAATTTCTGCATACTACCCGAAAAATTCAAGAAGTTACAAGATTCAATTGATACCAACAATGATAAAATCATTAGCGAACTTGAAATCAAAAATGCAATGGACACTTTAGAAAAAGCAAAAAAACAACAGGTTAATCGAGTTCAATTGGGATATTTATCATTTTATGACAATACAAAAATATAAAATAAAAACATAAAAATAAAAGTATATACTAAAAATAATAAATAAATAGAATTAATATTATTAATATATCAATATATTAATAATTAATTAATATTGAATCAAATCTATAATCTTACACAATCAACATATATATCTATAATCTATAATCTATACATCTATAAATGTCTAGTAAACCGGCGGCGGCAAATCAAACTGTAAAAAAAAAATGGTATGAAGATGATGACTTAATTATTACTGAAAAAGAAAATAATGAGTCACAATTTAGCCAAGGTAATGTTGGGGTTGGGTTTGATGCAATCAAAGTGAAAATACAAGAAATGTATGAAATTGGAATTTTAAAACTGTTTATTGAGACCGAAATTTTAAAAAGTGGTTCAGGGTCATTTGAACCCAGTTTTAAAGAGTTGTACAACCCCCAAACGATGACAAAACCTTTTCAAATTGGTAGAGAATTATTATTTACATCTGATGTTGAATTTAGCGAGGCAGGATTTTTGCCCGGGTCTTTACAAGATGACCGTCGAAAATATTTTTTGAATCGTCTTGCTTTTAATAATTATTTACTTCGACTTCCCAGACCGATATCCGATATTGAAACACCCGTTAAAGAAATAACAGATTCTAATGCATACAAGTATTTACAGATTCTTGGAAGTGAAGAACAAGATAGAATTATAATTCTTTGTGACAAATTTGGTGAAAATTATGTAAATAAAGAACGGGGTAACTTGAATGCTATTATAAAATTAAAAAAAGAATTAAGCGATATCAAGCTTCTAGCAGTTGGTGTGAATTTGACACAAGATGCAAAAATGAAACTAGAACAAGCAAAACAAAAAGAATTAATAAAGGAAGAAAATAAAAAAAATAAATTAGAAACCAAAAAAAAAAATTATAAAGCGGCGTGTAAAATTCTCTCCAATGCGATTCGGCGTGCTCAGTATAATGTGACACTTGAAGAATCGCGTGCTGCAAGTATAAAAGATGCCAATTCGCTTTCTACAACCATTGTTGATTGGATGAAATACAAACAAAATAGCCCAGATTTTTTTAGAGAGATTCTAACCATTTTTAAACCTGTAATGTCGAATCAAGTGCAAACAGAGAAAGACACAGTCGGTGCAAAAATGCAAGAAATTATAACAAAATTAACTTCAAAGTTTAAACCAATAGTTGAAAATTATTTTTATGTTAACTTGAATAATTTTGTAGTTGGGGGTGGGGGACCAGCAACCATGAAACCAGCCGACCGAACATTTTTAATCAATGTAATTGTTCCCGCAAATCGCACAAACGACCCGGTAAAATATTCGTGGAACAATATTAATTCTACACTTGAAAGAGTTTCTAAATTAACTTTTGTGAATGCCGCTGATAAAGATGCTGTTGATAAATTATATTTTATTTCAAGTTTCATGTTGAATTTTCAATCAGAACTACTTCGAATGTTTACATTCAATAAAAAAGATGGAGGAATTCAGGAAATTTTTGAAGAAATAACAACGAGTGAAAGTGCTTTGAACACTGGTGGTATGGTTAATATGCTTTATAATAATGTTGTGTATTTGAGAGCAATGCTGATTAAAATTGTTGAGGAAATTCAAAGAGCTTATCTTATACCCAGAGTCAATCCATTGTTGGCAATATTAATTCCACGTTTACTTCCAGCCCAACAAGTTCCAGCTTTTTCACAAGAGTTAAACGCATTAATACAACTTGTTACTACACTAGAACCACTTGTTCATGCATTTCATTTGGCAACTCAACGCAACAGTTATAAAACGATACTGGGCGAAGCATCACATGCTGCATTTGTTGAAAGTATATTTTCCGCAAAGTCCGCGCCAATATCTCATGCCAACAGAAATAATAAATTTTTGGTAGTTTCTGATTTCATTCAAGATTCACCAGTTGTAGTTACCATTCCTGATGATTATTATGACCTTGCAACGCTGGGCAATGCGATTGAAAAAGAGTTGTGCGATAAATGCAGGTGGAGGGTTGATGCTGTAAACGTGGCTGTAAGAGACACGATTTGGACTTGCAAGTATGATGAAAACAATAAAATGCAGCTGAAACTATATTTTCCTGAGAATGAATTAATGAAGATAAATAATATTATTCCAAACATACATGATGCATATCCTGCTGGATTTATTAGTCCAGCTATTCCTCTAGTACCCGCTATACCCCGCTTCATTACTCCAGCAAATAATATTTTTCAAGTTAGTGGAGGGTATATCCGTGCAGGAGTTTTTAAAACCTTGACAATTCCGCAAGGTGAATATAGAGACATTCCACATCTTTTAACTGTCATGGCGAAAACAATCAATGACTTTATCGGAAACGAAAGTAATGTAGAATTAACTCAAGCATATAAAACTAAAATGGTCATTACATTGGATGCTGCTAGAAATCGTGTAAAATTTGAATTTAAACCGAAAGAATTTATTAGCAACGACCCGCATTTTCTCGGTAGGTATGAACAATTAAATATCGATTTCAATCCCCTTGTTAATCCTGCATTTGCAGGTGTATATCACGAAGGTTTATCTATAATATTAGGGTGTTCGCCAGCTGCACCAGTAGCATTTGTTAATTTACCGGTTGTGCATTTTTCCACCGTAGAAGACCTTGCCCCTATTGTACCATTACCACGATTATATAATGAATATTTAATGCCCAATGCCCCCGATTTCCCGGCACTTTCTAAAAGTGTTACAATTGAAACAAGAATGCAAATTGACGGAGATGAATATAACGCATCAGGCATTTTTGGTGTTCCTTCATCAGTTGCACCCATAGGTAAAATTGTAATCACCCCTGAAATTACGATAAGAGAGCTTGCATTGGCAAACCAAAATAAAATCAAGGTGAATGAAATGCTGGATGATTATTTGGGATTTTCAAGAATTCGTCCCCGTGTCGTTTTAGAACGAATATCCGACTTTGGTGTTTTAAATTTCACAGGTGGAACGGGGTTTCGCGTCACGGTGTTTAATCCTGCTGCACTTACGGCGGCAATAACTGTATTAGATGCAGTTGATTTAAGTAAAATTGTTAGTAAAGCGAATGGTGGTGCAAATGATTCAAAATTGAAAACCGAAATAATAGAAAAAACGGGACTTTACATAAATAATTCATTACTTAAAGCAAAAGTCCCGGTGATTACTTCAACAGATATACTGAACAGTCTTTTTTATAGATATCCGTGCATTCCTTCACCGGAAATAAAAGACATATCAGAAGGCACACCTGTATTTGATAAATTTATTGAAGAGCGCGTGAATGTCTCCAAATTCAAAGATGTAGTTTGGTTGGGAAAGGGAAAAAATGATGCAAGCGAGACTCTTTCTTTAACCATAAGAAAAGCGCTCGATAAAACGCTAATGTATGATGACTGCGATGAAGAGCGCAGTAAACTGATGTGTGATTTACATTATGCGATTTGCGGCCCTGTATTTACTGATACAGTGTCAAAACAACAAAATAGAGAAATAAATGAGCTGGAAATGTTTCACCAATTTCAACTTGAAATAAAACGACCGGATATTCTTAGCCCTGCAACAATTGCATTAGGTGCGCCCCGGCCTCGTCCCATTGTTAAACCATTTACGGTAAAAGGAATTACGCCATATTATGATAACGCAAGTAAAAGTTACAAGTATTTGATTTATGGTCATTATTTAAATGTGGCGACCCGCATACAAACCGGGTGTGTTAAATACTATGACCCCGGAACTAAAATAGGACCTCAGCCGAAAGCGTTGCAATTGTATGACATTTTATTATTTACACTTGCTGCTGGCGGACCAACAACAGTAAACAGTATTGTCGAGGTGAATTATAACAAGGTTCACGAGTCATTTATTTACCCTGTTTTTCAAATTGCGGGAACGTTTAACACAATTGCACAATTTGATGGTTCTAGTTATAATGCCATATTTCCGCTGTTTAATCAAGAGAACAATGTAGTTTGGACTCCTGGGAAAATGGACGATGGGTTACCTTTTGTTGATGTGAATGGTGCGTATAGAGTTGCTAGGCCCGTACAAGCCGAATTTAATAGACTTGCACTTCCAAATGCTCTTCCATCCAATTCTTTCCGAATCTTTTGGAATGTTACGAGATTTTTGGGAAGGTTTCCAACAAATCAAATTGTTTTAGCCAATCCTTTGGTTTTTGATATACCTATTATGGATGGTGCTGGTGTAGTTTTAGGTGTAGTAATGTTTATTTTAAATGTGTACATTAAAACTTGTCCCAAGTGTATAATTAATAAAATGATAGCAAATGACGACACTTACATTTATCTTCCATATATTAATGCTGGTGGTAATATACAATTAAACCAAATTCTAAGAGGAGCTCAACTTATGCAAATAAGTTGTGGGGCAGTAAGTATAAACAAGGACGTTTTCAATACAACCAAACAAATCCATTTTTATCAGAGGGAATACTTGGGTGAAGTTTCATCAATGCCTCCTGGAGCATTGGCGCCGAATCTGCGTTTAGCAGATATTCAAGCTAAAATCAACGCATTGGAGTTAAGATTAAATCTAGCTGCGGCACCTGGAAATGCGGGTGGTTTAAAAATTGCAAATCGTCAAATAGCAAATAGCATGTTATGGATTGGATTGAAAAGAAGATGTGTTAATGTGGTCACAGGAATTGTTCAACGCGAAATTCTTTCATGTTCCATTATTGACCATTTGGTTCTTGGGGCACCACCAGTGGAAACAACATTAGTTTTGCCAGTTACATTTTCAGACGGCGATTTTATTGAAAAAATAAAAATCGATATAAATGACCCGGAAATAGTAACAGTATTTGGAAGGTTTACAGCGACAATTCGGGATAGATATGATGGAAGAGGAGTTAAAACAATTCGGAATGCCATGGTTATATACACGAATTTGGGAAATAGATACAATAATAATAGAAACTTTGGTATACCACCACCAGTACCACCACTGCCGCCGCCGCCGCCACCAGCACCGCTACCACATTATTCACTTGAATACGATAACTTTCAGCCGATTACAATCAATGGTTTACCCGAATTTCAAGAACTTCAAGGGTATTATTCTTGTGTTGACGGACTTATTGTGGCTTCAAATCATGGAGGAACTATGCAACAAAATATGGGTATATTATTAGTAAAAAAAAATCAAGCGGACTCCCCAGTTGTAATTGGATTTCATGACCATAAGATAACGGAAATAACAATTGATGAACAATACAGCGATGCAGGTGACATATGGTCTAGTATACTTTGTTATGACTATAACATGTGCGCGGATATAATACAGTATGATGAAACGACAAATCCTGCGAATCCGACAACAGTAATAGAGAAAGGGTTATTTAACCCTCTTTCATTTAATGCATTTAAAACCACTTTGAAAAATGTTGATGTGGTTGTTAATGGTCCTCCACTAGGTCCTTATGTTTACACAACCAATCAACAGCGCATTACTGAATTATTTAATGGCGAGTTTGTGTTGGTTGCATCAAAACAATCCAAACCGACGAATACTTTATCTAAAACACATGTATTAAACACATGGGGCATTGATTTAAGTAATGAATACACGCCATTTTACAACCGCATATTTGAATCTGAAGAAGGTTCTAAAAAATTTAAATTTGAAATATATGAAAAGTATATAAATAAAGTGGTAGATACTATCCTTGGAAGTGCAAAAAAGTATTATAAAGACAAAATAAAAAATTCATTGTATGACGAAGAATATGGTACAATTACAAATCCAAATTCTCCACCTCCAAACATCAGATTTAGAAAACAGGGTAACAGGAATGTTGTTGTAACTGGAGGAGGAAGAAGAGAAGATGCCGCCGCGATGATTGTAGCGAAAAATGTTGAGTTGGAAGAGATGAAAAAGTTACAGCGATTTAACAATAACAAGGAAATGCAACAAGAAACATCAGTTATTGAAATACGCGTTCCTGATATAATGATGAGCGATGCATATTTAGCCAAACTTACAGAGGATGAAAAAACCAAGGTTAGAAAATCATTTTTCGACGCATTGTACAAATATTCCAAGAAGTTGAAAGACACTGCCAAACAAGAGTATGATAATGATTTGAAAACTCTTGGAGGCCAAGGAAATGTGGTAATTAAAGATGTATATAAAGTTGTTTTATGTTCATTGAAACTGACCGATTTTTTTGATGACATGTTTAAAGACAAACAAGCGGGTGAAGATGTTGATAACATTGAATCATTTTTAAGTGTGACTACAGGACTGTATGATTATGATTTGAACGATGCGACGGACGACAGAATAAAAAGTGTAATTATGGTGAATGAGTGGAATGACCGAGGATTTATTGGAGATTATGGTGCTTTTGCTGCGGCTTCTTTATCTTCTTTAACTCCGAATCAAATGATAATTTCAAAGACGGTGAAAGCGAGTCCTGGAGCGGTAGCGGCAGCGGCGAATCAAGTTGTAGAATATGTACCCAAAGTTCCAAATTCATCTTTTTTGATGAATCCATTTATAACATATGGAACGTTTGATTCGAGTCGGTGGAGCGGTTTTGATTCCATGATTGATGAGAATAAAGGGGGGAATGAAACAAGAATTCAGGTAGGTGGAGTTCCGCCAGAAGACGATTTGCGTAATTTACAAATGGAGTTGTTAAGAAGAAGACGGCAACAACAACAAGAATATGAATATGATTATGGTCGTCGAGGGCAAGGTCAAGGTCGTTTGGGGTATGGATATGACGACCAGTTTCGACAAAGGTATATGGAAGATAGTGACGATTATGGTCGAATTTTATTACAGAGAAGAGCATTTGAAAAAACAAATATTTCGTCAACACAATTGAAAGAAGTTTCCATACGAGCAATGCAAACAGACTTCAAACTGATTAGGGTAGTGCTATGGTTATGCGATTTTAGAGAGGGTAAAATGCTCATGGTAAAAACGCATATTGGACCAAATGTTATTTTATCTCTGCCTTCACAACAGCAATTTCCTGGCGGAAACAAATTAAGCGGATACGCCCTTTTGCAACAGCTGTGCAAACGATTTTTCAAAACAGATGCGGTTATAAGAAAATGGACACCTGAATATGCATATGTTTACTCTTCCACTTCAACGGGCGTCTTTATTTACAGCGCCAAGTCGAATGAATTACCCAAAGAAACAATGGATACGGCATTTGTTCCAATGAACGCCGTTTTTAACAGAGTAACAGAAGTAAAGGGGCAAGCATCGCAAATATCTATATCCAATAGTGACAAGTCAATTGTTGAGGAAATATTTAAGGTTGTTGCATTAATACAAGGCGGGCTTATATCTTCGACGTCCAAAGAATACAACGACATTGTGGCTCGGCTTGTTACCAGAACTGTTCCGCCGCATTTGCGTTCTGTTATATCCGAGTCAAAACGAACAAATAACATTGAAGCCAATGTAAATTTCCTCATCAAGTTATTTTTCTCACCAAATAATTTATTTTTTGTTCGAGGGAATGCTCCGTACTATATTTATTCCACTCAAAGAAATTGTAAAATATCTACAATTGTGAAGCAAGAGGGATATGATGACGACAGTTATTTAACGTGCTTGAAGTTATTTTTACAAACAGAGACGGATTTCAAGAACAAGGATAAGGGCAAAGCGAGTAATTTCCGGGTAGGTTGTGCTGTAAAAAAGAAACTAATTACCGATAATTTTTCAGCTGTTTGGGATAATTTTTGGGGGGACCTTATTGAATCTGAAGAACAAAGCAAATATGACGACCAACTTGCAATAGATGTTGAAGGTAAAGAAGGGGCAGCAGAAGGCGAAGGTAAAGCGGCAGATAAAGAAGGTAAAGAAGGTAAAGAAGGTGAAGGCGATGATAAAGAGTCATCAACGTCAACAGTATGTTTAGAGTTGGCAAAACAGAGCGGTGTACTAATGTATGATTTACCGGAAAATTGGAATGTTTCAAAATATTGGCCGATGAAATATAATGATGTATACTATAATATTCGCGCAAATGAAAAGTACAAGTTCAATAATGAATATTTTTATGATTTAGATGGTCAACTTCAAAAAACTCAACGAGTAGCTCTTAATGATTCATATTTAGGATTCAGCTGTATGGCATATTATAAAAATGGAAATAATCCTGTTTTATTTTTGGGAGACATGGGTACTCTTGTAGCTCCGGCAGCACAACCAGGGAGAGTATATAAATTAGATTTGAAAACGCACAAGTTGACAAAATTCATTGAAACTGATGCAAACAGGAATGTATCGTGTATGGATATTTTAGATGTGGAAGGGGGAGATGGTTACATGTTGGTTGGTGGTAATTTTACCCAAATAAGAACTTTTAGGTATGATTCTGTTACCAACAATGTTGTTCCAGTTCAACCGGCATTAGAACCAATAACTGTAGGCGCAGCAATGATTAATTTGAAGACGTATGAGGTTATAAAACTTTACGATAATACTCTTCCTCCTCTTGTTGTTGGTCCTCTTCCTGTTGTAAAAAAAGTATGCATATGTAAAACTAAAAAAATAGTCAAAGCGAAAGGGGGAACACAAGCTGAAAATATTGAAGGATATGTTGCATTAATTGGAGGTGTGTTTGAAATCAATACAAGAAATGATAATAATCCTGGTGGTCCCCATCCTCTTAATAATCTAGAACAAATAAAAAATATTGGGTGTGTATTGATTAGAAAAGATTCGGTTAATCCGAATAATCCGAACATGGAAGCGCGATTGGTTGCAGTTGATAGTAAAGTTGCATTGACGGTAAGAAGTAGAATAATAAATACTGTTGCTGCCGCCAATTTTAAATTAACATCAATTATATGTCAAGAGAATGAAGATAATGATAAAACCGAAACTGTATTTTTTATAGGTGGTAGATTTGACCAATATAATACCAATACCATCGACTATGTGGCAGGAGGAGCTCCAAGAATAAATGTAGTAGCATGTAATGGAATCATAAAACTTAAACTTAAGTGTAAATATGATGATGATGATACTGTAAGTAAGTACAACCAAGCAAGTGAGATTGAACCTGTTAATGTAAATGCTGCCGGAAATGCCGATCCAATTGTTTTTGCGTCACTTCAATATGGAATAATAAATTCAAAAGAGTATTTATTTTGTTTTACAGCGTTTGACAATGGTGGAAACGTTGATACAATTTTGAATGTATATGATGTAGAGTCAAAGTTAAATGTTTTACAGGTACAAATGCCGCCGCCAATTCCGCCAATTCCGCCAATTCCGCCAATTCAATTAATCGACTACGTATTTCAAACATTATTGCTTACAAAAGATGATAATCAGAATGTATTAATTATGAGTTTTACAAAAAATAATGCACCACTAAACTATACGTATACATGCAATGTGAGCAGTTTAAATAAAGATGCAGCGGTACCGATTCAAGTTATTGCAACTGCAAGTAATGACAATGCTAATATTTCCAAAGATAATTATATTTATGATATGTTTTATCGTAAAGATACTGGTGAAGTATTTATTGCACACATGTATCCACTTATAATTTCTGCAACAGAATATCCGCAATATCCGCTAACTATCCGTTCTAATTACCAAGAAATAGGTGAATGGAAACTGGAGAGTATATTAAAAGACAATGCAAGTGAAATAGATAAATTTAATAAATTTATTGATCAGGTATTTGAGATGAATAAAATATTTAAATTGAATCCTTCAATGGTATTATTTCTTCAAGATGTAGACAATCGACAAAAAAATACAGATAATTCTAGTATAACTAAACAGCGTCTAGAAAAAATGAAAGATGATTTGATAAGCCAAGCTCTTTCTCTTATTTTTGCGAACAGCGGTCTAGGTTGGTTTACGAGAGCCAATGTTTCAACAATTGACATAGAGTCACCTTGCAATGATATTGGTGGAAATATTGAAGAAATTATGAGTTTTATAAATACGTTTGATTCAAATGTTTACGTATTTCCGGGGGAGGTGGCGATATCTGAAAGAATCTTAAGATTTATATATAAATTTATAGGTAACCTTGTATTCATGTTAATATACGTTGGGTGTAATAAGTTGGCTGAATTAATTTGTGATAATTATGTTGATTTGGTAATAGTACCACAACCGCCGGCGCCACTTGCACCACCTGGATATGTGCGACTTGACAGAGCTAATTGGAGGAGGCGGTTTAAAGGGATTATTGATGGAAAACAAGAAATTAAAAATTTAATTGATAAAATCAGAAAAAATGTAAATGCTGATATAATAAAATCTTTTAAAATATGTAGTGACCCGGAAACAAGAACAGGTGTCGCATATTTGAAATATAACTATAATCAAAATTTAAACTCTTTAATTACATTAAAAAATCAAGATAATCTTAAAAATAAAATTTATGAATATGGTAAGTCTGCATTTTTTTCTTCAAGTGATAAATCATTTCATTCAAGTTATATAGATCCAGGTTCCACAGTGGCAATTGAACGAATTAATTTTTGCAGTTTTTATAAATTTGATAGGACAGCAGTTGCAGGTCCCGCTTTATTTGGAAACATTGGAAACGCGGATTCGGAAACGGTCTATGTGAGTGTTGATATTTTTGGTGATGGTACAAAAAGTAGTCAAGTATTTGAATTTTTGGATATAATTCGAAGATATTTTGTGAATTTGAGGAGCGGAGCAGTCATTGTAGATATAGGAATAAGTGGTCCAATAAAACGACTTACATTTGGTGGTGATTTTGGTTGTAATTTATTAAACGATGAAGTGTGTAGAAAATTTAAATCGAAACAAATGAAAATATATACAAGTGACAAAAACAAAGATGCATTATTTAATGATACAGCTACAAACCATATATTTATGATTGATGTTGATTTAGAGACGACAGCCGTACAAGCTGGTGGTAATGGTGACGGTTATAAAAATAATCAAAATAATCAAAATAATCAAAACCGCATTTGCATAGGAGAGTGCATTGAAAATATGAATCGAGTTGTAACCAGTAAAAGAAAAACGCGCCGCAAAGTCCCGTTGTTGTTGTCGTCTTCATAGAAGCGGGTGTAATCATAAGAATAATAAATGGAATTATTCGTATTTTATTTAGATGAAAAATATTTTAATAGATAAAAGATAGATAAAGGCAAACAACAATCCAATAAAATATGAGCAACAACAAAAATGAAACAACAGGAACAGTTACGGTTGTAACGGCATATTATTGTGTAAAGTCAAAACACGAACCGAACCAATATCATGCGTGGATAAATAATTTACTGTTGCATGTGGGTCGGAATTGTAAGATGGTGATTTTTACGTCTCCGGATTTGGTTAAATATATGAATGCAGTGTGTAAAAAGAATGACTTGGGTGCATCTTTTACGGTGATAAGTATGGAAATGAAGGAATTCAAGTTGTTGAAACGGTATCCAATGAAAACGTGGGTTCAACAATATGAGATGGACCCGCAAAAATCGTGCGGTCGAACAATAGAATGTTATTTGATATGGAATTCCAAGTTGATGTTTCTGAAGGAGGCAATAGAACGGAATATATATGGTAGCGACAAGTATGTTTGGATAGATATTGGCAGCTGTAGGACGACAACGATGACGTCAAATGAATCAAATGAATTGGAACATTTTCCGAGGTATGAAAATATATCGAATGATGACAAGGTAGACATTGTGTTATTGCGCCCGTATTCGCTGGAAGAAAAGAAACAGGTAATTTTTTACAACACTGTGCATTTAAGTGGTGCAATGTTTGGAGGAAACATAAAGGCAATAAATCGTTTATATGAACAATTTTACAAGGCACTAGATGTATATTTATACGGAAAGCATTTTGCCGGATGTGACCAGCAAGTTTTGTCAACATGTTGTGTGCATAATCCAGAAATATTTAATATAATTATTCCAGACAGTAAAAAAGGTGATATTTGGTTTTACTTGTATCATCATTGGGGTTGTTTAAAAATGTTTAAATTAAAAAACTAAAAATAAAAACTAAAAATAAAAAAAACATTAGTGATTTTTTATTTTTATTTCAAAGTGTTATACAAGTGACATGTCGCATTACGGCATAATACTACCTACCAGTCACGGCATACTACCAGCACTAATCACTAAACCAGTTATCAGAGTCGTAATCCGCGCATGCATTAGGATTTTCTTCAAACATGAACTGAAATCGTTTCATGTTTTTCAAGTAAGCTGGTGACACGTACCAACGAATCGGAGCTTTTTTTCCGAGTGTTTTCAAGTCTTTGACATTGCAGATGCCGGTTTGGCCGCGTTTGACTCCATGAACTTCATATTTCGGCGTTTTTTTGATGCCATAATGGGCTAACGCGGAGGCAGAACCCGATAGACCGCGTAAGACGTCAGGGCGTGGCACAATTGTTGTACCTGGCCACATGTTTGCATTTGTGGACATGGTCCAAAGTGCTGCTTCGGGAGTATATTGTTGGACTTGCGATTGCCAGTACGACGGGTTCCAGTGGAGTTTGGCGCCTTCAATGTAGACTTTTTCAAAGTCTTCGACGGTTTTGCATTTACATAATTCGTCTGCGCGGTTGTGAAACAACAATGCCATAAATTCAGGGTGTATATTTCTTATTGTCGAGTTCCACGGAACCAAGTAGCCGTAATCAGGTGGAAGAGGAAAGGTTGGGTTAAGAGTAGAAAATCGGGTTTCGTCGTCAACCTGGTAGTATGGCTTGTAGACTTTTATAAACCCAAGAGCTTTTTCTTCCGGCGTAGTGGAGGTCATGTTTGGAACAATGTGCCAATTCACTCTTTGTCTCCATACCTTGACTTTTTCAGAATAAATTTGGTTAGAGTACTTGTGATTTTCACTGTATTCATTATTATGCCACTCTTGCATGTCCTCGCTATTTTTGAAGATGGGAGCGACAGTTGGAGCGCCAGGTCGAGTGAGTGAAATATGCGCTGGGAAAGAATTTGGGTCGTCGTCGTGATGTTGAGGATGAGGACGTTCGATTGGTTTGATAGGTTCTGATGTTATTAGCTGTGGTGTTTCTTCTGTTTCTTCTTCTTTTTGTTGTTTTTGTTTTTGTTTTTCGGGAGCAGCGCAATCACCGCTATTACCATTTTTTTTGGTTTGAATTTTTGGTGGGAGTAGAACGAATATGTCGCCTTGTTGTTGTTGTTGAGCAGTTGAAGTTAAAGCAGGAACAACTGCAGGAGCAGCAGCAGGAGTCTTTTTTACAATTGAAGCCCAAGATTTCATTGAAGTGTGTGTTGGTGAATTGTCCGAAAACTGATAACTTTTAAAATAAAGAAAAAAAAATCAATTTATATTTTTATTCTACATCATTCTGTTGAATCTATATTTCAAAATCGTATTCTGAAATTTTTTAATAATACTTGTATCAGGACCTTTATAAAAAACAAAAAAATTTCCATTTTCGTCTGCGGTAACTCCAAGTGGTGACTCATCTGGTGAACTTTGAATTGTCATAATGTGATACCCGTCATAAGAAAAAATTTCCACGCATCCGGTTGTATGACTTGTGACAATCAAATGATTCATTATTCCCAAAGCAAGTGAACTAGGTTTGTAACGAGAAACTGACGACGGATTAATATTCGGAGGTGGACCGATAGTTCTTATATAAGTTCCATCACTTAGTTGAAACACTTGAATTCGACCGTTGTCTGCATCGGCAACTATCAAATGACGACCGGTATTGTCAATAATAAATGACGGAATTAATTTTCCAAGTTCTTCACACACAAAATCGCGAAGGTGGGTTAAATCGCTTTTTTTATAAACGTGAAATAATATTTGTCTAGGGCTGTATTCGAGCACTACGATTTCGTCCATATCCGGATTTGGATTTATAGCAAACTTGAAAATATCATCCGCTTTATTTACAAACCGTTTGACTGCACTAGTAGGATTAGGATTATCCGAATTAGTATAATCAAATTTTCGTAACAAACAATTGTTAAATTCGCGCATCATATTTGTACCTCTACCCATTATAAAAAGATGATTGGGGTTATTTTTATCCCACGCAAAACATGTTATTGAGTTACCAACATATTTCTTTTTACCATTCTCTCTTACAATTTCTCTTCCGTTATTACATTCAAGTGAAAAATCGGCTAAATCGTTACTATCATTATGTGGGTTATTATACAATACATAACCGTTGACTGTTTTATTAACAAGCATAAAAATATTGAATTTATTAACAGTTTCACGAGAAGAAGGGTTATTTCTTAATGAAAGCATAGAGTCAAAAATATACCCCGGTCTAGAATGCGGATATGGTCTATTTTCGTACTCACTCAAGTCGATACTACAATTTAGATGATATTTTTCGTCAATTTTTGTCTTATGAGAAGGCGGTAAGGAATACACTATGCCATCAACAATAGAAGGCACTTTTCGTTTTCGATTTTTTTTCGGTGATTGTAATGTTTTAAAAGTCATTGGAGGAATATGTATACTTTTTTTAGAATGTGGCGTGACGCGCGTGGGCGTCTGGTGTTTGGGCGTGTGTTTCGTGGGCGTGTGTTTCGTGGGCGTGTGTTTCGTGGGCGTGTGTTTCGTGGGCGTGTGTTTCGTGGGCGTGCGGCGTTTAGTGGGCGTGTGTTTAGTGGGTGTAGAGGGGGCTTCTCCAGTTTTCATTCCTCCTTTGAAATTATCACTAAAATATTTATTTTTATTAGTTGTTTTTTTATTAATTATTTTTTTCTTATGTGTTTTTCTATTTCGAAATAATAATTTTTTCATTATTGAATCTTATATATATACATGTGTATATATATTTTTTTGAAGTAAGTAAAATACAAAGGTTCAAGGTTCAATCAGAACAAATAGATTCGAGCATATTCAAATCGAGATGTGGCATTTCGGTGTGACATTCCCAAAAGAATTTGCAAAACGACCAATTTACGCGATGGTTGGTGGTATAAAGGGATTCAGGGTCGCACCGTTTCAAAAGTTTATCCACGATTTTGGGCGGAAGCAGATGCAGGCTCGGGCGCGGAAGCACGTAACAAAGTTGAACGACATCGCGAATTGGGTCAGGTGCTTTAACCTCAAGAAAATTGTAACATTTAGAATCGGGAATGAATTGAAGCAAGTCTTTCAACAGTGGCGGATAGTGGTAGTTGTAAGACCATCGCCAGTCGACGCAGCCGCTTGAATAATATTTAAATGTCCATTCCATACCTTCTAGGTAATTGGTACATATTTTTTTGCATTCAGATGCTGTCATTTTAATATGGAACAGCGTTTCATAATAGCGGCGCTCCCAATTATTTGTAAATGGATTGATTTGTTTTTCCTTGTTTCGATATCTGATGGGACACATGTTTAGTTCATCGATGCTGGACGGCAGTTCATCGTTTGACCATTCGCTAACAATATCGGAAATTTCAACAGAAGTTGCAAAATTTGTTTCGGGATTTGGATAAGACTTTGAATTATTTGAACTATGCAGGAGCTGTTGTTGCTGCAAGCGGTCGCGCTTTTTATATTCTTGACGAAACAGCGAGTCTTCATTATTTGCCAGATATTCGACGAACACTTTGTAGTTGGTCCAATTTATGTATACAAGGGAACCTACGGTGCCAAGCATACAAAGTGAAACGGCGCCCCTCTGACCCATCCCTTCAAATATGGGCAAGGGGTCAGAGGGGACAGCATGTCCCTTCGAGCAAATGAGATACTCGCCCGGTTTACATCCGATGGTTTGTCGGTATGCTTCAAGGAGCGTATCAATTCCGGTAGTTCGAATATTAACCGCTGGAAAATGAGGCATGAAGTCATTTCCAAGCATGAAACAAATAAAAATATAGTCAAACATTCTGCATTTTTCATTTTGAAATTCTATTTTTTCGCTGACTTGTCCGCAGTTATCGTGCATGCAGTTCATGTATTTGATGATGGATTGCGCCAGGTCGGGAATGTCAACAAAGTATTGGCACGTTTCATCGAGGGTTCTATCGACTGTTTTCAGAAATTCGGGTGTTTCACGGTACAAGAAGATGCGTTCAGAAATGTGCAAATGATTGAGGCAAAGCATAATGAGGTCGGCATCAAGTCCATAAATGATGGTGGTTTGATTTTTGTGCGCATCAGGAAAATCTCGAATGTATTGAAATATTTTATGTTCGCCTTCGCCTGATTCACAGCTGGAAGAAACAATAACTTTTGGATTGGATTTGAAATGCGCGGTAACAAAAGTGTGAAGTTTATTCATGAATGCGGTGCCGGGTGTAATGGAGCTAGTATTCCAAATGGCCGAAGTGTCTGGATTTTGATTTACTGTATTTAAATTTTTATTGGAATTTTTATTTGGTTTGTTTGCATTATTAGTTGCATTATTTTTATCGATGCGTTTTTGCAAGTCGCCAGTTAGCCAAGACTTGTAGCGACGTTCGCGCTGTTGATTTAGTTTTGCGACAGGTGCAACGCCGTCAAATGCAATAATAATTTTTTCCTTGGGTTGAAACATCTCAATATAAGTTTGAATTTTATTGCATACGGAAAGAATAATTTCGGCTTCATATACATCAATATTTTTTGTTCCCATGACAGTTTCGTATACGGCATTGTAAATGATGCCGTTGCAGTCTGCATAAAAGTTGTCAACATTGGCTCCGAGCAAGGCTATTTTTTTTAGAATAGCCGGATGGCGTTTTACAATGTGTAAGAAATAAGAAGGTATTCCCATGTTGTTGTGATGTGGTGTGTATTAACGTGGTGTTGGCTGGCTTATATATGCATTCAATGTAACCTTTAATAACTTTATGAATATACTTTATATACATGCATTCATGAAACAAGTTGAATATTGTAAAAGTATAAAAAATATAAATAAAATAATATATACATTATAAATAAATAAATTTTAAATAAATTTAAGAATAAATAATAAAGAAAAGAATAGGAAAAATAAAGAAAAAGAAAAAATAATGAAAACTAAAAATTTTAAAATAAAAGTTGATTTTCCGTCACCGTCTGAATGTTTGTCGGTGGCTGCGAACACCGCCACCAATACGACATTAACCACGACAATAACAACAACTGCCGAAGTGTCCTGCATGTTATTGCAAATAGAAAGGTTAAGAGAGATGATTCAGAAGACAATTCTTGCGCAACATCAGTATAAACTTGTTGATATTTTGAGCACAAATGACATAAATCTTTCAATACAGTATTTAGAAAAAATATATAGAAATTTTGATGGCATTGAGACAGGATTGCATTCTGCTTCGAATAAAACGATATTAGAATTGAAGTATGAAATCAAGTTAGTTATGAGCGAAATGTCGTCAATATTTAGAAATTATGGCACTCATTCAATTAGCGACTTGCTTGAAGTGACGATAGGAAGTGACCATGTGAAATATGCAACGACACAGGTGATGACAGCGGCGGTGATGACAGGAGCAGCAGCAGCATCATCAGCATCAGCATCATCAGCATCAGCAGCAGCAGCAGCAGGAGCAGGAATAGAATGGGATCATAAGAAATACGAGGTGTTGAAAATGTATTTTCATCCTATAAATTTCAAAATGTTACCATGGAAGAATGAGAGAAAGAGTGCAACGAGCGACAAGTTGATACAAAAAAATCGAATTGTGGAAGATTTTGTCATTGTAGAAAAGTCGACAAATTTGGATTGTTTTGATTTGGCAAGGACGAATAAGAATTTTGCGAGTCGTGTATTTGGAATAAAGGTTGCGGTGCACAACTATGTTGAACAAAAAACGCTAATAATAAATGGGCTTGTGGACAATGTGCTGTTGGATTGTATTTCGTTCGAACACGTTACAAATAGGGTTGCACATTTATGGAAAAATGTTCCCAAGGACCCAGAATTTATGGCAGAGTCATTTACCAAGTACATAAAGTCCTTGTCATTGAAAGACATTTTGGTATTTTCAAATGACGAATTGTATTCCAGATATTTGTCAAATATCAGCGTTATTCAAGTTATGAAGCAAAAGCAAACATCGCAACTTGTAAAAGAGTTTATAAATACGGATTTATTTTCTCAACGGTCTATGCTTATTCAGTTGTTGTTGAAGTCAAACGAGCACGAATACAAATATTTGTCATATTTATTGTATGACATGTTGTCGAATGAAATAAATCCGCAAGTGGAGTCGAATGAGCAAACGGCGTTGTTCAACAGTTTGCCCTGGAATATGAAGTTATATTTCAAGGATGCGATGAAACAGACGGTGTCTTACACTAACGCAATTTCAAAATACGATGCCGGCAATATTCCTTTGGAGCAGCAAATTTGCCTGTTAAAAACGACGGATGCGGTAAAGGAAAAAGCAATGGTAAAGTTGCGCGAGATTAAATCCAAATCAGACGATACGACAACAAAGGCTCGTCAGTATTTGGACGGATTGTTAAAGATACCTTTCGGCGCATTTTCGAGGGAAAAAATATTGGATGAAATGGCGGTGGTAAAGGAAGTTTATTCGCAAATGCAAATACGTTCTAGAAATATATTTTGCGAAGATGATGATGATGATGAGGATGGCGAAGCAAAAACAGAAAAAACAGAAAAAACAGAAAAAACAGAAAAAATAACAATATTGGAAATAAAAAATTCGTGTATAAAAATAAACAACCGCATAGACGAAATTGCATCAAAGTATTTGAATAAATTCATTATTGGTTTAATAAGCAATCATAAAAAGGATGCATTGCTGAGTGTGTTGACTAAAGTAACAATGTTTATAAAAAAAAATAAACTAAATATTGTGGTTGTGGCAATGTCAGGAAAAACTGTTGAGCACATAAGGACGTTGATAGAATGTTGTATTACCAATGTATTTAAAATTGCATTAATGAGTTTGAAAAAATGTAAAAAAGGCGAGGGCGAAGATTGTGTATTGCAAAAGTGCGATGATTTTTTCAAAGAATTGTTAGGCGAACATTGTTTGGATAAGAAATATGAGTCACCGATATCATTAATGCGCGACTTGATAAATGATTCGAGCAAGATGGAAAGAATAATGAATGGCGTTGGCGATTATGTAACAAATGTTTCTGCAACACTGGACTCGGCGGTTCATGGACATATTCAGGCGAAGCGTCAAATTGAACGCATAATAGGTCAGTGGATTAGTGGAGAATCAACTGGTTACTGTTTTGGATTTGAAGGTCCTCCGGGCATCGGAAAAACGAGTTTGGCAAAATATGGTTTGGCAAATTGTTTAAAGAATGAAAATGGTGAAAGTCGACCGTTTGCGTTTGTAGCCATGGGTGGTTCGAGTAACGGCAGCACGTTAGAAGGGCACAATTATACATATGTCGGTTCAATGTGGGGTAAAATTGTGGATATATTGATGGATAAAAAATGCATGAATCCGATAATATTTATTGATGAACTGGATAAAATAAGCAATACGGACCATGGTCGAGAAATTGTAGGCATATTAACGCATTTAATTGATTCGACCCAAAATGATTGTTTTCAAGATAAGTATTTCAATGGAATTGATTTAGATTTATCAAAAGCGCTTTTTATATTTTCATACAATGACCCTGGTGCCGTTGATAAAATTTTGTTGGATAGAATTCATCGAGTTAAATTTAAACACATCACTCTAGATGAGAAACTAGTAATTTGCAAAAATTATTTGCTTCCGGAGCTTTACAAAAAGATGGGTTTAGAGAATGGTGTGGTTGAACTGTCTGAAGATAATTTAAAGTTTATAATTGAAAAGTACACGTGCGAACCTGGTGTGAGGAAATTAAAAGAGTTGTTGTTTGAAATTATTGGAGAGATTAATCTTAAATGCATTAAAATGAAAACGAAAAGTAATAATGATTCCATCTCTCTTCCTGTTGTAATAACGAATGAAGAAATCAAGACGAACTATTTGCGCGAGCGACATGAAATTCGAGTTCAGCAGATTAGCGCGAGTTCAAAGGTGGGTATAATTAATGGTCTTTGGGCAAATGCGGTAGGTCGCGGTGGAATAATACCGATTGAGGCGCATTTTTTTCCGTGTGACCGCTTTTTTGATTTGAAATTGACGGGAATGCAGGGAGATGTGATGAAGGAGAGTATGAATGTTGCAAAGACTCTGGCATGGTCCTTGTTGACAGAAGATGAAATGACGCGCAATTTGGAAATATTTACTAAAACGAAAATGCAGGGTATTCACATTCATTGTCCGGAAGGTGCTACACCGAAGGACGGCCCGTCCGCCGGTACTGCAATAACGTGTGTTTTATATAGTCTTTTGACGAATAAAAAAATAGATAACCGGATAGCAATAACCGGCGAGATTAATTTGCAGGGACACGTTACGGCGATTGGCGGATTGGACTTGAAAATAATGGGGGGGATAAATGGAGGTGTAACAACCTTCATTTTTCCTAAAGATAATAAGAAAGACTATGATGAATTTATGGAAAAGAACGGTACAAAAGAAGAAGTAAAGTCAATTGTATTTATTCAAGTTTCATCGATTCAAGAAGTTTTGGGTATGATATTTTGTTAGTGGCTGCGGTGTCCGCGTCCGCGTCCGCGAGTTCTGCCGTGTCCGCGAGTTCTGCCGTGTCCGCGAGTTCTGCCATGTCCGCGAGTTCTGCCATGTCCGCGTCCACGACCTTTAGCGTGGCTACGGTTGCGACCACCCATTATTGCTGACGGCGGTGTTGGTGCCACGGTTGCTTGTGCTGTTGCTGGTGCTCCTGGTGCTGCTGGTGCTGAAGGTGCTGAACCCATTTCTTAGATTTATAATATAGTATTATATATATTATATGATATTATAAATTTATAATAAATAAAAATAAAAATATAATTTACTATAAATAAAATGTACTAAATATCATAAAAATGTTTAATAATCTTATTTAATTTTATAATATTATTACATTATACAAGTATTATAAAAACGCATAAATAATGTTTGATATTCTATATAAACTATATCATAAAAAGAATGCATTTCATATATTTTTAATATCATTTATAGTGTTTGGATTTTTAAATATTATTGAAAATGTAATTCATTATAATATTGGAAAAATGTCAAATAAAAAATTAGAGATTACAAACCCATCGAAAAAAGATTGGAAAAAAATAGTAATAACAATGTTTATATTTGCACTATTGCAGGGTGCATTAACATTGTATCTCTATTGAGATTTTATTTTTTTTTTATTTTTTATTTTTTATTTTTTTTGATGGGTTGGGTCTCATTCTTCAGATTTCCCCGCGCAGAAACATGGATGCAATTTCGGGAGTTGATGTGTCAAACCCGGCAAGGTTGAGTGTTTTCCTGTCATTTGGGTCCACGATGGTGAAGCAGTTGCCAGTCATTCCGATGACAATCAGTTTCGTCTCCGTTCCCATGAGTTGTCGGTACCTGACGAGCGCTGACTGGGGGTGTTCATTGGGCGCGTAGGTTTCATTGTCAGTGAGAACAATGAATGCATCAATCTTCAGGTTGTGTTTGATTGCGTGCAAGATGGGAAGAACACAGTCAGTAGAGCTGAAACTCATGCCACTTGTGGCACTGAGAGCTTGGTCGATTGTCATTCCGCGTCGCAATTGGTTTCGCGAAGGTGTACTCATGTCAGTCAATCCGTCGGAGAATGCAACAATGCTGACATTTTTTTCGGTTTCAAGGTACAGGAGCGCCATTGCAATGGATGCGTCGCGACAAGTGAGCACTTTTGAACCGATAACCGCTGAGCTCATGCTTCCACTGACATCGACTGCAACCATGATGGATTGACCGGTTGGTGTGATGGTGCCGTATGACAACTGGTACAGCTGAGTGAATGCATTCGAGATGAAGTGGTTCGGAACCCATGAAAGAGAGCCGAGGTCACCGTATCCGTTCTTGTACACTTTTGAGGCGACGAGGACTTTGATGGGGTGAATGCGCGCTTTCAGAATTGCTGTTTGGTCGGTCATGCGTGCGACGATTTCCTTGTACTTGTCGCCGACAACTCCATTTTGCGTCATTTTCCCCAAATTTCGCAAAAGAGCTTCCAGGGGCATTGTTTCAAGTAGTGTTGCCCAAATTTCCCTGCTTCCAAAGAGGACGGTTGGAATGTGTTCGCGAACAAGGCGACCAGAGCGGATGAGAGCACACGCAAGTGCGACATTTGTCGCTTCGCCTGCTTGATGGACTGCATGCAAGTGTTTGAGGAGGTGTGCGACTTGTTGAAGTTGTGTGAGCTGTTCATGGTGGTGTTTCTTTCCATTCTTCTTCGCACCGCCGCCGCCCTCTTCATCATCGTCGGAATCTGCGACTGCTGCTGCAACTGTTGCAACGGGGGCTGTTGTAGGTGCAGCAGCAGCAGCAGCAGCCGAAGGCATTACGGATGTTACGGCGGCGACGAATCCTCCAACGAGTGATTTGACTGCAGTGGCAGCTACGGCGACAGTTTGTGTGGTGAATTGGGCGAGTGTTTTCTGGGTTGGGATGGGTGGAGTTTCGATTGAGTTCAATTTTGCAAAGAATTCCTCTTTTGTGAGTGCTTTGAATGGATTGGGAAGAATGAGTTTTCCGCTTGCTTTCAAGGTGGCAAGTGTCTTTTCAGAAGGAACCTTTGCTTTGCGGGAATTTTTCATCATCACGTAGTCAAACATGAGACGTGCGCCGTCATCTGCGAGGGTCGTCGGGTCAATGTGAACCATCCGAATGATGTCGGCGTGAGTCCATCCTTCACGGTTTTGGTACTTTGTCATCTGAAATGCAAGGTCGCGCCCATTTCGCGAAGTGTAGTAGTGGGAGACTGCTTTGCGAAACCCGGCGCCCCATCCTTTTCCCTTCTTCTCGGGTTTTGACATGGACAAGTCGCGAACAAACCCGGCAAGCATGAACATGTGAGTGGGAATGCGGACACACTCCTTCATAGTTTCAAATGCGATTTGTTTTTCGGCAGGACTCTTTGCAAAGACGATTGCGGCGGCAAGTGAAAGCAGCACCGGTTCTTGTTTGGGGGCGCGTCCACCGACTGAAACGGCTTTCAAAAGAGCGCAAAGTTGAACGAATTGAGTGGCATCGGGGTCACGAATCATTTTGAGAACAGAAAGTGCACATTCGAGATTGACATCCGAAGATTGTCTGTAGTAGTTGCCCATGTCTTTCGCGCCACCCAGAACGAGATAGCGATTGACATGTTCGAGCGTTGTCAATTTCCAGACATACCCCCCGGCGTCGTTCAACACCTGGTTGATGTCGTATTTGCAAGTTTGAGGGATGGACGCCCTATTTTGAGGCTGGTGAGCGACCATGGCGGCCGAACCGGCAGCAGATTTGGATTTGGATTTCTTCTTACCTTTTCCTTTATTTCCTCCAGCGGATGCGGATGCAGCTTTAGCAGAGGGCATTGTTGTGATTGATTGTACTTGTTTGGGAACATGCAAAACTTATTTATAAAATATAAAAATTCAATTTATATTTTATTTAAATTAAATACTTTTAACTTTTAAATAAAAAAAATAAAATAAAATGTAAAATATTTTATTTTATTTTTAGACTTAATTTCCTCTATTTTTATTTTTTTAGTATTTAGATTTAGATTTTTTTCTTCTTGAATTCGCGTTATAAGACTTGGATTTAGACTTGGATTTATATTTTTTTTTTCTTGAATGCCTGTGTTTTATTTTTGAATGTCTGGATTTTTTACCACCTTTACTTTCAAAAATATTTGAATCTACTGAACCTTGAGAACCATTTGAAGAACCTACTGCATCATCATCATCACTTAAATTTTCTGCTGCTGTTGCTTGTGCTGCTTTTGCTTCTCCTGCTGCTGTTGCTTGTGCCGTTTTTGCTTCTCCTGCTGCTGTTGCTTGTGCTGCTTTTGCTTGTGCTGCTTTTGCTTGGTGTAATTCTTTTAATAATTTCGTATATTTCTTTATTTTTTCTGGTTCTGATTGTTTATTTAACATAAAGTTACAATATAAAATACGGTCATCCAATGTGCTATTTTTAGCCTTGGCTTTTGTCTTAAGTTGTTTTTCTTCAAAATCATCTAATTCAACATATTCTGCAGCTTTGGATTGTGTCGATTTTCCTCTAAATGTGTCGGCCGCCCATCTCCACATATTATTGTGTATATATTATATATAATTATATTTTTTTGAATAAAGGGAATATAATTATATTTTTTTGAATAAAGGGAATATAATTATATTTATAAAATGATATAAATATATAAGTTAATATTATTATACTTGAATTAAATGCAAGCATATGAGTTTGACTATTGTGATACGTATGATTCCTATGGAAGTGGAGTAATGTTGGAAAACAATGGACTTAGAATGTTTACGTGCGACGAGTGTAAAGGGAAAAAAACATTTATAAAAAAAAGTGTGAATGATTCAAGGTTTAGATGCGAGAGTTGCATTCAGAACCTAAATCAAGCGCAAATGTTTGCTGCTACAGCATCCATTATGCCCAATTCATATGTTTTGGAAATGCCGCCACCATCATCGACGACGGCAGAAGTTGAAACAACGCCACAATTTTCATGGCGGTGGCTTCAATTTTTCACTTAGTTGGAGGAACGTATTTGCATTCCATATTTTATAGAAATTTTTTGGCGAAGTAAAGCGACGGGTTGTCCTGTAAGTCTTGCACGGTTTGCATCCGATTTTTTTCGCATTTCTGCGCGCGTTTTAATGTCATGGTCGTCATCCTCATGGTTGTTGCAGAAGAAGTCTTCTTTTTCTTCACATACTTCAGCATCATCGTCACCTACAGGCAATAGCAATAACTTGCTGTTTGTGCCGATTTCGCAATTCCAGAATCCGAATACTTTTTTGGTGAATGTATCAATGCAAGCGTTATCGGTAGAACGAAGGAAACAGTGACGATTGTCGATGAAGAAGCGACAGCATTTGGGAGGTGGCGCAATATAGTCGCTATAAGGTTTGAAAAACATGGAACTGGGAGGCGCAATGTCAAAATGGTGTTTTCGATATTTTTGTTGTTGTTGTTGTTGTTGATCTTCTTTTGGTTGTTTTTTTATTGTTATTTTGATTTTTTTTGTTGGCGAAGGCGCAACAGCAGGCGCAACAGCAGGCGCAACAGCAGGCGCAACAGCAGGCGCAACAATAGACTTAGGTGTAGATTCAGAAGTTTCAGAAGTTTTTTTTGAAACTAATGTAATTTTTATTGAAATTTTGATTTTTTGTTTTTTGATGGGAGGAACGGGAGGAACGGCAACTTCGGGTTTTGGTTTTTCAACTGCATGAACAAGAGCAACAACAGGAACAACAGGTTTGTATTTGGGGGGAGCATAATCTGGAAAGATGTTTGATAATGACGCAAATGAGGTAAGGGGGCGATGCTTCTGCTGCATATGCATAATCCAAGTGGTAAATAAGTTAGAATCCTGAAAAAAAGTAATATAAAAAAATAAAAATCAATTTATATTTTTCCATTATTATTATTAGAATTAGAATATTCGAATAATAATATAAAGTATAATTGTAATATTACTATATAGCTAATTAAAGTAAAAACGAAATGAATCCAGTCGATAAGATGGCGGCGATGCCAGTGGCAACAGCACCAGTAACAGCACCTGCAGAAACGACACGAATTGTAGAATATACTGGAGGTCGCGATGTGTTTATGGAATTATTGAAAACAAATCCTGGAGTGTTTATATTTAAATTTGGTGCAGAATGGTGCGGTCCTTGCAAAAAGATAAAAAAGTTTGTAGATAAAGTGTCGCTTGTTATTCCAGCGAACATCATGTATATATTCAGCGTGGATGTGGACAAGTGTTTTGATTTGTATGCATACTTGAAGCAAAAAAAAATGGTGTCGGGTATTCCAGTAATGCTGGCATATAAGGCGGGAAATATCACGTATGCACCCGATGCGTCTGTATCAGGAACAGACGAGAATGAGATAAAATATTTTTTTGATACATGTTTGAAGATGATGTCTACATCTTGACATTTTGACATGATGACATTATGATGCATTATTTATTGTATTATATGCACATCATTGCATTATTGCAATATTTCACCGTTTTTATAAACGTTGCACTTAAATTTTTGGTTAGAAGGACGGGAACAAATTTCGGCATTTGCAGGTGCATTGTAAAAAAGGAATGAGGGTTTATTTGCCATGAGAATTGATGTTGAAAGAATTGCCACACTTGCGCCGATGAGCGAGCTGAGAACAATCGCATAAACATTAGTGCATCGGTTATTCAACATGGTTATGCAGTCAATTATGTAGAATACGATGACTACTGTTAAAATGCTATAGTTCATTGAATTGTAAAACATGGGAACGGCTAGATAAATGAAAATAAAAGATAGAATTGCGCTGTTAATGGACGAGTTTGCGAATGATGACCCGGGAATGTTAACAATGCTGCAAATCGGATCCATGATTATTCCATCCTGGTTTTTCACTCCAAATGTTGAAAAACAAATAAAGTACACGATGATGAGAGTAAATAAGGAAGCAATATATATAATCCCCTTCATGTCAGAGTTTGAAATGCTGAGCATGACTAAAAATGCGGATAATATAAATGAACCGGATATAGAAATGATTTTAAACATGTTGGATAAAGATAGATCAATTATTGGCATTTTATTTGAGGGGGTTAACTACTGTTATGTTTTTTACTACTATTATATATATATTATTTAAAAAATTAATATATAAATAAATGCTACTAAAGATAAACATAAAACCTAAGGATTAAATTTTGAAGAATTTTGTATTATCCATTTTTTTAAAGATGCAACTGCGTTAGATTTATAAAATGAATTAATCATGAGTTTTACATTATGGTCGGATTTTGTCATATTAATAAAAAAATTAGAAATTACATTTCTTGTAACTGCTTTTTTATATTTGGAAATGTATTCTTGGATAGTAAAAATTTTTTTTTTGGTTCTAGCATTGACTTTATTATGAAAATTTAAAAAATATGTGCACAATTCTTTTTTTGTTGTTATTTTAGATTTATCTAAATTTTGCGTTTCTTGTTGTGCATGTTCTGCGCATTCAGGGCACGGAAGGTTTGCACTGATAAGAACAAAAAAGTGAAGGAGTGAATTTTTTATTTCATTAAAATGCTGATTTTTCATTTTGAATGCGAGTGTATGAAATAAATACCATACTGCTGGTCCCCAAACACTTTTTCCAACCATTGATTCTTGTAATATATTTAAATATATTATTCTTATTTTATTTTTATTTTATATTTAGGTATAAAATAAAAATATATATGCTAAATTAAATAAAATACTTAAATTTGATATTAATGTGAATGTGAATGTATAACCTTTGAGAGATTCTTGATTATATTTTTTGTGTTGATAATGTGTGGTAATGGCTGCAACTAGAATTATTTCATTTTTTAAGAAATAATATATAATAAGAATTTAAACCCATTTTAATATTTTTATTATTGGATAAAAATATTGAATTAAAAATGGATAACTCAAAATCAAATTACAAGGTTTGCACAAGTAAAAAATATTACATTATTGAAGGCGTCGATGCTGAAACCGAAACCGAAGATTGCGAAAATGATTTTTTCAATAAATTAAAATGCATGACTCAATGTAACGAAAGCATTGAAAATGTAAATATTGACACTTGTTGTTTGCTAACAAAAGAGGTATTGAATGATATTCACGTCACTTTGAACTGTGGTCATAAGTTCAATTATATTCCGCTGTACAAAGAGGTGGTCATTCAAAAAACATCTGCAGGCATGACTACGAATGGGTATTACAATTCATGCACACTGCGCTTGAATGAAATGAAGTGTCCATATTGTCGCAGAGTACAAGATAAGTTGTTGCCATTTTTGAACTATGATGATATTAAAAGGCTGAGGGGTGTGAATGGTCCAGAATCATTGTGTATGAAAGCGCGAATATGTGAACACATTGAAACTGCTATTATTAAAAGAAAGAATAGTAAGAAAAAAATATCAGATTCGTGTGAATGTAATGCGATTCATCTTGTAAATGGTGTATATTATTGTAAAAAACATTGCGACCAAGTTAATAATGGTTCTGCTGCCGTTGTTATTTCGACAACTGTAAGCGAAGATGTATGTGGCGTAATATTAAAGTCAGGAAAAAATAAAGGGCTACTGTGTACAAGTTCTTCAAAGTGTCGCATTCATGCGCATTTACGCAAGGGCGGTGGCATTGTTGCAGCTGTCGCCTCTCCCCAAATGGATTACCCAAATGGATTAATTCATTAATTCGTTTTTTTTCGAAATGTTTTTTTTTGTTTTTGACTTTTATGGTGACGATGATATTTTTTTATTTTTTTTGTTTTTTTTGTTTTTTTTCCACCACCGTCAATAAGGTCTGGGAAATATGGTTCAAGTGTTTGTCTCATTGCATTGTCGCTCTTGAATAGTCCTGTTTTTCTGTGTTTGTGCGGCGTTGATTCAGGTGGCATTTCGGCAAATAATTCTTTTATAATGCTGGGTGTAAATGGCGAACACGACGTGTCGATAATTAGAACATGTTCAAGGTCATCTATAACTTTGCTTAATTCGCCAAGTAATTCGAGAGTTGTAATTGAAGAATATTCGTCTTGGCAGTTGAATGCGGATTGACGATTAATTATTTCACTGAGAGGTTTTAAACCGTCAGAAGTTAATGCTTGAATGGAATGTGTATCATATCCTCCCAACGTTCCATGTTTTTTGCCGCATGAATATTTTTTATTTAAAAAAGGAATATTATTTTTGCGCGTTGATACGGCAAGGTTATAAACTCCTGATTCGAAATAGTTTCCAAGTACTCCTGTATGTTCAGTCTGCATAGCAAATGCACTCTTAAGTTCAATACTTTTTAAAGATTCTGTTGCACTGGCAGAAATTTCATTGATTGAGAATTCAATTGGAGTTTGCGGAAAATGCGATAAAAATTTTTCATCAAATTTTTTATAATTTTTTCTGTCGGTGCATACACTAGCGCCAATGTCGGACAAATAAAAGGTTGACACTGATTGCAGTGTATCATTCACGTCTGGTATATAATTTATTAAATTATTTGATTTTACAAATCCACCGTGTGTGTGCACAATTATAATTATTCCGCGTTGCAATGCTGATGCCGATGATGAAGATTTTGTTATTCTCGTTTTTTTTAATTTAAATTCTGGTGTCCAGTTTATTTTTTCATTTGCAACTTGTGCATTTGTTTTGTGAATGGTTCGAATGTGTGGATTTACATGTTTTACTTTGTGGTCTAGCATTCTTAAAAAGATTTGTTGGCTTCCGGTTAGCTGTTTATCCTTATCCATAGTTTTTGCAAATCGAATTGTTTTTCGTATTTTATTTGGATTAAAAGTTCTAACAATGCCATCCATTTCAGGACGAGTAGCCATTTTAATCGAATCGAGCAATGCGTAAGCTTCCTCACGCTCCTCACTAATGGGCGGCAATTTTGTTTCTTCTGATTTTGCTTTTTTTATTGTTGACGCTGCTGCTGCTGTTGCAAATGACCTTTTCGATGCAGTTGTAGTTGCTAAGTTTGCCACTGTCGTATTTTTTTTGGGTGTAGTTTTTTTACGCATAGTGAGTGTAGCCCTTTTTCTTGGAGGTGACCTTCGAGGTGATGACTTTTGAAGTGATAGACCCCATTCATCATCATCATCCTCTTCATTTTCTTTTAAATTCGGTTCGGGCACCTCAGGTTCTTTTTTTCCTAAAGTTGTTTTTCTATTTTTATAAAATGACATTTAGTTGATGATTGGGAACTGTTTGGTTGGTTAGTATGTATATAATGTGAACATATAATATTATATATATATTGTGCACATGATATAGAAACAAAATTCGTTATTATAATAGTTTATAAAAAATCGCCAAACCATACATCATGTTCAACATGCGCCATATTTTAACAAAAGGAAATGGGAATGAAAATGAAAACGAGTATAATTTGTTTCGAGTATTGGAACCATCAACTGAACAAGAAAATGAAAATAATAGTGAGAATAAAGAGACTGAGCTCGATGTTGTGGTTGTTACGCCCGAAATAACAAGACAAATATTGGTAGATAAATGTGGAGAACACGATTGGCTTTATGCGGATTGGAACGTGCGGGGTATTTTGCCGAGTCCGATGCGTCTAGTAATGTTTTGTCCGAGCATGTGTCAGTTGTGCGGAGTAGTTGATGATAGTATTCGACACGACCAATTTTATAGTGGATATGTCTATGAGCACGTGGGATTCAATTATTGTTGTAATTGCAAAGATAAGTTTTTCAGCGCATTGAAGGCTCGAGCTGAACCCATATGGGAACTACTACAATGTGAAACACTGCGAGATTTTTGGGGACCGAGAACGCGCCGAGACCCTATTACCAACGGCAGAATGTATTCTGGAAAATATAAATATGAAAAGTGGAGGGCTGTTTCAAGGTACGCTTCATATTCTGTTGACAATACAAAAGGGTTGCCGGGGGTTGAAAATGTGCTATTTATTTATTGCGAGATGAAAGATACAATTGTGGGTGAAATTACAAAATTGATTTCGGTATCGGATATTTTAAAATCAAATTACAATGCGTGCAAGAATGGTTTTTTTGACCCGTCTTATGACCCGAATGATGATGACCCCATTAACACGTTGGAACTTTCGGATGACGCGAAGATTGTGCTCTCGAAGGTTTAAAAGCAATGTGCACAAGTTTGTAGTTGTGTGTATCGGGAATAATGTCACGAATATTGTGTTGAGGACCACTTGGTCCAAACCATGTTTCAGGCGCAATTACAAGTTTGTTAGGGTTGCTATTTAAATAAGATGCCCACCAGCTGTAAGAGCTGTTTGCAATGATGTTGTGAGTGCAAGCTGACATTAGCCAAAAACAATATTCATCGTCCGGGTTATCAACAATGATTCTATGGGGAAGATTTTGAAACAACGGTTCATTTTGAATGAAGGTGACATCGTCAGAGAATATAATAAATATACTATTCTCTGTTGAAAAATGTGAAATAGCGTTTGAATAATATTCAGATAAAAGGTTAAGGTGAATGTGTGATAGTGATAAGTAATCGGTTCTTCTTACGTGGATGGAGACGGGGGTCAGTGTGTTGTTATCGTTGTTATCTTGTTTGTATTTCTCAATGACAGATTCGATAGTTTTGGAATGAGGATTGTGTAACATTTTAACGAATTCAGTTTTACAACTTTCGAAATACTTGTAAGATTGAAAGTATCCATAAATGCAGTTATTTATATAAGAGTCGAGATGAATTGGGTCATAAAAGAAATTGTTTTCGCGATACGTGATGTTATAATTTCGACTTGTGTTCAAGTCTAATTGAAAGTTTTTAAACATATTGTATTTAATAATATTTTTTCTTTTATTGTCGCTCCACATTTTAGTATAAAATTTTAAAGTTGATTTATTATTTTTAGATAATGCATAACAAGTTGCTACAATAAATAATAAATTTCCTATTCCACCCATCAAGTGAGCGGTTATTTCTTTTTTTCTGGGTTGTTTTTGCATTATGTTATATTATTTTATTAATTTTTGTTATATATTAAATTTATGTATAAATATCTTTATGCCATTGCATTATTTAAGTTAAATTCCAGATTTAATATTGTTTTTTTATTTCATAACGAATAAAGAATAAAAAAACAATACAATGCAAATGAATCAAATGAATGTGAGTAATGTTGAAGAGTTACCTGGGTGCTGTGTGATAGGGTTGTGTGTGTATAACAATGAACCGGGTCTGCCCAGTGTGCTGTCAAATATTGTAAAAATCATAGAGTCGTGTTTATTTGAAAAAATAACGGTGGTTGCATTTTACGATAATTCTTCAGACAACTCGTATTCAATAATGGAAGTTTTCAAAAAAAAATATGAAAGCGTGTGCGCAAACACTTTCAAAATGATTATTGTCGTAAACAAGCCAAATAGTCGAAATCGAAATATGCGCATGGATTTTGGAGGCGGAAGCAATGCGGTTTCCAGAGTGCTAGACACTGGCAGAACTGCAAGAATTGCCGTTGCAAGAAATGGTATACTACATGTCATTAGAGGTATGCACAATAGAGGATTTTTTAACAAGTATTTTATTATGATGGATAGTAATGAATATGCGTGTGTTGGGCAAATTAATATACCGACGTTGCGTAGTGCTTTGGAGCGTTCAGACGAATGGGATAGTGTGTCATTTAATAGGGAGGCGGGATATTATGATTATTGGGCGTTATCTTATGACCCGTACATTTATAGCATATATCATGTTGTGAATAAAAATGAAACACTGCATAATATTAGGGAAGATTTTGAAAAAAAATTAAAATATGCAAGTGCAATTTCAAAAAATGATAATAAAAAATATGATTTTATACCTGTATATTCTTCATATAATGGTTTTGCAGTATACAAAACTGATAAGTTTTTGAATTGCAGTTATAGTTCAAATATTGACATTAGATTATTTCCAAAAAACTTACTTCCGAAACAGATAATTAATAAGTTTACAAATGATTGCGAGCACAGGAAGTTTCATTTAGAAGCAATAAAAAAGAATAAAGCGCGCATCGTTGTTAGTCCGCTTTCAATATTTTATAAACTGCCGATTCGAAATCCGGGGTTGCGAGGTCCGGCTTAAACCATTAAATAGATTTTACATCAATTCAATAAAATTTAATAAAAGTATTTTTTATTTTTTTTTACGCGAGTTCGAGATAATTTTTTATTTTTTTTTATGCGAGTTCGAGATAATTTTTTATTTTTTTTACATGTATTTTTTTTTATCTTCATCTTCATTATTAAATGTTGTCTCCTGCCCCTGCCTCCGCGATCAACAACCAATCCTTCATTGTCGCTACCAGTAGGTTCCTCCATATCTTCACCAGAAATACCACGACATCCTTTTAATATAACCAATTTTTCATTTTCGGGATACAATGCTTGTATTTTTTGTAATATGTGATGACAGCTTGTTTGTTGATAGAGAGAACTAACTTCTTGATAATCAAATTTAATTGTAGATAAGGGTGTTATCCATGAGTAGAGTTTATACTTCTCAAAATGATTGACTAATTGTTGCATTCTTTGATTACTCAAAGTTGATAAATAAATTTTATTTTTTTTATCCTTTTCATTCTTGTGAGAAATTCTAAAATTATCCATAAATATTTCTAACCCATGTTCAGTTTTAAAATATTCATTTGCAAACATATCATTTTCTTTTTCCCATTCTACAATGCAATCATAATAATGTTGTAAAGTCGCAACATCTATCCCTCGACACATTAGTGCACCCAATTCTATTTCTTTGTCATTTTTAGAATAGTTCAAAGAAATGCAAAACATAATTCGCTGCTTTTCAAGACTTTCAAATTCCAAATGAAACTCTTCTTCATGACTTTCAAAATATTTTTTGTAATCATCTAAAGGAATGGAAGTTATATCAGGTTGCTGTGACTCAAACTCAATAATTCTTTTTTGAAACTCAGTTGTTTCCGTATATATATTTTTCATATCAGTTTGAGTTAATATTGTCTTTGAAATGTCCTGATATTCACGTTGAACATTATCAACCATGAATATACCTTCATCATAAATTTTAGTTCTTTTACCTCCAAAAAATAATTGATTACTAATTGTACTGACTCTACCTCTGACTCTACCTCCGCATCTTACTCGAATAGATTGATGTTTGACCTTTTGTGGATAAACAACATTTTTCTCCCGATATCCTTCTGCTAATTCAACATATGAACCTACAACAGATTCTGGAGATTTTACTATTTTGTTTATATCCGATATTACGGTGTTGTTTATATCCGATATTACGGTGTTTATGATACTCAATGGGCTTAATAATGGGTCGCCTAGTTTTGACAGTGTCATTACACACATATTGGGGTCAAAATGAATTTTCGCTCTATTACACATACTATGTCCATTAACAATAAAAACGCGAGTTATTTTAGTATTCATAACTTTTCTTTCATAATGAATTTTTTCACTTTCATCAATAAGCATTTGAGTTTGTTCAGGATTTTCAATTATACCATTTAAACAACCTATAATTTCTTTTAATACAGTATTTATATATGGTTCTCTATCTCCTTCAAAAACTTCAGGAAGTGTCCACGAAGATTCATGCGTTAAACTGCTGACGTAATGCCTTCCCCCTTCCCTGTATTCATTCCAGGGACGAATATTAGCTGGAAGCTTCTGTGAAATTTTATTTGTTTTCAAATTCATTAAATGCTCAGCAGGTTGGTCAGAAGTAGGTAGCAATCTAACCCAAGGATTATTATTATTTAAAATAATATTTTCAAAAATTGATACTATCACTGGTATTTTTTCAATAAAATTTGTTACTGTTATTTCTCTGATTTGTGGAAAGTTATATTTACCAAATTGACCAAATAAATAACTTTTGACATGAGTAAAAGGTCCGCCTCCTTCATCATGTGTTATATATATATCTAGTGCTCCATAAAATACAGGTCCTGTAACTTGGTGCGCTGGGGGTGGTTTCAAATTCAAAGTAAAATAAATACAATATTTATTGCAATATATTGGTAATAATTTAATAATATTGTCCATGTACTAAATAAATTAGTTAAATTAGCTTTACAAATAATGTAGTAAAGAAGAAGAACAAAAGAATAATTAAAAAAAATGTAAAAATAACAACGTACTTATTATAACTATATAAAATAAATATCAAATACAAATAAAATTATTTTATTAGCCCATTAATAGCCCATTAATACCGGTTTCAAAATCAACAGTTATATTCCATCCTAATTTTTTCAATTTGTCATTGCTAATATAGTAACGTTTATCATTGAATGGTCTGTCTTCTATATATTCAATATAGTCATTAAAATCGATACTGGTATTGTCGTCGTCAACATTTATAATTTTTCTAATGAGAATTTTTGCAACTTCAAGAATGCTGTATTCCATGCCTTCGTCACAACCAATATTGTAAATTTTGCCAATTTTGCCTTTTTCCAATATTGCAATAAATGCTGTTGCGGTGTCATACACGTGTAAAAATGCGCGCATGCAGTTTCCATTTTGGATTGTGACTTTTGAGCCGCTTTTAAGTTGATGTATGAATCTTGGTATAACTTTTTCAGGATATTGATTTGGACCGTACACGTTATTTCCTCGTGTTATAATAATTGGAATTTTAAATGAATGATTGTATGATTGCGCCAACAATTCGGCACTTGCTTTAGTGGCTGCATAAGGATTTGTGGGGCACAGTATTGACTTTTCGGTTTTAATGTCTGCCGACTCGTTTTCGCCGTAGACTTCATCCGTTGAAACGTGAATAAACAGTTTCAGTGTTTTACAATACAATCTTGCAGCTTCAAGTAAGTTATGCGTTCCTAAAATATTATCATTAGTATAAGCGATTGCATCAGTAAATGATGTTTGGACATGTGACTGTGCTGCGAAATGAACAATGTGTGTTATTTTATTTGTTTGAAATATATAATTCAATAAATCAGAACTTTGCAAGTTGCCTTTAATAAATGTATATCTCTCGACACATTGGCGGACAAGTTCATTCACATTATTTTCATTTGCACAATAATAAAGCGTATCAAAATTTATTATTTTAATATTTTCATATTTTGAAAAAATATTGTTTATAAAATGAGAACCGATAAACCCTGCTCCTCCAGTTACAAATAAAATGGTTTCATTGCTATCTTCAAAATGTGTTGGTGCATCGGTTTGAGTGTGCGGCGCGTACGCGTGCATATTGTTTTCGTTTTTATCAGCACGTTTATAATTTTTAATGGTATCTTCTATTGCATCTTTGATGCAGCGCACTTCGGGTGCAAACTTTTCTAGTGCGGTAGTATCCAAGTAGTTGTTAGAACGGTCGCAGGCTAAAATTTTGCGCTGTTCTTCCACACTAAAATTATTCCAGGTAAATTGCGGGTCAACATGTTTTTGATACATTTCTAAAATTTCATTGTGTGAAATTACACCGGGATTTGTGAGATTTATTGTGCCGACAAGACGCGATTTAATCATTTTTATGACAATCGGTAACAATTCATCAAGAACCGACATGGAATTCGGAACAGAACACACTTTTGAGTAGTTTACAATTTTTGTAATAAAATTTCGAGGACACTCACTTGCAACAATTGGCATTCTTATTCGCAAATTTAGTACATTTCCTGACAGTTGGTGCATAAGCCTGTCTGTAAAACCTTTTACAATCGAATAACCCGACCCAAAGAAATTAGGAATGTCGTCTTCGTTAAAGCCTTTATCCAGATGATTTTGGTCTAGGTTGGGGTTTATAATCGCCTCCATATTTTTATAACTAAAAATACACCCAGTTCCAAGATATGTGTAATGAATATTTCTTTCTTTGCATGCTAGCGCGAGCGAAATGGGACTGAATAGATTATCTTTAACATTTTCAACTAATTTTCCGGGCTGTTCTAAGTAATCAATGGTTGTATACTTGGTGGTGCCAATTGTGCCATGTGTACGCCCAATAAATGAAATTACATGCGAAGGCGCAACTTCGTCAAGTTCTTTACATAATTCCGGCGTATCATCAACTCGCGAATTACCAAGAACAAAGTCGATTGCATCGTTGGTATATTTTTCTTTTTCTTTTTGTAATAATTCTACAAATTGTGATCCAATCCAACCTGCGTGACCATATATAAGAATTTTCATTGGTATATTTTAATATATTTATTATATTTATTATATTTTATACTTATAATATAATATAATAAATGAGACTTTTTTATAAAAGAAAAAAACAAAAGCAAATAGTTCAGGTGCAACCGGGTAATAACAATGATGCTAGCATTCACTTTTTAGTAATGAATATGGATAAAAATAAAGATAGACTTGACATACTATTACCACAGTTGAATAATATAAATTGCAGTTATACAATAGTAAAAGGAATAGATGGGAATAATATGAAAAATGATACATATGCAATAAAAATATTATCACCACCTAAAAATGTTGAAAATAAATTATTAGGTGAAACATTTCACCACATTAGAACAAAAAATAGATGGACATATGATGGTACTGTTTCAACTTCATTTCCAAATTTAAAATTAAATGGACATTATGGAACCAAGGGGTTGACTTTATCCAACATTAAAGCTTTTATAGTTGCATCTAAATTGAATTATGAGTGGTTTTGTGTTTTAGAAGATGATTCCGAAATTGATACGAATATATATAATATTATTAAAAAGACTTCCATTATAAATAAAAATAAAGATATTATTTTATTGGATAAAAGAGACGGTGGCTGGGGGGGGACTTGTGCGATGTTGTATAATAAAAGAATTATCAAAACCTTGATAAGCGATTTAAATCCAATGTCGTTTTTTTCAAGAAATTCGCATAAAATTGGTGATGAAACCTTATGTAATTTATGGGATTGGAAATTGTGGAAATATGTAAAATATGTTAACAAAAAATTTACAATATGTCCCTGTGTTCCATCTGGAAAATTTAAATCGACAATTAATTTTTAATTGGTATATTTTTTTATATATTTTTATATATTTTGTTTATATTGTATGTTTATAAGATTTTTATAAGATAGATGATAATGCATCAATCTGTTCTCTCGTCAGTTTATCTGGATAAATAATTTTAAAAACAATAATTAAATTTCCACAATTTTTATTTTTATCCGTCATTCCTAGACCGGGTATTGTTTTTGTTGTGTTATGTTTAATAATTGTTCCATCTTTATGTTGCAAATGGAAACTTTTATTATTAATGTGTTTTATGGTGAATTCAAGTCCGCACAGCGATTCTTTGAGAGATATTTCTTTTTCTAGAATAAAGTCCAAATCGTTGCGTTTAAATGTGGAATGTTGTTCAATGTTTACAATAATATTAATTTGTGAAAAATGGAATGACGATGATGTCACGTTGGATAATATTAAAACTTCTTTATCGTTGATTCCGGGTGGAATGCACACAGTAATCGTTGCATCATTATGAAATTCAGTTAAATTTATTGATAATTGTTCAATTCCAAAATATGCATTTTCAAGTGTGATACTAATATTTTTGGTTATGGGTTCGCGCGATTGCGACGGCATTGATGACATTGGCTGCTGCTGCATTGTTTCATAAAAAAATTGTGGTTGTTGCTGCTGCTGCTGCTGCTGCTGCTGTTGCGGATGATGCAAAAAATGAAAATTTGGATGGTTGTGCATTTGATGCATTCCTCCTCCCGCTCCTCCCGATGAATTAATAATGTGGATACCCATGCCGCCACGACCCATACCCATCGGCCCCATTGAACCAATTTGAATTGGACCCATTCCGCCTCTTATAAATGAAGGAGGCGGAAACCCGTGAACGTGTTGCTGCTGCTGATGCTGCTGAGGCACTCCCCCCATTGAACCAAAAATCATATTAAAAATGTCAAATGGGTTTACATTTTCAAAATCTCCAAATGGAATGCCATTTCCGCCGCCTCTTATGCCCATGTCGTATAATTTTTTTTTATCAGGATTACCCAGCGTTTCATAAGCGCTTGCAAGTAATTTAAATTTTATAGTAGATTCTTCTTTGTTACCATTCTTGTCAGGATGATGAATCATTGAAAGTTTTCGATATGCTTTTTTTATTTCTTCAGAGGATGCATCGCGACTTATTTCTAGTATTTTATAATAGTCTTCTTCATCTTCACATTTACCTTCTTCTCCTCGCGCGTTACTAAAATTAAAGTTCATATTTTTTATTAAATATTATATATTTAAATGTATAATTTTAAATAGATTATATACGAATTAATATTTAATAATTAATATTTAATTAGGTTAGGATAGATAAACAAATAAACAAATAAACAAATAAACAAACAAACAACTACACAATAAATATGAATAGTATTAATGCTCCATTTATACACAAGTATCAGCCAACATATTTCAGAGATTTTGAGCAGCTAAACCCGACCACTATAACATTAATGCAGTCATTAATATCGTTGAATAATTTGAATGTTTTAATCATTGGTGATTCGGGAACAGGAAAAACTTCAATCATAAATTCAATAATTAAAGAATACTACGGAAACGATTATAATTCTGACAATGTGTTAGTTTTGAACAGTTTAAAAGAGCAGGGAATTCAGTATTATAGAAATGATGTTAAAATATTTTGCCAAACATGCAGTTTAATAAAAAATAAGAAGAAGATTGTTTTGCTTGATGACATTGATTTGATTAATGAACAAAGCCAGCAGGTTTTCAGAAATTGCATGGACAAGTACAAACACAACATTCATTTTATTTCGTCGTGTACAAATGTTCAAAAGGTTATAGACAGTTTACAGTCGAGAACAATATTGGTTCAAATAAATCCGTTGACAATGTCGTGCTTGACGAAAATCATGAATAAAATAAAAATAAATGAAAATTTGAATATGTCCTCAGAAGCAGATGAATTTATATTAAGTGTTTGTAATAACTCTGTGCGAATATTAATAAATTACCTGGAAAAAATAAAAATAATAAATTGCCATGTCGACAAAGAGTTGGTCCATAAATTGTGCACAAATATCAGTTATACAATATTTGATGATTACACAAATTGCATATTGAATAAAAAATTAACAGATGGAATAAAAATTTTATACAATTTGCATGATGAAGGTTATTCAGTAATGGACATATTAGACAATTATTTTCTTTATATAAAAATTACCAAATTATTAAGTGAAAATATAAAATATAAACTTACGTCGTTGGTTTGTAAATATATAATATACTTTCACAACGTCCACGAAGATGAATTGGAATTGGCACTGTTTACAAATAATTTCGTGAATTTATTTTGATTCAATTTGTAATTTGTTTATTTTATAATTTTTAAACATATAACATTTTATTTTATTATATATTATATTATTTATTACTATTAATTACTTTATTAAATAAAAATAAATAATAAAAAAAAAGATAATCCATCTTATCGTTTATAAAATAAAATGTCTCAGTTATTCAAAAAAACTATTCCCAAAAATGCATTGTTTGATTTTTTAGAGAAAATAGGTTGTAAAAAAACAGATAAGTTTTACATTGTTGATATTACCGCATTTAAAAGAGCAATTTATAACAATGATTTAGAAATATTCATTAACAGTATTAAAGAATATTATTATACATCAAAGCTCCACTACCTTGATACAACCCATGTGACTCATAATAAATTTAATACCATTGTAAGACAGCTGTGCAAGTGCAATGCTGTTGCATTTTCCAAGTATATAAAGTATGATAAGTCAAGTTATAGTGTGGTGTACAATGTGCAACATAATGACAACAATGACAACAATGATGGCGATTCGTAGATTTATATTTTATGTTTTTTTGTATAATATTAAAAATTGATTTCAATAATATACAAAAACATCCCAACAACAACAACCCAAACAACCCAAACCACCCAAACAACTCAACAACTGTCGCGTCATGTTTTCTCAAATTTATAATCACAATAATCACAATATCATCATTCCTTTTTATGCGTCATGGTTATATGTCATGTCTTCATACTATGATTTTTCAAAAAATAAGGATGCATATAAAAATGTCGACTTTAGTAACAAAATTAACAACATCTTTATAAACGTATTTATTTATTTGCCATTATCGCTCTACATTACGCTTACGATTCAACCCATTGAATCTAACTTCCATTCAATATATTTTGAAGCATTTCATATATTTTTAAATATCGTTTTTGGGGAAATCTGGTTTTACACTTTACATAGAATTATGCATTCAAAACATTTTTACAAGTATCATAAAATGCACCACGAGATGAAAGAAACGCTAGGTTTATTTGCACTTTATGCACATCCGTTTGATGCGATTATAGTCAACATGGGCTCCATTTATGTATTGCATTTACTATTGCAATTTTCAGCATTTCAAGTATACTTGGTTGGAACATATGCAACCATAAACACTGTTATTAATTCTCATTCTAGTATAGCCCATAAACAATCTCATCAAATCCATCATTTAAAATTTAATGTAAATTATGGTCTTGACTTGTTTATGGATAAAATATTTCATACTGGCGATAATTTGAATTCAAATGTGACCGATTGAACGAACCAGTTGTCCAGGAGGTCCATTCCATCCGCTTTGCATTGTCATAACGGTTCCGTCAACAACATATAACATCGTAGTTAATATGCCGACGGTTTTGCCCATCAAATCTTTTATTCCCATTGTTATCTTTTGAAATTCAACCAACATGTTCAAAAAGACGCCGAATATTCCTGTAACGATTCCAGTAATTGAGTCTCTGATATAGCTAAACATGTTTCTGAAATTATTCAAACTACCACCAATATCACCCAAACTTCCGGCCGTAACCGAAGTCATGTAATTGACGGGTTCAAGCAAATATCCCATGTAGTCGGTTTGCATATTTTGTATGCAATATGTGAAATTTTCGCCTGCATCATGACCGAACATACTGCTAAACGGCATTACAGTGGGATTGCATCGATATAACGACCAATGGTCTTGAATGTATTTTGTCCCAATTACCAAAAATGAAAGAACATATAAACCAATGAATACAATTATAATAAAAATTGCCGAAAGCAAGTCGCTTGTTTTCATTATTGAATATTAATTATATTGAATGTATATTTTTATTAAAATGTGTTATATAGTATTATATAATATATTGTGTTTTAATATTTTCATAATTTTTTCATAAAATTTTCATATATATTATAATACCTTTAATTCAAAATTTATAAAGAGGACACTATTTTGAAACTGGTGCTGGTGGTAGTTTTACGTCGCTGTCAAATGAAGAATATGCTAAAGTTTGTGCATGATTTGATGCAAGTTGATTGATGATGGAAGTTCCACTTGGTGTGGTTTGCGAAAATGACGGGATTGTCATGGTGGCTGCCGCGCCACCTTTGCTGAACTTTTTATTTTTATGTTTATTTCGCCGCCTCCCCAACACACTTTTGCGCGAACTCAATCTCAATTTCGATAGACTTTTTCGGAATTTACGAGAAAATCTTCTTCTTGATGACATTCTTGACATTCGTTTTGACATTCTCATTTTTTTACTTTTTTTCATTTTTGATTTTGATGACGTTCCGCCACCAATACCTTTTGATACATTAACCAGCTTATGTTGCCAATTATTTCTATCTATACCCCTGTTAAGTGCGGTTTGACCTGGGTTGGGGTCACTCACTATGTGAGGTATAACATAAGGGTTTATATTTGAAGAAACGGTTGCCATATTATGTTAAATATTATAAATATTAATATAATATCAATAGAAAATAAAAAATAAAATAATAAAATGGTGATAATTTAATAAAAATATTTATTCGTATTATTATTTAGATATTATTCGTGTATTAAAATATAAAATATAATATTTTAGCATTTATCGGAACGCGTCGCATTTATATATAAAATGAATTCCGCAGAGAGAATACAGTTGGAAAAAATGATACAAGTGAATGGCGCAGTTGATAATACAGAAACAATTCGCACTTTAAAACATAGCGAAAAAATAAGAGATGATGTTTTAACCATGGTAAAGCTTAAAAAGGATTATCAAAGGTTATCTAAATCAAATCCTGCTCAATTTGATGCAATGTGTGTGTCGAGGTGTTCGTTTTTGTTCAACACGTATACGGATTTGTTTAACCGTTTGAAAAAGGATGAATTAGATTTGAACATCATGGGACAGCTCATAGGACTTTTAAAAATGATTGAAGACGATAAACTAGACCAGCATACTGCATCATTTGAAGTTGGGAAATTACTGAAAAGTATTTACATTGACAGCGCTTTGAAAAAGTCGCAACATCTTGATGATGCACACAAGCACGATAAGGATGGTAAAAAGAGTTCGCATCTTCCAGCGAAGAAACTCTCGTGGTCTGAATACAAAAAAGCACATTTAGGCGACCATGACAGCAAATAAAATAAATAAATAAAAATTACTTACAAGAAAACATACAACTATTCTCAAGTATATTTCATATTTACATTGATAGCTCCAAAAAATGAAGTTGGAGTGCCGGATATACCAAGACTAAATGCTGTTGCTGTGGATATTGTAACAACACCTTTAGGTCCATTATTTGACAATCCAGAGGATGCGAACGCAATAGGACCAATACTGTTAACTGACGAAGTTGGTGTAAATGTAACAGATGTCAATGCGCTACATGCTTGGAACGCATAATCACCAATACTTGTAACTGAATTAGGAATTATAATTGATGTCAATGCGCTACATGCTTGGAACGCACTAGGACCAATACTCGTAATTGAATTGCCAATGGTAACAGTTGCCAATGCGCTATTATTATCGAATGCACTAGCACCAAGACTTGTAACTGAATTAGGAATTATAATTGATGTCAATCCGGTACATTCGAAGAACGCACTAGCACCAATACTTGTAACTGAATTGCCAATGGTAACAGTTGCCAATGATTGATAACATCCAGCGAACGCACTAGCACCAATACTTGTAACTGAATTAGGAATTATAATTGATGTCAATGCGGTATTTGCCGAGAACGCACAAAAGCCAATACTTGTAACTGACGAAGTTGGTGTAAATGTAACAGAATTTATCAAGGATTTTGTGTTACTTTGATTGAACGCATTAGCACCAATAATTGTAACTGAATTGCCAATTGTAACATTAGTTAAATTAGCAAAACCGTTCACTTGAGTTGCAGGGATAGAAGTTGTAGTAGCTATGTAAGAATTAGGGGGCAAACCAAAAACTGTGTTTAAAGTAAAAATAACGCCCCCCCAATTAAAACTATTTCCTTGAAATGAATTATACTGAAGAATTGTTGTATTTGGAGGAGGTGGAGGAGGAGGAACCACATTAATTTGATTACTAAATGCAAGTGCACTGCTACCTCCAGCATTACTGGCCTTCACGTGATGTGAGATTTTTAAACCGATATCTCGAGGAAATACTGTTTTATACGAAGTAGCTGTTTGATTAGGTATTTTTTTTTTTATGTTATTTCCGCTTGCGCTATACCACTGGTATTCAAAACGAGTTGGATTATTAGACCAAGATCCACGACCAGTTCTAAGCACAGAACCAGCTTTCACTGAAGAAGGTCCTGGAATAGAAGGACGCAAAGTATTCACAGGAGGACGCATAGAATTCACAGGAGGAGCGGGAGGAGGAGCGGGAGGAGGAGCGGGAGAACTTCTACTATTCTTCATTATTATCTTTATATTATAAGGTATATTATAAGGTAGTATTATATTATATTTAATGCAAAATAATTAATTCTTAAACTAAAAATAAATAACTAAATAAATAATATTATTGTATTATAGCAAATAAATTATTTATTTATTATTGAATTATAAATTTAATATAATAATGTCGATTGAATACAATCCGAATAATAATGATAATAATGATGAAATAAATAACATTAATAATAAAATTTCTCCAGTTGTTAAGTTGTTTTTAAAAAGAGTTGAACAAAATGTTCCAAATGTAAGCATTCGTTTATTTGGAAGTATAACGAATTTTACACATTTCAAAGATAAAAGTGATGTAGACTGTTGTATTATTTATCCTGATGAATACACGAGAATAAAACTTTGCGCATTTATAGAGGAGGATTCAATTGAGTTTAATAAAACGCGAGTTAAGATTCGAGATATTAAGTTAAGTAGCTCAGGCTATAATGATGAATTTTTTGAAGTGTATCATGTTTGTTTTGATGACAAGGATAGGGTCGACATAAATTTAGTTAATGGCAGAATTGGACCAATTCAACACCGTAATCATAATTTAGGAATGGGCTATAAACTGATTATCTTCATTATAAAGTTTTTATACTATGAGGTGTCAGTTATTTCAAAGGAATTATATCTTTATTTGAAAGGGTCACTATTTCGTATAAGAGACAGAAATGACGAAGCTGTTCGTTCAGAATACCGTTACATTATAAGGCAGGGGAACCAATTGGAAAGAGAACCGTAGGTTCTCCTTTAACCTCTCCAAAGAGAACCTACGGTTCTCCTTAAACCTCTCCAAAGAGAACCTACGGTTCTCCTTTAACCTCTCCAAAGAGAACCTACGGTTCTCCTTAAACCTCTCCAAAGAGAACCTACGGTTCTCCTTAAACCTCTCCCTTAAAGGAGGGGGTCGTAGGGGGGTGCTCGTCGCCCCCTACCCTACAGTCTGTATTGTGCCGGAGTGCGCAGCGAAAGCTTTCTAGCCATTTCATCGCGATAACAATCAAATGCGAGAGTAAAGCTGAAATCATTGCTAAAATCTACAAGCGTTCCGTCGTGGTACCTAAATTTCACTTTTATTTTACCAAGACGTTCAAGAGGGGGAAAAAACGTGGTAAGATTTTGAATAAGTCCGTTTCGAGAGTCAAAGTACTGTGTATTGGGACATCCTAGTATCGGTATTTTGGCAAAAAATGAGTTTACAATTCCATTATATGAGTTATTAAATGTTCCATTTGTGTTCAGCGGATAAGGTTTGAGCTCGTCGGCTTGATTGCAATTGTCAAGTTCCATATAAAAATTTGTTTCTCCGATTACATTGATTTTATTTGGCGCGTTGCAAAAATGGTATGGTCCACTAGGTCCGAGCCAGTAATAGTTTACGGTGTCTGAAATATTTAAATAAGTTAAATTATTAAAGGATGGGTCCGACAATGGTGTAGCTTGTGTGTCAACTATTACAGATGAGTTGTACGTTTTTTTTTCAAATCCTAAATAATAAGGAAGACCCCATTTTCCGTTTTGACACACGGGTGTAGTTGGCTGTGCGCACGAAACATCGTATGAAATTATTGCATCAAAGTTCAGCTCAAATGGCTCTAAATTATTTCCAAATTGTAGTTTTTGTGTTACTTCATTGTAAACAACAATAAAATTATTATATGAGGGGGTAGGTGGAGTTATTGAAAGTGCAATTGACGTGTAATAATTCATTTTATTTCTAAGTTCAAATGCTAATTGTCTGGGTGAATAAAATCCTTCATTTATTGTCAATTCTATGTAATTTGTCAAACTGGAAATTTTAAATAAAAATTTGGTGTTGTAATAACTATTTTTAAAAGTATAATTATTTGATGGAAAATTGCATTCAACTAGGCGAATCGTTTCAACATTCAAAAGCTGTTGGGGCAATGTGATTTCAAAATGTGCACGATTTTTCCAGTTACACTTGTCTCTGTCTTCGGAACATACAGAAACAAGCTTGCGGTCAAGCATGTACGTTTGCTGACGCTGTATCAACTGATGGTCTGAATGGGTGTTATTAAACATTTTATTTTGTTTTGATTTGTTTTGTATATTGTTAATAAATATTATATATTATATTTAATATTTATTCATACTTATAATTTATTCATATTCCTAAATTCGAATTTTTACATATTTTTACACATTTTTACACATGTTGTAAAGTTTTTTCATTTTATTTTTTTTATTTATTTCTATTTGTTTGATTTATTCCAATAAAAATAAAAATTGAAAATTTCAAATCTATGATTACATTCTTCAGCTTCCTAGCACAAACATACGAACGAAAGATAATATGTCAACCGCAACCGCAACCGCAACCGCAAATCAATCATCTCAGGTTCCCATGATTCAAGGTGTTTCATTTCGTCCTGATACTGATGTAAAATATTCAAAATGTAAGCCAAATTCAAGTGGTGGAAAGAGTGTTGGTGTTGTCAATGCTCATACGGGCCAGACATTGTACATGGGAACACCTCTTCTCATGACGTGGGGAATCCAGGAATTTACCGACGAGAAGACAGGTAAGGTCTCGTACGACATGGCGCTTCAGTTTCCGAGCGAAGAATATCAAACGGCAGATTCGAGGGCGTTTTTGCAAGCAATGGTGGCATTTGAGAAGAAACTCAAGGCAGATGCGCTTGTCAATTCGAAGGAGTGGTTTGCCAAACCAAAGATGACGCCTGATGCTGTTGAGGCATTGTTTACACCTGTTCTGAAGTATCCTACTGACAAGGCAACTTGTGAGAAGGACATGTCAAAGGCGCCCACCATGAAAATCAAGGTTCCTTTTTGGAACAACAAGTGGGAGGGAATTGAGGTTTATGATGCAGACAAGGCGTGCTTATATCCTTCTTCAAATCCAAGTGTTTCTCCAAAGGACTTGATTACAAAGATGTCGCATGTTGTCACGATGATTCAGTGCGGCGGTGTTTGGTTTGCAAATGGCAAATTTGGAGTCACGTGGCGTCTGGTTCAGGGAATTGTACAGCCCAGACTTTCGATGCGTGGAAGGTGCCATTTGTCGTTGACTCCTTCTGAGACAGTGAAGCTTCATTCCGAGGCTGACAAGCAGCAGCAGCAGCAGCAGCAACAGTTTTGCGATGATGATGATGTTCCTTCTTCCGCCGTTCCGGTTTCTGTCACAGAGACTGCAGATTCGGATGATGGTGAAAGCGAGGAAGAGGATGATGGTGGTTTGTCTCGCATGCCATCTATTGCTGTACCTGCTCCTTCTCCGGCTCCTGCTCCTGTGGAGGCGCAAAAGAAGAAGATTATCAAGAAGGCAGTTTAAGACTACAACTTGTGTGGTGTGTGTTATAATATAATATAAGCGCGCGTTTAAACAAAATAAAATAAAAATACTAACACTTTTTTTTATGTTTTATGAAAGTTTATGAAAGTAGTTAAAAGTATATACCTATATATTATTATGTTTTGGTTAAAATTATTCACTGCTGTCAAATGCCATCAATGCCATTAATTAAAAAAAATAAAAGCGCCGTAAATAAGATTAGTAAATGTAAAATGTTTCCTGTTAAAATAGATACAACACTGTTAATTGTTGAGTCTCCTTCGAAGTGTGCAACCATTATGAAATATTTGGGAGATGGATACAAGTGTGTTGCGACGTGCGGGCACATGCGTTATTTAGACGGATTAAACGCAATAGATGTGAATAAAAACTATAAACTGAAATTTACAATCATGGATTCAAAACGGGCACAAATTACGAGAATTACATCAGAAATAAAAATGGCAGGTCGGGTTATAATAGCAACAGATGATGACCGAGAAGGAGAAGCAATTGCGTGGCACATATGTGACATGTTTAAATTACCGATTGAAACCACAGAGAGAATCGTGTTTCACGAGATAACAAAAGATGCACTGGAAAAAGCAATGGTTAGTCCAAGGAAAGTAAATATGAACATTGTTACTTCATCACACGCCAGACAAATTTTAGATTTATTAATTGGTTACAAAATCTCTCCTTACATTTGGAAACATATTTCGTCGACGGGGTTGTCGGCAGGGCGCTGTCAGACACCTGCGCTGCGTCTTGTGTATGATAATCAGAGAGAAATTGAAAATAGATTAATGCATATAAATAATAAGAATATTAGTGATAATAATAGTAATTCAAATGAAAATAGATTCGAATATTCAGTTTGTGGTTATTTTACAAAATTGAATATACCCTTCTCTCTAGAAAAAAGATTCAAATCTTTTTTTTTGAAACAAGAAGGTGAACTTGAACTAGAGTTGGAAACATTCTTGCAGAATTCCACGCAATCTGACCATGTTTTTATGTGTGTCGAAAACGATACAGGTGTGCGCCACTTATCGCCGCCGGTACCATTTTCAACGAGTCGACTACAACAAACAGCCAGCAACGAGTTTTCGATTTCTCCTAGTGAAACGATGAAGATTTGTCAGACGCTTTATGAGCGTGGTTACATTACGTATATTCGCACAACGGGCAAAAGCTATAGTGCAGAATTTATAAGTCAAGCAAATGATTATGTGCGAGAAAAATGGGGAGTGAAGTATATTAAAGGTGACGGTGACAAGGGCGACGAAACCGAATATCAGGCGGCGCATGAAGCAATTCGACCGACCGATGTTACTCGCATTTCATTGAATAACGATTTTCACGCGCTAGAACAAAAAATGTATAAACTTATTTGGAAAAATTCACTAGAAAATTGCATGTCAGACTATATATTTACGCCAATGGTTGCAAAAATAAATGCAAATGTTGCAAATGCCAACTATACATATAAGTTTTCTTGTCAAAAGCCTGTTTTTTTGGGATGGAAAGCGGTTCAAGGATTTACGCCAGAACAGCAGCGCCACCATACAATGATGGATTATTTGCATAATGTTCGAGAGAATTCCATAATTCCTTATAATAAAATAGAAACGAGTGTTGTTATTACGTCATCTCTCGGCGCGCATTATACGGAAGCTCGATTAATACAGGCATTGGAAGAAAAGGAAATAGGACGACCATCGACATATTCTACAATTATTGAAAAAATTATGGAGCGTGAATATGTAAAAAAACAAAACGTGGTGGGAATGCGGGTAGAGTGTAATGAGTATACATTGGTTGATAAAGTTATTTCTAAAACAAAAAGCTGGAGAGAATTTGGAAATGAAAATAATAAATTAATTCTTACACCAATTGGTAAAAATGTTTTAGAATTTTTAACATTTCATTTTCCTGTTTTATTTTCATATGATTACACGAGACACATGGAAATGCGCTTGGACGACATTGCTGCTGCTGCCGCAAATGGCTTCGACCCGAAATACGACTTGAAAATAGTTTGCGATGAGTGTGTTGGAGAGATTGAAGAATGTATAAATAAAATAAAAAACACAAAAAAAGATGAAACGCACTATAGAATAGATGACCATCATATTTTTATAATTGGTAAACATGGTCCGGTTGTAATGTATTCCGAGAAACCATTTCCAACGAGCGAAGAAGATGGGTGCTACAATAAGTATTTGAATGCTGGTATAAATTCTGAAGAAAATGAAAGTATAATATTTAAAAAAGTAAAACCCGGAATAATTTTTGATGATTTGAAAATGGGTAAATATGCAAATCTCTCTGACATTATTGTTGAAGACTCTTCTTTAGAACGAGTTGTTGGAACCTATGGCGGTTTCAGCGTTACTTTAAAGAATGGACGATTTGGAAACTATGTAGTGTGGGGTAAAAACGGAGAAAATAGAAAATCTTTTAAGTGTGGCAAAAATATTTCTGATATTTCTCTTGAAGAAGTCATTCATCATATTGAAACTGATTCAAATGATTCAAATGATTCGGAAAATTGTACCACCACCGGTGATGCAGAAATGACGGCAACAGCTACAACAACAGGTATAGTTAGAATAGTTAATGATGATATAAGCATTCGAAAGGGTAAATATGGAGATTATATATTTTACAAAACATCTCAAATGAAAAAACCAAAATTCATTTCTCTCAAGATATTTAAATTAGATTATAATAAATGTCCATTAAATGACATTGCATCATGGGTGAAAATGCACATTTAATATATAATATATGTCAAAAGATACTTAAAAAGACACTGCTAATATGAGTATAATCAAATACAATGGTTAAGACAAAGACTTCCTCCACCCTTTCGGCCGATTCTTCCGCCGCCGTTTCCGCCACTCCTACTGTTTCTGCATCTGCTGAAGGTGCATCTAAACTCAAGAAACTTCCCAAGCCCAAATCCGTTGCATGCACCGAGACGTGTGATTCATCTATGAGTTCTACTGCTCCTGTCAATGTTGTTACTTCTTCTTCTTCTGATGCTCCCACTTGTGTTGCTGTTGCATGTTCTTCTTCTGATTCTTCCTGTGCTCTTTTGAGTATGTATTCAGAGTATTCTAGCAAGCTTCAGGCTGCTCATGCCACATGGAACACTCTTCGCAGCGAGTTTCGTATTCTTGAGCGCCAAACTGCTCGGGAGCTGAAGAATGCTCAGAAGGCTTCTCAGAAGAAAAAGCGCAAGACTGGCAACCGTGCACCTTCCGGGTTTGTGAAGCCCACTCTGATTTCCAATGAGCTTGCCGGATTTCTTGGCAAGCCAGAAGGTTCTGAGATGGCTCGCACTGAAGTGACTCGCGAGATTAACAAGTACATTCGCACCAACAACTTGCAGGACAAGGAGAATGGTCGCAAGATTAACCCCGACAAGAAGCTGACTTCTCTTCTCAAGCTTAAGAAGGGAGATGAGCTCACTTATTTTAATCTTCAGCGTTACATGTCGCCCCATTTTGCCAAGTCTGCCGCTGCCCAGGCTGCAGCAGCAGCAGCAGCTCCTGTCGCCACTGCATCTTCCTAATTTATGGAATTTATTGCGTAAAATACACAAAACACCAATGCATAGAAAAAACTAAAACAAAATACAAAAAGTAAAAAAAACTAAAACAAAATACAAAAAACACACCGTCAAGATAACATCTTGCGTTGTGTTTTATAAGTTAGGCCGAATATTCAAATACTTATTTACTCATCTACATTTATCGATTTATCCAAACATTGACCGCATTTCGCTATACGTCATGTTTCTCCCATTCACACTTTTGAATTCATCATTTCCTTCATTTATAATATTCAGTAGCGAATTCTCAGTGACATTATTTGTTTTGAATAATTCTTCGACTTTATTCATTCCATCTTGTTCCAAATTCAAGTAATTGACTGGTGGTGTTTGTTGGGTTTGGGTTAGTAGCGGTCCTGACTGTTGTTGCGTTAATTTTTGTTGACTCATGTGATTATTGGAATATATATAATAATGAGCAGTATATTTTTAATATGTTTATAATTCAATTTATAAAAAATTGATATATATATATAATAGTATACCTATACTTACGGTTGAATACAAGCAAGAATGCCACCACGTTGCGAATGTGCAATCAACAATGTAAAGAATTGGAGACCAATAGGAGAAACTTATTTCAACCATGAAGTTTACTTTTGTCCAGGATGTTCAGGGCTTTTTACACTAGTTCATATGGGAACTGTTGAACCCGATAATTAATTATAAATTGAAAAGAATATAGTGTAATAATTCATTTTGTATGTCTGCTGCATTTCAGGAGGTACAATGGCAAAGTTCTTGACTAAATTATTCAATTTACCATCATTATTAACGGTCTTCAAAAAAACGTCATCACTTCAAAATAGTATATTGATTGGTCGCTGGGCACTGGATTATGACGGTACCGTCCAAGGAAGAAAAGTATATTGGGCAAATATGGACAATTGCGGATGTTGCAATGTTGATGCAAAAATAATAAAAAAAAAATATGATACAAAAAATCATGATGACGAATACATTTTACCTTACATTATATAAATAATAGTCGCCTAAACGTTTATTATTTATATTTTTATATTTTTTTTTATTTAATTTTATTTTGTTTATGAGTTGCACGGTTTGGGACCGCAGCCGATTTCAAGAGGAGCACGGAAAGGGTCGGGCTCAATCGTAGTATTCATCCAGGGGCTAACCTGAAGTTGAGGATTGGGAGGCTCAGAACGAACTTGCAAGTTTGCATTTCGCAAAGAACTGCCAATAGTGTCAACGCCAATCAAGTAACCGGCATTCAAAAGATTAACACCCAGGAAATCACCCGAACCCATTGGTTTCATGTTCCACGAACTGTTGTTATCTTTGGGCAAAAGATCTGCTGGGTTAATATTTGCTTGGCCGGAACAGTTGGGAGGAAGACCCATCATTTTTGAAGAATTGTTGACAGAATCAAGCTGGTTGTAAATAGTACTGTCATCTACCGCCGCTGGAGGTCGACCCGCACCGGAAGCCCCTCTGCCTTTTTTATTTGAGCTTGCGCTGCTGCCAGACATGTATTCGGGAAACATTGACTTACTACTTGAATAATTATATACTGCATAAAGTAACACGAGAGATGCCAAAATCGTTAGCACCTGGTGGCTTTTTACGTACTGTTGCAAATTTTTCGGAATCATCGTTTCTATTATATAAACTATTATATAAAATAAATGATAAAATATTTTTATATTTTTGTATTAATTGTAATTAATAATAATAATTAATAATTGATATAAATTTGCTAATGGTTAATAAAATATTTTTTTAAAAAACTAATGCTAAAATAAAAATACTATTTTACATTATTTATTTTATATTATTGCATTCATTTTTTCTAAACAACTACAATTTACAATTGTCATTATTGTCATTATTGTCATTATTGTCATTATTGTCATTATTGTCATTATTGTCATTATTGTCGCCGCTATCACTACTATCACCACTGTCACTACCACTACTATCGCTACTATCTGTATTATTCAAATTATATGTAAGTTTTATTTCTTCAGCAGCTAAATATGCTTCAATCGCAATATTTTTTGCAGCTTTTGCTTTTTCTTTTGCATCTTTATACATTTTATAATAAACATCATCTGGATTTTTTAATTTTATTTTTTCATGTTCATCTTTCTCTAAATCTAAAGTTACTTCTATTAACTCTCCGCTGTTATCGTTTTTATGTGCACTTTCTGTAAATGACAATGATGACGAATATGAAGAATCTTCTAAATGTTCTAATTGTTCTCCTTCCACCTTTACCACTAAAGGTTCTAAAGGTAAAGGTTCTAAAGGTTCTAAAGGTAAAGGTTCTAAAGGTAAAGGTTCTAAAGGTTCTAAAGGTAAAGGTTCTACTAAAGGTTCTACTAAAGGTTCTAAAGGTTTCACTGATGTTTCTATTTCAATATTTTTATCTTTTTCTTGTTCAATAACTTCTGTGGAAACGATGTTGTTGCCATCTCCGAAGTTGTCTTCATTTTTTTCACCCTTTTCATCTTGTTGTTCATTATTATCATTATCATTATGCTGTTGTTTTTTTTGCTTTATTAAACATGCTTTAAAAATTGGTTTTTCATTGATAATCAACATTTGTTTAGCATTTATTTCAAATTGAAAGCTTTTAGATGTGAATTTTATTCCTTCAAAGTCAATAATTGTTATTAACGAAGTTTCTGGTTTTACGCTATCAAATAGAAGCGTGTTGTTTTCTTCATCAAAAATAAAACAGGATTGAATACCTCCAATAGTATTGAATTTTGGATTGTTATTATTACCGTTGTTTATATTTACTCTTAATGTGTGACTTGTTCCATTTTTATAAGATTTAACCAATGATGCAAATGCAGTTTCAATGTCAGTTTTTTCCAAGTCATCTGTAAACCACAAGTGTCTTTTATCATAAATAATGTCTATACATTTTTTCTCCAAATTTTCCAAAAATGATATAAATTCTCCATCTTTTTCACTTGTAAATACCAAGTCAATGTATGTTTTTTTACCTGAATGCACTATTCCTTGTTTGGAAATGCAGGTGGGAGACTGCATATATAGCGGTTTTTTAGAATATTGCATTTTCGTAAAATATGACCCGCCATGAATACTTGAAGGCATACACAGTGTAATGTTTGAATAATCTATACTTTTATCATCATAAGATAGTATTGCATCGTCCATTATTATTTATTTGTATTAGTATAATAAGTAATATTAATTTATTCTTTAATTCGTTTTAATTCTTTTCAATTTAATTTATACAAAATCAAAATGATAAATAAATATATCATGACACAACCAATTAGTTATTAGTTACAGACTACAAATTATAGTAACCGTATAAATAAATAAAAAAATAACAAATTTCATGTTGAAATCAAATCAAATAAAAAATAAAGCAATTGACTATTGTTTAGACATTATTAAACGAGAAGATGTAAAACAAGAATTAAAACAACTATTCAAACCAATTATACAATTAATTCTTCAAGAAATATATCCATATATTTATTTATCAGTTTTATTTTTATTAATAAGTTTTTTTTTAGTTTTAGGAATATTTATATTATTATTGCGTAACAATTATATTTCATAATATTTTATAACATTTCATAACATTTCATAACATTTCATAACATTTCACATTAAATAATAATAAATTAATTATTATTTATTTTTATTATTATTTTATATATGCATTATATATAACTAATACTTATAATGTCAGGTTCGAGTTGTACTTCATGTGATACGGGATTGGGTGTTCCTGGAACATCAGGTGGTGGTAAAAAAAAATATAAACGTAATCATCGAATGCGCGGCGGTTTTATGCCCAGTTTGAGTCCGGCGTCGTTGACGGGCGATTCATTTGATAGGGATGGTGCAGCACTTTCAAAAGCTGCACATAATTTGTATGTAAAACAAAATTATGAACTGGCAAGTATAAAAAATATAAATGCAATGGCAGGTGGTGGAAAAAAAAAAAGAAGCAAAACTGCAAAAAAATATAGGTCCAAATCTAAATCTAAACAACAGCGAGGAGGAATTTTGGAACTTGGAGCGCTCATCAACGAAGCAGCAGTCCCATTCACTCTTTTAGCAGCTCAGCAAAAATATAAAACACGTGGAACTAAAGGATATAATAAGGGTAAGGGTCGTAAATCTCGCAAATTTAGGGGCTCAAGGCGCAGGTAAAAAAAATACAGACAAGTGGGAGTAAAAAAATAAAAACGTATAAATATACCAATATAAAATAAATTATAAGATTTTATAATTTATTTTATTTTCCTAGTTATAGATATTTTATAATAATATATAATTATAATGGCAAATTATACAGTTAATATAAACGGAGTTGACTACCCTGTTGTAAACCGTCCATGGAGTACAATAGGAATGTATTCCGATGAAATGAATTTAAAAACTCTGGCTGTTCTCATGCATGGCAAGACAACAAGATGATCCTTTTTTAAAAAAAAGATACGACGCCTTTTTAAAACGAAAAGAAATAACATTAAGTGAAATTGCCGATATAAAATATCAAATTGAAAGAGAAAAAGCTGAAAAAGAAAGACAACAACAAGAAAGACAACAACAAGAAAGACAACAACTTCAATCAAATCGCTTTTCTGGAATGTTTCCTCCCGGTTTTAAACAAAAACAACTGGCCGCTTTAAATCGTGAACAAGAAGTAGAATTTAATCGTATTGATGTTGGAGGAAAAAAATATAAAAAATGTAAGAAAATATCAAATAAAAGAAAAAAACATAGTCGTCGTCGCCGCCGCACACACAGTCGTAGTAAATATTGAAATTCAGTACATTTTTTTTATAAAAGTATTATTTTATTTATTATAAAAAATAACCAAGTAATTAATAATATATATATATATATATATATATATGGAAATTAGAGATTCTAAAAATAACTTAATTAATATATTAAGTATCGAAAAAGAAGAACAAGATTTGGCAAATCAATATATTTTAGAAAATGATGTAGTTTTAGAATTGGGTGCACGATATGGTTCGGTATCATGTGTAATAAATTCTAAATTAAATAATAAATATAATCAAGTTGTTGTAGAACCAGATAATAGAGTATGGACTGCTTTAGAAAATAATAAACAACAAAATAATTGTTATTTTAATATAGTTAAAGGATTTATAAGTAATAAAAAATTAGATCTAATTAATTTAAATGTTTGTTTAGGTGGGTATGGGTCAACTTTTATTGAAAATAAAAATACAATTATACCATCTTATACTTTAAATGAAATAAAAATACAATATAATTTAAATTTTAATGTATTAGTTGCAGACTGTGAAGGATTTTTAGAAATGTTCTTTGATGAAAATCCCGATTTTTATGATAATATAAGATTAATTATTTTTGAAGCTGATTATCCTGAAAAATGTAATTATAAAAAAATAAGAAATACTTTAAGTAACAAAAAATTTAATGAAATAGTTAAAGGTCATCAAAATGTGTGGATAAAAAAAATATAATTTATATTGAATATATTTTTTTTGCTAAACAATGTTTTACTTATTTGAATGTTCAAAATTATATAGTATTACAGTTAATTAAACATTTACATTTTAACAATGCGTGCAAATGTAAATGCAACCGCCGTGGTCGGCATGCGGAGCATTCGACTGATGGTAAAGTAGCGACCTTGTCGTGTGACCGTGAACATGAAACTTGCTCGAAATTTCGCACAATTTTTCAATGAGTTCTTCTTGACCATTTAGTGCCAAATCTTCGTGTATGTGCGCAATCATAGAGTCGCACAGAAATCTCTCGAGTCTTGAAAATGTGCGAGTTTTTTTGTTGTCATCATTCAAACAACTGCCACCAGCATCGGCGCCACCACCGCCACCATTCACAATGTCATTGTCGTTTTGTTCAACATAGTCGTCGCGGTTTACAGGCAACTTCATTTCATATTTCCAAAACGTGTTGCATGACACGCGCAAATCCAAAGTGACATGGTTGCCATTATTATTTTCTTCTTGTCTTTGTTGTCCTTGACTATCGTGGGTTTGCTGCATTCTCGTGTTGTGCTGTGTACTAGTACTGCTGTCCATTTTAATGTTTAATGGAAAAAAAATCAATTTATTATTTATTGTTATACATTTTCAATTTCAGTTCCATTATAATTGTGGATTAAAGGCAATTCAGTCTGTAAACCGGATGGGTTTATAATTCTTTGTATTTTATTTGAAATATAATTTAATGGAACTTTTACTGTAGTATAAACGCTATTTACGAAATCAATGTGAGTTCCCATTTTATCACAATTTTTAATAACACTTCCGTCCAATTTAATTAATATTAAATCAAGTTTTCTCTCTATGACTTCAATTCTGTCTGTTAATTCTTTCAACTCATTACTTGTAATATTTTGATTTTGATTCATTGCTTTTAATATAAATATTATAAATATAATAATAATAATAAAATGTATTTATTATTATTTACTATATTTATATTTAAAAAAAATAAACATATAGTGTAATTATTTTGAAACTATTCCAACGCCTCCTTCATATTGTATGATGTATGTCTCTGATTTGTTTGCCATGCCCGAAGATGAACTGTTTTTCTCTTCTTCATAAAATATTTGTTTTTGCTCATCGTCGTCGTCGTTCCATTCATTTTTTTCAACTTTACGATGCTCTCGTCTAAACAGTGAAGTAATACACATTTGTGTATGAATTTTTTTTGAAAAATCTCGAATTACTTGTTGACCTTGAAACAATTTAAGGAACATTTTGTTATACTTAATAATATTGAATTGTATTTATTATTATTATTTATTATATTTATTTATCTTTGTTATTAATTTAATCAAAGTCCGGCTTGTGTGGCTTGTGTCCTTTTACGAGTATTATAAGTTCTTATAGTTCTTATAGTTCTCATATCATCATGACTGCGTTTTGACGTGGGTGTCTTTTTTGACGGCGTCTTTTGTTTTGACGGCGTCTTTTGTTTTGAAGGTGTTCTCCTGCGTTTTGACGGCGTCCTCTGTTTTGACGTGGGCGTCTTGTGTTTTGATGTGGTTTTTCTTGTTCTGGTTGTTCTTCGAGGCATCATACTCATTGTAATAAGCTGTTTTTGTGTGGTTTTTTTCAGGGTTTCAGAAGGAGTAGTAGGAAGAGCAACTGTCTCGGCTAAAATCAGTTCCTCTTCTGCTTTAGGTATTACTTCCAACTGTGCAGTTGGAGTGAGAGGAATATCTATCCCCTTACTTCTCATGTAATCGCGTTTAAGTTTATCAAAATCTCGGCCCATTTCATCTAGTAAAGGCTCAACCAACTCTGGTTTTGCATTTACTTTTTTACTAAAATTTGGTTGTGAACGCGGCTTATTAATAAAAATGCTTTTTTTTGCAAATGGCATTTCTTTAATAATTTCCCACTCGTCTTGTGGAAATATTATGTATTTTGTTCCAAATACTTTTATTTTACGCAAAATGTTTGCAAGTTTTACCATTTCTTTTTGTATGGCGGAACTTTTCCCGCCATCTTCGGATTCCTTCTTGGGTAACCCCAAATCATATATTCCGCTAGGATCAACTACATCCGCCTGTTTAAAATCAGAACGCACCATCATGTCAACAAAATATTGTTGGGTAAATTTATCGCCATTCATTGTAACAGACATTGGCAAATGAAGAAAATCATCAAAACACACACCCTCTTCTCCAATTAATGAATCATCTAAATTAAAACCCAGTTTGGTATACATGAAAAACCCGGGTGTATTTTTATACGCATGTGCCAGTTCTAAAATGCATCGTTTTTCTGAAACATCATCATTATATTTAATGCAATATAAACATGCTCCAAGTAAAAGTTTGCCTAAACCACTTTGAGAACAAATCAAATTAACCGCATACACGTTTGGTTCTTTCGCGCACTCCCCCAGTTCCGCAATTATAAATCCTAGTATCTTGTCACCGGCTTTACTGCGTAAAAATAAAATGTCAAATGTGGGATTCATTGAGAATATTGCAGCATCGAGCGAATTCGCTCTATAACGTCGCCCGACATCACTTCCGCATATTGAACCAATGCGTTGATACAGTTCATCCTGTGTGTATTTATCTATAAATCCGCCATGCGTAAACTCAGACAATGTTTCAAATTGTATGTCTTTACTATCAAGAAATTTTTTCATGTCACTTGATTCAGATAAATCACGAATCAATTTATTTTTGAATAATGGGTTATTTGTTTTTTTTCGTAATTCGCTCAACCGTCTTGTATAGTCTTCGGGACTAAGCAATGTAGGACCACCATCTGATTCTTTTAATTTTTCTGATGATGTTTCAACGTTTTCTTCCATTATTTTAAGAATAAAAATAATATATTTATAATATATATAATATATATAATAATATAATATATACATAACATCAACATATTATTTTTATTTTTTGAAATGAATTTTAAAAAAATTTCTAGTTATTCTTTTTATATCCACCTTGCAAACTGGATAATTTTGTCTTTATCAGTATATTTTATTGTTACAAAATATCAATACATTGAACTAATACCTTATGAACATAAAATATGGGTTGCTCTCTTTTTTTCAATTCATTACATTATTCATTCGATATCAAATGCCGCATTTCTTTTGTTTCGTTGTTAAATGGTGAACAATTTAAAGATAATTATTTAATATTATTATAAACTAAAAAAAAGGTGAAAAAATGTACGACACAAGTTTTTATTGTACATATAAAATGATGGACTCAGATGAAGATAAAACAGCCATGTATCAGTTTCAATTGCTTGAAGCATTTGGCTTGAAAGAATACAATGACGATGCAATTAATGGAGAAGTAATGTCAATTTACAACAAGATTAAAGACTGTCCCCAATTTAAAGAAATATGTGAAGCATGTGGAACCAATGAACAATATAAATATTTTAAAAATGATGAAGTAATAATGTTGATTTGTTTTTTTTCATTTGATACATTTGATTTATTTCACAAGTGTTTGGTTGATTTTTTTACACATGATTATATTTTAGAAGATACAACAAAAAATATGGTGAATGCATATAAATAATGCAAATTTGATATATTTATCAAATATATATATAATTATTTAATAAATAATTATATATATTATATATTAAGTATTTAAAAAATATATATAGCACTTGTAAAATGTCTTGCACGCGAAATAAGAACACACCTTCAGATTATTGTTTAGAGCAAAAACAAAATACTCAAATATTTGGTTATTTAGAGTATAAAAATTCTCAATATGGATACGCATATAACAATGCAATGCCGACGATGGGTGTTACCCCAAGTCACATGCCGAGACAAATATTCTCTGAAAACTCAATTGACATTGAGTCTGCCCTCTTTGGAATTAATTCAACAAATATGGTAACACCTCAAGCACTGGTCGTTCCCCAACTTGTTCAACTTCCCGAAATTTCATATTTTAATAGAATGCCGTTTATTTTACCAAACCCACTTGTAGTTGAAAATAATCAACGCCCATTTCCTATTCCAAATTAATTACTACAATTATACATATATTTTTATAGATACAAATATATATATATACATATAATAATTAATCAATAATATTAAAAACCATGTTTTTTTATATTTTTATTTTACTTTTGATTTCTGAAGCATTTGGATTAGCTTCCAATTATCCTAATCGCTTATTAAAAGAACACCCATTTATGTTATTATTAGGAATATCGGTTATTGCATCTGTTTTTTCAAATTTAATTTCTTTTCCTACTATTTATTATTTAGGGAAAACACAAAATATTATTATTATTCAGTGTACGCTACTTGTATGCAGCGTAGTGTCAGCAATGTTGATAAATAAATTTATACTCAAAGAAAAAGTTCACACTGGTTCATACATTACAATGTTTGTAATTGTAGTCATTCTGATTGCCCATAATATATTAACCAAACCTTTTTATGATAAATAATAAATAATTGAATTTATAATTTTGAAAAGATTGAATAAAAATATATATTAAAGAGAACCGTAGGTTTTCCTTAACATCTCTCTAAGCTTAGGAGGGGAGGGGGTATGGGGGAACTACGTTCCCTCAATATTAAAACCAAGGATTAAGTTCCAGCGTCTTTCCCTTCATGGTTGAAAGAGTGGGAGGAGGAATAAGTGTGTACATGCTGGAGACATCGCGCTTGTAATTAATGTATGCTCGCGCCTCGCTAATGAGGCGGGGTACGCACCAATTGCACACCAGACCATTCAATGAGGCTATTTGCTCTGTAATATTTGTAGGCTGGTTCATTGCACTTTCTAAATATATGGCGCGCATAATCGTTTTCAAGCTGTCGCAATCTTGCGGACCAATGTCATATTTTCCACCACTCTCGTTATAAACACCGGCACGAATTCCATTTTGTATAATTTGCATATTTTTTTCACTGAAAAATGCCAATGACATTGGCGTGTCATTCCAGTTGCCTGTCATTGCATCAGTAAATGATGTGCACTGAGAAGATATTGGCATTTTATCAAACAGGGCGAATTGCGCACTAGGACTGGGTCCTTCAATGTCAATGCGTCCGTTTGAAAATTGTTTAGGAAGATTCATTCAGATGTCTATTAATATTATTTTATATTATAAATTTAATTAATATATCTAAATTAAAATATAAATTTAATATTAAATTTGTACTTTATATTAAATTAATTTTAATTTTAATATATTTATATAATAAAATTAAAATTAATTTGAAATTAATAAAATGACTTTTCAAATGATTGTTTTATGGATAGCTGTGCTAATATTCATTGCAACATTAGGATTTATTGGTTATAGTATATACACTTCGCAATATAACGTTACTTGGCCTCCGTCGATTTCAGACTGTCCTGACTATTGGAGCGTTAGTAGTGACGGAAAAAATTGCATTCCTGGTAGTTATAATAAGTGTCTTAGTAGTGGTGATGATAAACAATTTCTCATATCAACGTATCCAAACTTGTGTAATAAATATGCCTTTGCAAAAATGAACAGTTGTCAGTCATCATTTAATTGGTCGGGTGTTTCAAATAGTTTGAAATGCAATCCATAAATAAATTTATAAAGTTTGTAACCTAGTTTACTAGATAAATTATAGTTAATTATTTAATATAATTTATCATTATTAAACATTTATTATTAAACATTTATTATTAAACATTTATTATTAAACATTTATTATTAAATATTTATTATTAAATATTTATTATTAAACATTTATATAAAACAAACATTAAGACATTTATACAAGAAATACAAATACACAACAAACAATAAAAATACATAAAATGGTGATGAAGAAAAATCTTGATGATAGCATAAACCTATGGATAAATATATTGAAACCATCAAATGTTGAATGGGTATTAGACAATGACATGCTTTATTATATAAATAAAATGAAAAATAGGTGCAGCGAAAGTGTGGTTGACATTACGGCGAGAGAAAATTGTTACGCATTTTTCTCCAATCCAACTGATGTAGCCAGAATGGAATCTCGTACATTTATTTGTTCGTCTTCGTGCGTAGGCTACACAAATAACGCATGGAATGTTGATGAATGCTTCACAGAAATGATTTCTCACATGAGAAATATAATGGTGGGCAGAACCATGTATATTATTCCATTTTGTCTAGGAACAATTGGTAGTAAATATGCAAAGTATGGCATACAAATAACTGATTCAGAGTATGCGTGCATAAATATGCAAATCATGTGTCGTACGGGGAAAGCGGTAATGGATGCTACAAAAGATTTTGACACATTTATTCCATGCATTCACACGGTCGGCGAATGCGACTTTCAAAATGAAAAATGGGCAAGCAGCAAGATGAAGTATATTTGCCATTTTACCGATAATTCACCATTTGTGTTATCATATGGTTCAGGATACGGCGGAAATGCAATTCTGAGTAAAAAATGTTATGCTTTACGCATCGCAAGTGTTTTGGGTAAACGGGAAGGTTGGCTTGCAGAACACTGCCTCTTATTAAAAATGACATCACCATCGCCGCTTAAAGAAGTAAAATACATTCTCGCATCTTTTCCTAGCGCGTGCGGAAAAACAAACTTGGCAATGATTACGCCGTGCAAAGAATTATGTGACGAAGGTTGGACATTTGAAACGCTGGGTGATGATATTGTGTGGATGCACCAAATAGATGGACGTTTGTACGCCCAAAGTGTTGAAAATGGATTCTTCGGTGTAGCACCAGGCACAAATTCACACAGTAACCCGCATGCAATCGCATCTCTTTCAAAGAATTGCTTGTTTACCAACTGCGCAACTTATGTAAATGAAGATGGAAAAACGGATGTGTGGTGGGAGGGACTCACCCGCACGCCGCCATCACAATTCACAAACTGGAAAGGTGAACCCGATGTGTCGCCAGCGGCACACCCTAATGCGCGATACACGTGCCCAATTGTAAATTGTCCTGTTCTTGCATCAAATTATGATGCGCTGGTGCCCATTCATGCAATTATATTTGGAGGACGCCGTCGTTCGTGCATACCGCTGGCATCAAAAGCGCGTGACATTTATCAGGGAATTTTTTACGGAGCCACGCTATCAAGCGAAGAAACGAGCGCAAATTCAGAGGCGAAACTGGGAAATATTCGTTTTGACCCAATGTCGATGCGCCCGTTCATCGGTTACAATGTTTGCGAATATTTTCAGCACTGGATTGATTTCATGAAGAAGTTGAATGTGCCTCCGCAATTTTATCTTGTAAATTGGTTCAGAAAAGATGAAGATGATAAATTTATTTGGAATGGATTTTCTGAAAATTCTAAAATATTAAAGTGGATATTTTTGCAGCAACAAGAAGAAGAACAACAGCACACTAATACAGATGAGCAAGGCAGCGCATTTGGCCAACACCCGTCACTTGCCGATTTGTATTTAGATGAAACAAACGATGATGATAAGCGCAAATGGAAACAACTTTTTTCTTGCAAACCGGAAGAGATGTCAGATTTTAAAATGCGCGTGACTGATTTTTTTAATGAACTTGAAAAGAATAGTCCTGTGGGCGTTCCGCACGAACTAAAAGAACAACTCGATAAACTTTGTTAAAAATAGTATTTAAAATTTAATTAACATGTTACAAGATTATATAATTATAAAATTAATTATATAAACATAAAAATAATAATATATACATCATACACTCACTCATAAACACCACTACTTGTAATAAATGGATAAACTTGGTTTAAATAAAATACTTGATAGAGAGAATATTTATAATGAAATAAAAGATATACTGCAACATATTCAAAAAAATGATTCACATGACCAGATAAAAAAAGGATTTTATATATACGGAAATCCGGGGTCCGGTAAAACGGCATTTGTAACTTCCATGTTGAATGACATTGGTTATGATGTAATCAAATATGATGCCGGTGACATTCGAAATAAATCAATTATTGAAACCATTGCAAAACACAACATGTCAAATCGCAACATTATGTCCATGTTTGATAAAAAGGTAAAACGAATTGTTATTGTAATGGATGAGATTGACGGAATGAATAATGGCGATAAAGGCGGAATTACATCTCTTATCAAATTGGTCAGACCAAAAAAAACAAAAAAACAAAAATTAGAAGAATCAACAATCAACCCAATTATTTGCATTGGAAACTATCATGCAGATAAAAAAATTAAAGAATTAATAAAGGTTTGTCATACATTTGAACTTAAAACTCCAACAAAAAATCAAATGTCGCAAATTGTTACTAGTTTAATGCCGACGCTTGAATCCAATTTGAATGGTAATATTTTAGATTTTATACAAGGTGATTTAAGGAAATTAACAACGGTTTATAATATTTACAGTCAGGATGTAGAGAGAAATGAGAAAAATATTGAATCCAAAGATGAATCCGAATATAATGTGGTGTCTGGGGGTTCAGGACACATTTTAAATTGCGATGTCATTAAAATGATTTTTCAACCCAAGACATATAACGAAGATAGCAAACAGCTTACGCAAAAATTGTTTAGCTGTAACTATCCAATTGAACAGCATGGAACGCTACTAAATGAAACTGATAGGACAATTGTTGGATTACTTTGGCACGAAAATGTAATTGATGCAATTTCCAAATACAAAAAAGCAGATTCAATTCGATTTTATAAAATGGTTCTTAATAATATATGTTTTGCAGATTATGTTGACAGAATAACTTTTCAAAAACAAATATGGCAATTCAATGAAATGAGCTCACTGATAAAAACATTTTATAATAATAAACTGTATCACGAACACGAACCTTTTAAAAAGAAAACAAAATGCGCCCCACCTGAAATTCGTTTTACAAAAGTTCTAACAAAGTATAGCACAGAATATAACAACTCGCTGTTTATACAAAATTTATGCCAACAACTTGCCATGGACCAAAAAGATATGTTTTCATATTTTCTATCATTGAGAGACAAATATAAATACAGTGAAGATGAAATATACGAAATGTTGGATAATTATGATATTGGAAAATTGGACATATCCCGAATATTTAGATACTTGGATAAATACATGGGACTAGAATCTTCAACCGTTTCCATTAAACCAGCTGGTGATGACAACTTGGCAACTGATGCTGATGTCAATAACATTGATGATGAATTATGAAGACGGAAGCGGACACAAGCACAGCTTAATCTCACCTAAACTCGCCACATAATATTTAACCACCAGCGGCAAATCATTCTCAAGGTACATTTCAATTTGGTTGCACAGATTCGTGCATTTAATAAAATATCCAAGATTTTTCAGAGAGAATTCTCCCTGAATAATTTTATTTGAATCCTGTTTATGAATAAATTTCATACTGTCATCAGACTCAACGCGCCGAACTTCTGCAGTAGCAAACTGTCCGGAGCACCGAAAAATCAGTTCATTTCCTACAGATTTAATCTCAATCTTTTCCGAAATACAAGACAAGTCTCTAATTATTTTTTGAAAATCGGAAGAAGGTAAATTAATAACAGATGAAAAAACTACATTCGGTTCTACGAGTTCTTCAGGGTCGGGTTCAATCAAGCGCAGCTTTTGAGTTTTGCATTGTTTGATATCTCCATTTTCAAACTTTAGCCCAAGATACGAGACGACGCCGTCATTGTAATCCTTATTTTCAATGTAAATTGTAAGCGTGTCATCGTTATCAATTGAATTAATAAGCTTGAAAAGGTGAAACATGTTGACGCCAATAATGATTTTATCTTTGTGACACTCATACATTTCAAAATTCTCGGCAGCGAGATACAAGTGCGCCAACATGGTGTGCGATTTATCCATGTTGATAATTCTGATGCCATCCTTTTGAAACGTAATATTCGTTTCAAGAAGAATATCCTTCAGAGCGGTCATAAGTGTTCGAAACGGCGCGATTTGAACTGTTTTTATTGTTAAAACATTATCAGACGACATTGATGCAATTCTATAAACACAAATAAATTAATCTTCAATATAAATAGTTAATTCGTATAATCTTTAAATACTTAATAACCTTATTATCAATTATTTAATTCATTTCAATTTTACGATGTTGTGGTTAGAAAGAATAAGAAATAGATTTAAAATATATTTCATATTAATTATATATTTCATAATAAATTAATATAATGTATTATATATTAACATTTATTTATTTTATTTATTATGAAAAATAAAAATAAAAATAAAAATAAAACCAAGCAACATAAATCAAAATTGAGCGTTCAAAAAATAAAGAATGGTTTAAAGTATGAATTGAATGGTTGGATTTGCGTGTCAATTTCGGGGTCAGCTTATCATCGCGGTTATGCGCACGGACAACTGTTAAAAAACGAATTAGCGGAAGTGCACAACATGTTGAAATACAGTTTGTATGAAGACTTTGGAAGACCAATGGAGACATTCATTGAAATGTCAAATGATTTTTTTAAACCAAAAATAAAAGATAATTATCCGGAAATTTATGAAGAAATGGAAGGAATTGCGCGTGGGTCTCACCAGTCCATCGATTTTATTATACTATGGAACTGTTTTGTAAGTTTAGACTACTTGTATGCATCATTGAGTCAAGTATTGAAATCGCGAAATGATGCCGAGTTGAGTAAAAAGTATGAAAAATTGCTAGGAGGAGTCATAGGGGGAGAAGATGGTTCGTCGTTGACATTCGGAAGTGAAGGAGGTGGAGCTGGGTGGAAAGGGGCTCAAGACCGTTGTTCTGCGTTTATTGCAGTTGGTTCATATACAACCGACGGTAAAATAGTGTGCGCGCACAATACATTTGATAACTTTTTATCAGGGCAATATTTCAATATAATTATAAGCATTATACCGTCAAACGGACACCGCATGTTGTTTCAAGGCGGACCTGGATTAGTATTTAGCGGAACTGATTTTTTCACGTGCAGCAGCGGCATTTTTGGAACAGAGACTACATTGGGTGGATTCAACGCATATGAAAACAATGACCCAATATGTTGCAGAGTAAGGAGTGCAATGCAATACGGAAACACGCTAGATGACTATGTAAAATATTTAACAACAAACAATTCTGGTGACTATGCGTCAACCTGGTATTTCGGTGATACAAATATTAATGAAATAATGAGAATAGAGCTTGGACTAAAATACACACCGGTTGTTAGAACGAAGAATGGTTATTTTATTGGATTCAATGCGGCATATGACCCACGAATAAGAAATTTGGAAAGTGTCAACAGCGGATTCGATGACATTCGACGACACCAAGGAGCAAGGCGCGTTCGTTTAGAACAATTAATGCGCAAACATCGAGGCAAGATTGACATAAATTTGGCAAAACAAATTATATCCGACCACTATGATGTTTACTTGAATAAAACGAATTTGTGTTCACGAACTGTTTGTTCTCATTATGAGCTGGATGACCGCGCATTCATGTCTCAGGCAGACCGACCGAAACCCTTTGCGCCGCGCGGAGCATTGGACGGCAAAGTGATAAGCAGCGACCTTGCGCGCGAAATGAAATTTATGGGAATTTGGGGGTCGTCGTGTGGAACGCCGTTTTATAAAGATGCATTTTGTGAACGCAATATGCAGTGGGAAATGTTGAAACCGCTTTTACACGACAGACCGTCGCAGCCGTGGACTACATTTGCTTTGACAACAAGGTCATCAAGGTCATCAAGGTCATCAAGGTCATCAAGGTCATCAAGGTCAACAAGGTCAACAAGGTCAACAAGGTCAACAAGGTCAAAAAAGTCAAAAAAGTCAACAAGGTCAAAAAGGTCAACAAGGTCATCAAGGTCAATCATATAATCTTTATTATTCCATGCACCAAAAGGAGAGAGAATTTATAATAATTTTAGAATTTTAAAAAGTATGGTTTGGTTTGGTGATAAAGTTTATTTTTTATATTTTCTTGTTGAATGGCGGCGATGGCGGCGACGACGTTGTTGATTTTTTTGTCGTGTTTGTGTATATTTCTTTTTTTTTCTTGATCCTCCCATGTTTGATTCATAAATCTCCTGAGATTTTTTCAAAATTTTGGCGTTAACTGGTGCATCTGGAAAATGTGTTGTGTTTGCAAACATTGTATCTGGATATCTACTATCATATAAGGGTTTCTTAAATCTACGATCATAATAAGGGGCAGATGAAGGCGCGTGAACGAGAGGAGGATCATTATCGGGAACTTCAAATAATCTTAAAGGTTGACGTGAACGTCGACTATTTGTTTCCACATATTCTATTACAGGTTTTTGTCTTTTTTCAATTGCTTTTTGTCTTCTTTCATTTGCTACCTCTTCAGCCACTCGTTTTGCTTCTGCCACTCGTTTTGCTTCTGCCACTCGTTCTGCTTCTGCCACTGCTGCCTCTGCTGCCACTCGTTCTGCTTCTGCCGCTGCTGCTACCACTGCTGCTACTCGTTCTGCTTCTGCCGCTGCTGCCGCTTCTACCGCTTTTGCTTCTGCCATCATTCGTTCTATATCTTCTTGAGTTACTAGTTCGCCTTTTAAATTTCTACCTCTGGTTAATTGGGCTCCTCTGGCCGCACTTGATGCCCCCCTTCCTCTTGATAGAAATGACATTGTAATAAGTTTTTAAATAGTCCTAAATATTATTATATATAATAAATAATATAATAATATATTAATTTTTAAATGGTAATTAATGGGCAATTTACCGGATAACATTTAAGTAAAATCAGATAGCTTTAAATCAAGATTCTTTTTGCCCATGTATCCGATAATTATAGCGCCGAAATCTATCATATTGATAATCTTTTGAACATCTTTTGCATGAATTGTTTCAAGGAATTTATCAAACTCCGTTTCAGAATAAATTTTAGAGGCCGTCTTTGTCTTTTGTTCTTCTTCTTTGCTGTTGTTGCGACCGCGACTTCGATATCGCTCCTGCATTTGATTCAATAAATATTGCGATTCATAAAACTCCGCTATTTCCATCGGATTTTTAATGTGGTTGTACCTATTAAGCAGTAAAAGTTTTTTTGCATTATTTAATATTTTCTGGTCAACATATTTTGTTTTTTTCTCTCGAAGGTATGCTATAATATATTCAAGTATTTTAACTAGATTTGAATCTATGCAAGAGCCGGTTATTTCAACAACAGTGCCATAGTAGTAAGTTGCATATTGAACAGATATTGAGTATACTAATTTATGGCCAATCCTAAGAATATTATACAGTTCTTTTTCTACAACGTTGCACGTTATAAACAAGTGCTGAAGAAGTTCGTTATTCATGTGAATGTCTAGTGGAAAAAAAATATTAAAATCAACCCCATCACTAGCATTGGCTCCGTCTGTTTTATTTTTTACAAAAAATAGTTTAGGTTGATAAGAAAATGGATTTTTTGAAGGAATATTCGAATCACTTTCAACCGATGATGATGACGTTGTTAATTTTTTTTTGAATACACTCAAAACATGTGCTGGGTTGAAATCTCCAGATACGAAAAAATAAGTATTCGACGGTGTATAATTCTTTGTAAGATAGTCAACTAAATCCCGTAATGAAATTTTTTCAACATTTTTTTTTTGCAACAAATAATTATTTGATTGTTGCAGTCCAGGAAGTGTATAAAGTGCATCTAATGAAACCTGATTAAAACCATAATCTGACGAGTTTATTCTTACATTCATTTCATTCACAACTATTTTTTTTTCAGCAGTTAGACTTTTTTGTAATATTCTTGGATGTGTTATAACATCAATAATGTATTCAAGCATTCCGGGTAGCTCATGTGATGTTCCATCAATAAAATATTTCATTTGGGTCATCGTGGTGAACCCATTAAAAAATACAGGTTTTGACATCCAATAAAGTTCGCATGATTTTTGTTTACACTTTTTCCATGATTCCAACAAGACGTGTTCTAACAAGTGATTTATTCCAAGGTCTGATTCCGTCTCATTGCAATAACCATTCGCAATTATACTACTAACATATGCAGTTTTACTTTTTGATTTCATAAATAATATTGTATATCCATTTACTCGATGTATTACTGGTTTTGACATTATTATATTATATATTTTTATTATTATTTATTACTAATTATATTATTATTAGTAATTATTAATTATTAATGATTTTTAAAAAATATTGATAAGTTGTTAAAAAATATTGATAAATTATTAAAATTAAATAAATAGACTTTAGGAATTTTAGATTTGAATGTTTAAATTGTTTAGATTTTTTATGACTTGGTTATTGGTTAATTTACCAATTTATACTAGATTTTATAGTGGATTTAAATGAAAAATTTATATTTTTTATATGTTTTATATAATATATATAATATATAATATAAAACAAACATATAATTTTTTCATTATAACTCATGTCATTTAGTTTCCCATCATCATCATCATCCTATGACAGTGACTACCCATCGTCGTCATCGTCGTCGTCATCATCATCATCAGGACCCTCGTCTTCTTATTTTTCTAAATTCACATCACCATTTGGGTCATCCGATGTATCTAGTAGCAAAGATTTTTTAGAATCAAATACATTAATCGCGAAAACCGCATTTTTATTGCTAGTAATCATTCTTTTTTTTATTCTTTTGCGCATTTGTATTGCACTTCTCTCCTGGTTACTAGCCCCCAGTCAAAATATGACGCTGCTCAACGGAATGGCAGATGCAACACTTCCAATTGTAATTAGTCAGGACCCGACATCTACAACTTCTATGCCAATTATTCGTTCCACAAATCAAATATTTGGAATGGAGTTCACATGGTCAATTTGGATGTTTATTAAACCGGTACAGCCGTCGACTACGAGTGCGATGCAACATGTATTTAGCAAAGGTGCAGGTGCAATGGGATCATGTGCCAAGAATCTATTTTCTAATAATGCTCCTGGATTGTATTTAGTGGATACAAATACACTTTATATATTGATGGATACTGTAAATCAACCTGCATGTGCTCCTGGGATGAATAATGACAAACTTTCAATTACAAATATGCCAATCAACAAGTGGTTTAATGTTGTCATTCGTCTTACTAACGACACGCTGGACGTATACGTTAATGGACGTTTAACTAAACGACTTGTTATGACAAGTGTTCCCAATCAAAATTATGACGATGTGTACATTTGCAGCGGCGGAGGATTTAATGGATACGTTTCAGACTTGAAGTATTTTAATTCATCTATTGGAACAACACAAATTAATGCGCTGGTTTCAAATGGACCAAATACAAGCATAAATTCATCCAACTTGAAAAATAATATTCCACCCTACTTGTCAATAGATTGGTACGACGAGAACCAGAACCAGTCTTCCTCTTCTTAAATATATAAAAATACATTCTTGAAATATATATATAAAGGTATTTAATTTATATATATTATTAATAAATGAAAATTAAATATGGAATACCTGGAAATAGTATAGATGTTACAAATATTTGTTTGACTTCGCCAAAATTATTTCATAATAATATTATTACAATTCCGTCAAGTGATGAAAACAGAGCGCACCATTTTACAGACCCGGTTCCATATGTTGTAAAACAAATAATTATACAAACGACTGATGATGATGATGATAACAATTACAGTGAAATTTATTTTGACCAACACCATTCCATAAAAATAAATATTAAAAATAATACAGTTGATGTAAACGTTATTGATGAATATGAAGAAAATAAAAAAATAGAAATGAAATTATCATTAATTCACTCAAAATTAAAAATAAAACATGGAAGTTTTGATGATGAATTTCCGGAACAAAGGATGGCAACAAAATATTTAACCGGAAATGAAAAAATATTGGAAATTGGAGGAAATATTGGAAGAAATTCGTTGATAATTGCCCAAATTTTACTAGATGGTGGTGGCGCAAATAATGATTTTAATTTGGTAACAATGGAATGTTCAACAGATATTTCAAAACAATTAATTGAAAATCGAAATTTAAATGGGTTTCATTTTCATATAGAAAAATCTGCATTATCAATGAAAAAATTAATTCAGCAAGGTTGGAATACTTTACCAAGCGACACTTTACTTCCTGATCATACGTGGGTAAATACGGTTACATGGAATGAATTAAAAGAAAAATATAATATTGATTTTGACACTCTTGTATTGGATTGCGAGGGTGCATTTTATTACATGTTATTGGATATGCCCGAAATGTTGGAAAATATTAAATTAATAATAATGGAAAATGATTATTGGGATTTGAATCATAAAAATGTAGTGGATGCCATATTGATAAAAAATAATTTTTATGTGGACTATGTAGAAAGCGGAGGCTGGGGACCTTGCTATCATAATTTTTTCGAAGTATGGAAAAAAGATTAGATTATTTCTCTTTTATTTTATTTTACATTATTATGAATTATGATTATTCTCTCTTCTCTCGAAGTATAAATGTAACAACTATAATAATTATATTTATATTATAAAATTTTAATAATAACATAAATATAATAATAGTACAAAAATGTCAATTCCGAATTCAAATGCCAATGACTGTAAAACAAGTTGTTGCGTGTTCAACTACTATACAAAAACCGTAAATCCAAATCCGACGCGACTGTGGTCACGTTTTGGCTATGTGTGTCCATGTTCTCCGGGGCCGTCATGTTCAACCGATTATGATAAATTGAACGAGAGACGCAAGGCGGAAATATTGAAATACAAGGCAAATAGTAGTTGCATTACGAAAAATCAACAGTATGCAGATGCTGCAAGCAATCGTTGGTTAACAGGTAGAAAAAGAAGCTGGGCTACACAAACAGTCTCTTACACAAATCCAAACACCAGTACTTTAGAGCGAGTCGGAGATATTCTCGTTTGCAATAATAATAATGTGAGCTGTTCGCTTACAAGTGATTGTGGTGTTCCGGGTAAAATTCGAAAGCTTTGTGACAATCCATCAGTTCCGCTGTATAATTACAAGGTTACAAGGACATATAAATCGGGCGGAACAAAATGGACGGAATATGGACCTCCGCCCAAAGTTGCATTTTAAGAGAACCTCTTAAGAGAACCTACGGTTCTCCTATGACCTCTCCCTTTTTACCCTTTTTATGTAATACGTAATAGCGAATAATAAGAAATAAATAATATTTATTATTATTTATAATATTAAATATGGGAAATAATATGTCTTTAGGTTACGATGAAGACGAACAAGAACACGTTGATGAACAAGAACGCGTTGATGAACAAGAACACGTAGATGATGAAGAACAATTTAATAAAAATGACAAGGTTAAAAAATCAAGTATCAAAAATAAAGAATGTGCAAATGCATCAGTATCAGAATCTGCTGTATCAGAATCTGTATCAGAATCAATACAGGCACAGGCAATTGCATCAAAAATAAAAAAACGAAAACAAACTGTTCGAAATTTAAAAGCATCAAAAAAGGCAGGAAAAACGAAAAGTAATAAACGCATTTTAAGAGAGTATCAATCTCGCTATAATGAAAAATGTAATGTGGAGCGGGAACGTGAACGGGAACAACAACGTGCGACGGGTTCGTCAAGTTCTACTATGCTCTTAAATTCGGATTAATGCAAATGTCCATGGTTGGAAAAATGTCACCCGACATACATTGGTCATTTTCACCCACGCTTATGCAGCTCCTAAATCCTCGGTCTTCGCCAATGTAACAATAACCAGATTTAGAACGACCGCCGCTTTGTGTAACACTTGTCGCGTCATCAGGTGATGGCATGGGTGCCAACTTTTTCAAATTCGCAAGACCAGTAGACAATACATTATTTTCAGATGTTTCCACATCTTCGGGATTTAGGGGTGGAGGATTCAGCGCTGTAGCTTGCGCTTGTTGTTGATTCTGTGCTCTGATTTTTTCTTGTGGTGTCAAGTTGAGCCCTTTTTCTAAAATGTTGACACTTCCGGTGATTGCACTCGATGCTACATCTGCACCACCCTTCAAACCCGCGGCGCCAACATTTGCAGTTGTTTTAACGGTTTCACCGGTAGAATATCCAACCCACGCCAATATTGATTCAACCCATCCGGTAAATTTGCCTAAATTAAATAGATTAAATATTAAAACCCAAATTATCAACACAATTAATACTCCAGATATAATTGACCAAATGCTGTATCCAGATTCTGCGCCACTTGTATCTGCCGAATTGGGCAAATCTGAACTTGAACCTGAACCCACGTCACCCGTAATTGCAGATGTAAAAGAATTTAATGAATTAGTTAATGGCGCTGTTATTGATTCTGCTGCTGTAGACGACGATTCTGCCGGTAAACTCATTGTTGTTGTTATTATTATTTATTATTATTATTTAATATTATTATTTAATATTATTAAAAATAAACTGTTATATAATTTACAATTTATTTTTTAATTGTGCATTCAAATATTATTTATTTACCTACAATCAATTTTCAATCAGTTTCATTAATTTATATGTTACCCACGTTGTAAATGCAAAGAGCGTTCCTCCCCACAACGTGTCTGAAATTGCTGTTTTCCACGAATATTTTGTAAACATGGTAAGATTTGTCATATCAAATACTCCGTACAGAAACACTCCTAGTATAAATGCATCAAGAGGACTCTTATTTTGCAATATAATAAAGTAATTAAAAGCACCTATAACGCAGACATACGATAAAATCGCTCCATACACATTCGCTTTCAATGGCGCTTTTTGAATGAGTTCAACATTTGACTGGAATATCGACATTCCAATATTGTACAAGTATAATCCATCTACAACTAATAGTACTGCAGATGAAACAAAAAAAAGGATTAGTTTTTTATTAAAACTCATTTATATATTTTATATATATTTATTGTTATATTTATATATTTGTTACTATTTTACTAATTTATTCTTTTTTTGAAATGAATTGTGTAAAACTGGTAAAACTGTTAAGTTTTTCAATTTTGTCAATTGTTTTTTCCAGGTCGCTTCGCTTTACACCTTGCATCAAGTAGTCTGTTGCCGGGGCAATTTCATTTTTTTTTATTTGTTTGTAAACCGAATTTATTTTTTGAACTACTAAATCTACCATTCCCTTAGCGGTGGGAAGAATAATTTCTTTTTCGGTGGTATATGACTCGGTTAATAATGAAATTGCAAAATACAACAGGTACCGTCGCTTTGCTTTTGCACCCGGTGTAAAACGCATGCAATATAAATGCAATAAACTCGTAAGAATTTTAATAACAATTGGTTTCTTTGGTAAAATACATGTTTCAGATTTTGCACCTTTTAGTATAATTTCCCATAGAATCCACACCGGGTCCATTTGATATTTATCTTCCACTGGAATTGACGCGCGCCTAGAACATTTGCACACTTCTTTTTTTTTAGTTTTACATGCGGAATTAAATTCTAAAATCCACTCCAACCAATAACAAGCCAGTAAATTATTTTTAGAGTCGCCTGATATATGATAAGCAAATTCATTTAGTGCAATGAACAGTTCTTTGGGGTCTTCTTTTTCAAATATCGCATTCACATATTCGACATTTGGCGCTTTTAATTTAGTTGAAAGCGTTGTTATATCATATTCATCTTTGCGTATGTCAACACGCTGGAAGCTGTGTTTTTTATTTGAGAGACACAACACGCAAATAATTTCGGCAAACAAGTTTCTGATTTTTGGATTGTTTCTTAGTGCAAGTTCATTTCCAACATACCCGTTGGACATAATTTGTTTGAATACGTCATAGCGCATTTCAATGTAGAGCGGCAATTTTGTGTTTGCTAAATGAATATGTTTTCCAACCATTGTTAAAATAATATCCCAGAGTTCTAAATATTGACCTGCGCAAATAAATTCTGAACTCCAGTTACAAGCCGGTTCAATTTTACCATCTATTATGCATTTAATCAACTCGCTTCTTACATCTGATTTTTTATACTTTGAAAATGTGGTTCCTTTGAATTCGGCTATTAGTCTCATATCATTTATTTCAGTTTCTATTTTTGACATGTTATTATTATTATTATTATGTATATTTAAATTATTATTATTATTATGTATATTTAATTGAATATTTAATTGTATTATAAAATAATAATATATAAATACAACATATTTAACACAATCGTAATTTAATAATTTATTTATTTTAATAATACTATATTATAACATATTATAACATATAACATAGCATCATAGCAACAATGGAGAACAATATGAATACTCTTGTAGAAAATAAAAAAGTTATTGATAATATTGCGGATAAAATTTACAGTATGCCGTGTTGGGCAGCGCTTATGTTATTTTTAGCAATTATAATTATTACCATATGGGGTATAAGTTTTTTTTATAATGTTTACAATGTTTTACCAAAAACTCAAGAGGGGTTCACGCAAGAATCCAATTTCATTTTAAAACAAAATGATGAAGTATTTGAAGACCCATTTTATGTTGGCATATATGATGATTTATTTTATAAAAAAATATACAACACATATGAAGTGGGCATTATTATAAATGAAATACATCCCACATCTAAAGATGTAATTATTGAAATCGGTTCAAAAACTGGAAACTATGTTTCTGCAATGAAAAGCAGCGGGTATAACATTGTTGGGTTGGACAAATCTAAAGCCATGGTGGAGTATGCATCAGAAAAATATCCCGACTGTAATTTTATTCACGGAGACCCTCTTGATTTCATGAATTTTTCATCTGAATACGCAACTGCTATTTTTCTATTGGACTTTTCAATTTATTATATTTCAGACAGGCGCACACTTTTTTACAACTGCTACCACTGGCTGAAACCCGGCGGCTACCTGGTTCTCCATCTCGTTAATCGCCACATGTTTGACCCAGTTGCGCCAGCGGCAAAACCATTTACAATTGTGTCTCCGCAATCCGTTGCACCGGCGCGCATTACAACTTCGGATGTTGTTTTTAACAATTTTAATTACAAGAGTAAATTCGAAATTGAAGGAAACAGTGAAACCGCTGGAACGAATGATACTGCCAAAATAATTGAAACCATGAGGGATAAACGGGGCAAAGTTCGCAAGAATATTCGATCGATGAAAATGACAGGGCAAAAAATAATTATTGGTGAAGCGAAAGACACCGGATTTATAATGTTGGGTCAGTATGACCTTATTAAAAGTCAGCGCGAATACCAGTACTTGTACATTCTTTATAAACCAAGCAACTGAACACTCATTGGCACTTTATTTTTTTATACTTGTAGTTCGACGACGCCTAGTTTGTTGCCTGCTACCACTGCTACTAGTTTCCATACTGGAAACAGAAGCAGAAGAAGGATTCGTTTCCATATCCGAAGTTAAGATTAACGCAGTTCCCGTTGCAACACATATTATTATATTTTTCATTTCACTTAGGGTAACTTCTATTCCCGATATCATTTTTACTCCTGGATACATTATCAACGCGCTATTTATTAATTCTTGGATGGACTCATTATACACATCATCTACTTTCTTATTTATTGCATCATTTTTCCCTCCAAATAATGATGATAAATTTCCCACAATGCTTCTAAATAGTGATACTCCGTGAACTTTTGTGCCTCTTACAATTCCCGAAGGTTCATATTTTTTTACATCATACGTCATAAGAGTTGACAAAATTATATTATTGGAATTAACTATATTACTTCCATCACCACCTTTACCTTTGAATATTTCCATTTATTATATTATTATATTATTTCGATGATTCCTATTTTATATATATATTGGTAACATAATAATAATATAATAATAATATAATAATAATATAATAATAATATAATATTAAAATTGAAATTATAATAACCCAATCCGAATTATTATAAAATGCATTATGCTTCACCCTAAAACCGATATTCGCTCCATGTTCAATAAAACCCCGGGACAAAATTATGCGGAGCCTGCTGTGATTACTACACAGGCAATTGCTGCCGTTGTTGTCCCCGCTGAAAAAAAAAAGGCAATAAAAAGAGATGAAATCGATGTCCTTTGTGATGCATATTACAAGGCGTACACGGGTGATAAATTCAAAGGAATTATAAATCATGATGTGGCATCAGTGAAAGAAACGTTTAAGGAAATTGAAAAATGTAAAGTAAAACCAAAAAAACTGTATCGATATTTTCATCATGTAAAAGTTAGTTCCAAAGATTCCGATACTATTTTTCCAATTGAATGCCTACTTTTAGATCCATTTCGATTCATTACATTCGAACACCAGTTCATATCTTATAAAGAAGCCATGAGCATTTGCACTGAAAAAGGATTAACGCCTCCACTTGAAATGCGAAGAAATGCATGGATATATGACTATTTCATCGGAAAACAAAATAAATTATACATTAGTGAAACCGAGTCTCAGCAACTTTTAATAGATTTTAATAAAGAATTCATATTTTACAACAGAAATGCGGCACAGTCATTATTGCTGAAAGGGTACATTGTTGAAAGGATGTTTGGGTCTAAATATTATTATACAACGCAAGAATTTATTGATTTTGAAATAAAAACATCAGATAAAGTCATGGAACTATTTTATCATGATGAGGAAATATTGGCGGATGAAAAAAAAGAAGCGCGAGATGAAGCAATTGATGCTCATATTGAAAAATATACAATGAAACAGCATGAAACAAAAGATGAGTTCAAGTTTGAACCAGAACAGGTGGAAGCAATAAAAAGGGGATGTCATTTGAACAACATGCAACTGTTGAACATTACTGGTCCTCCGGGAACCGGGAAATCCACAGTTGTAGACTGCATCATGAATTATAAATTGCGAGCTGGAGGAGGAGGAGGAGGAGGAGGAGAGAAAGAATGCATTATTGCAGTCATGGCTCCAACCGGTCTGGCTCAAAAGAACTTGAAAAATAGTTGCAAGTGTGACTCAAAATTCAGCGAAAATATCATGTTCTCAACTTTACATCGAGCCCTTAACTTTACATTAAAAGACAAAAAGAATAAATTTAAACCGACAATCATAATTGTTGATGAGTCATCGATGGTTGACTTGTTCTTGTTTAACAAGCTATTGTGCGCCTGCGAACGCTTTCAATGTTCGCTTATTTTAATTGGAGATGTAAAACAACTTCCGCCGATTAGCGCAGGAACTCCTTTTGAATCCATTATAAATTCCAAGATTTTCGACACGACAGTTCTAACAAACATAAAACGACAGAATGGAAATTTGAAAACAATTATTGAGAAATTAAATACGCCGAATGGTGTTCACTATGATGATTTTGATAACATTTGTTCCACTTTTATTGAAGCAAAAACTCCTGAAGATTTCGAGCGAGTTATTACCGAAATATATAAAAAAGAGATGATGCAAAAAGTTGGAATTCATACCATGTGCGTTCAAAGAGAAAAAACTGCCGGAGTATTCGCCTTGAATCCAATTATTCAAAAACTTAAAAATCCAAATGGTGAGGAATTATTTGTTAAACGTTATGAAGGTGCACACACGCACATTTTTCACGAGGGGGATTTAGTGATAAGAACTGAAAATGATTATAAAGATGAGAATAATGTTCGAGTGAATGGTGATGTTGGCACCATTCATCAAACTAAAACAAAAGTAAAAAGGTTTGGAAAAGATGTTTATGACTACAAGTATACAATTAAATATGAAACTGGGAAAGAAGAAGATGGTCTTACATCTGGAGATGTTCAAGATGCATTCATGCCTTTTTACGCAAGCAGTGTTCATAAAATGCAAGGACTGCAAGAAACAGTCATTGTGTTTATCGTTTCTCCTGCGCACAACTATTGTTTAACAAATGAAAATTCCAAAAAATTAGTTTACACGGCAATATCAAGGTGTAGGGCGAACTTTTATGTGGTTGGAGACAAGTCATTATTTTTAAAAGCGCAAAAATCAAAAGTTGAATTCACTTATCCTACGCTTTTCATGACCGAATTCAATGAATATGAATAAAATGTAAAAAATAAATAAACATAATAAAATAAAAATAAATTATAATAATAATAAACATAATAAATATGAACTTGTAATTATTCGTATAATAATATTATTTTTTTTTACTTGATACAATAATACAATGACTTCATCTTCAACACTTAAAATGGTGTGCAATAAAGACCAAGTATCGCTTTATAAAGATGTGATAAACGTCGCCGATAAAACATATAAAATTGTTTTTAATGCACGCAATGACGGATTTCCAATTTCTACAATGATTGGATTCAAAATGTATACACTTCTCTATGAGTTGAATCGCGATATTATTCACTCATTCAAAGTTATTAAGGAAAATGACGAAAGCATTGAAATGGTTTTTTTATTTAAATCCGTAGGTAAAGAATTTGGCATTGCTCCAAAGTTCATGCACACAATAACGACGGCAGATTCTATTCAATCTCCGCATAGTTGTTGTGTTTTTAATAGCGTCGACGTCCGTAATGAAAACGATAACAATATTTCAATTCCAAAAAAATATGAACGGTTATACACAAATAAATCCATTCTAACTATTCATCTCATTTCAAATAACGAATTGCATTTCGATTTCACATTCAGTTTAAAAGATAATGATGAGAATAATGGAAATAATGACAATAATGACAAAAATCAAAATGAAAAAAATGAACTTCCAATCTATATGGAAAATTCTGTTGCATTGATGATAAAAAAAATGTTTTGTAGATTAAAAGTATTTACAGAAAGAATGACATAATTAAATATAGTTGATATATTATATTTAATTTTTATTAAATGTTTAAAAATATAAAAATAAATATAGTTAATGCATTTCGAATAATAAAATCATATTCATCTGCCATATTCATTTTGACTACAGAAACTGTTCAATACAAACTGGGATATACAGAATATAATAACTACATTAAACAACTTGCTTTGAAATTGTCGAGAGAGAATGTTTTTTACATTAAATTTTTTCAAGCAGCATGCACAATAAAGTCTCCCCTGTTAACAGATGAACTTACATCATTTCTCACAACGTTTACCGACAATGTGCCATATTCTTCATATGAAATTGACCATGATTCTCTTCAATCAGTCATGAATGAATTTTCGGTTTCAATAAAAAAACCATTTGTTCCAATAAAATCGGGAACGATTTCACTTATTTTTGAAGGTACTATGCAAGATAAACCAGTTATTATTAAATGTAAGCGAATTGGAATTGATAATAAAATTCATAATGCAATTTTTCATATGAACCATTTGATTTCAATTTCAATGCTTATTCCGCATATAAAAAACTTGAATGTGCACGAAATTTATAGTGAAAATAAACAAAGCGTACTTGACCAGCTTTCATTTGAAAATGAAGTTTCAAATATTGAATTATTTTATTCAAAGTGGAACAAACCGGGACTTGATTATATAAAAATACCGAGAGTGTATTCCAATGTTACAATGAAAGTTCCGAGTGTAATTATAATGGAACGCATATTTGGAAAAACAATCACCCAAATTGACACTGACGATAAAGATAAATATGCTCTTCTGTTGGCGAAATTTAATTTTAAAAGTGTATTTTATGATGGAATTTATCACGGAGATTTTCATCCTGGAAATGTATTTTTTTTAAAAGAAAATAAAGTAGTTGGTTCTGACGACGATAATGACGACGATAATGACGATGATGACGACGCGCCATACACGTACAAACTTGGAATTATAGATTTTGGAATTATCGGAACGTTGACGAGAGAATTGCAAAATGTAATATACAATTTATTTCATAATTTATATGAAAAAAATCATGTTGGTGTTGCGCACTGCATGATAGATAACTTAATTGAACCGAAAGATATTCTAACACCTGAATCTAAAAAAGAATTGGTTGAAATTATTTCATCTTATTCGGAAATCCATTTTGGAAAAGAAAATTATAAATTTGTAGATGCTGAAGATATGATAACAATAAACAAGTTACTATACAAGTATGGTGTTCAGTTTTCGAAAGAATTTTGCAAGGTGGAATTATCTTTTGCAATATCGGATAGTGTGTGCAAATTATTATCAAATAGAACGACTTACATTGACCAGCTTTTAAATATATTTTCAAACCCTTCTTGAATCTTCACTTTTTAATTTGAAAATTTATAAAAATATTATTTATTTTTATTTGTTTTATGTTTTCGTTTTACTGACGCATTTGATTTATATTTTTTATACACGGTTTTTTTTATTTTTTTATTTTTGTTATGTTTTATACCACCAACAACATTTTTACCAATATTTAAACTTGGCATATTGTTATCTTGTGGTGTAAGTGGCTTCAGATTTAACCGTTCCTTCTCTTCATATTCTTCTGGTGTTAAATATTTTATCGTACCATCCTCATTTCTTTCAAATGCAAGCTGACCATCCTTAACAAACTTGGGTACACCACGTGAGTTTGGGTCAAAATTTTTTTCACATTTCCAGCCGGGAGGCATCTTTATATTATAGCAGGGGTCCACAGGTCCTTGATTACGGCGATTTTTTGACACGGGGGGGGGTGTCCGCTTAGGAGCATCTGTGGAGATATTGTTATCTTTTTCGAGAAGAGCAGCAGCAGCAGCATCTTTTTCGGCAAGAGCAGCAGCAGCAGCATCTTTTTCGAGAAGAGCAGCAGCAGCAGCATCTTTTTCGGCAAGAGCAGCAGCAGCAGCATCTTCTTCGGCAAGAGCAGCAGCA